GACTGGCACAGGTAATGACAGCAACCATGCTGTTGTTGGGCATCAGGCGTTGTATAGCAACACCACTGGGCAGTTTAATTCGGCGTTAGGACACTCGGCCCTTTACTCTAACACCACCGCCTCTAATAATACTGCTGTGGGGTATCAGGCTCTTCAAGCTAACACAACAGGCATACAAAATTCCGTAGTGGGAGGCGGCGCAGGTGATTCAATTACTACAGGCAATTATAACACCCTTTTTGGATATGGTGCTGGCTCTACAAATATAACTGGTAGCAGTAACACCTTTATGGGCAGACAGGCTGGCTACTACGCAACAGGCAGTGATAACACCTTCATTGGTTATTACGCTGGCGGCGAAATTACCACAGGCTCCAAAAACACCATCCTTGGTTTCTACAACGGCAACGCCGGCGGCCTCGACATCCGCACTTTAAGCAACTACATCGTGCTGTCGGATGGGGATGGGAATCCGAGGTTGTGGTCGAACAACTTGGGCCGAATTTTTGCCCCGGAGGTTTATACCGGCACAACGGGGGCAGCGGCAAACATGGTGGTCGCCGCAACTGGTCAATTTGAACGCTCAACTTCTTCCATTAGATATAAGCGTGACGTTCAAGACGCAGCTCACGGGCTTGCGGATGTTATGCAACTTCGTCCTGTTACTTACAAAGGCAAAGGCGAAAACGACGGCGACACGGTTTATGGCGGTTTGATCGCTGAAGAAGTGCATGACGCTGGCCTGACCGAGTTTGTGCAGTACGATGCCGAAGGGCGTCCGGACGCTCTGGCCTACGGGAATATGGTGTCGCTGTGCATTGCAGCGATCAAAGACCTTAAAGTCGAACTTGACGCGGCGAAAGCCGAGATTGAAACCCTAAAAGGAGCCTAAACGATGGACGACCTAACCCCCGAGCAGATCGCTCAGCACTACAGCGCCGCTATGGACAGCGTAAACCTTTTGAACGCCGGTCAACCGGAAGGCATGGATGACGCCGACTGGGCCGACACCGTGTCCCGCAACGTCGAACACCTGAAGATCATGGTGGCAAAGGACTTCTGGACCGACGAGGACCTGACGCCCTTCAACGACGCTATCGCGGCGAATGGTGGCTAGCGTGGACAAGGACGCGACGGAAGCTGCGCTGGCGGCCAAGATTGAGGCCGACAAGAACCCGACGACGGCTGCTGGAGTGCCTTGGGAGTAATTAAATGGCAACAAAGGTCAAACTTATTGCAGACAATGTAATTACGACAGATCAGATTGATCTGACGAGCATTTCTACAACCAACATTAGCGAAGGCGATAATTTGTACTATACGGATGCTCGTGTAGACTCACGACTCTCCTCCGGAAGTGTGGCAACGATTAGCACTTCTGGAAATGTGACTGTCGGCGGTAATTTGACCGTAAATGGTAGTACTACTACTATTAACTCAACTACTCTGACGGTAGACGATCTCAATATTGTACTGGCTTCGGGAGCGGCGGATGCTGCTGCTGCGGACGGGGCTGGAATTACCGTGGACGGTGCTTCCGCCAGCCTTACGTATTCTTCAAGCCTCGACGCTTTTGTATTCAATAAAGATGTTGATATTGATGGTGGTACGATTGACGGAGCGGACATCACTGTCGGATCAGGAAAGACCCTGGACGTTTCGGGCGGCACCTTTACGGTTGCCAACGACCAGATTTCCGGGGACGCCATCAACGGCGGTACAGCTACGCCTACGACACTTACTTCGACCACGGTCAACGCGACCACCGTCGATACCACAAACATTGAACTGACCAACCTCAAGGCCAAGGACGGCACGGCGGCGGGTTCTATCGCTGACTCCACGGGGGTTGTAACTATCGCCTCCTCCGTCCTTACTACTACCGACATCAACGGCGGCACCATCGACGGCGTGACCATCGGCGGGTCGAGTGCTGGAGCGGGGACTTTTACGACAGTCACGGCTAATAATGCTGAAATAGGGACTCGTGGTGCGTCTGATGCAAATGCGTTTATTGATTTAACTGGCGATACTACTTACACCGATTTTGGCTTCCGTATTATTAGAAACAGCGGAGCAAATGGTCGAACTGACTTGCGCCATCGCGGAACCGGTAACTTTGTCATTGAGGCTGTTGAGGCAGCGGCAATTACGTTTGAAACGACTGATACTGAACGCATGCACATCGACTCCAGTGGTAACGTCGGGATTGGCAACTCTAACCCGTCTGCGTTTAACTCATTAAGCGCTACAGATAAGCTAGTTATTGGCGACAGTACTGTTTCAAACCTTACGTTGTTTGGAACTCAGTACGGTTCTTTAGCGTTTGCTGATTCTGATACTTCTGGTTCTACGGCGCAGTACGCTGGTCTTATTCAGTATTACCACACTGATAACTCCATGCAGTTCTACACTGGATCTACAGAACGCATGCGCATCGACTCCGGCGGTAATTTTGCTATTGCGAACGGCAACCAAACAGCAAATACTGTTTCATCACGAGTTATGTTTGGTAACAAAGGATACTTTACCTCGTCTGACATAGGGCGCGCAGAAATTTGTGGTGTGTCAGAGGGCTCTCTTTGGTACAACGGGACTGCTTTATCCTTCCTTACAAACCCTGGTCCAGATGTTACATCTCGTGGCCCTGATGAGCGCATGCGCATCACCTCGGCAGGTAACGTCGGGATTGGGACGAGTTCGCCGGGGGCGAAGTTAGACGTTAATGGTGAAGTGTTTATATCGCCCAACACGGCGGGTAAAAATACATTCCAACTGACGACAAATGCTTCAAACGACGCAAGATTGAAGATGTTGTCAGACACAACCCAGACGGTTGATATACAAGCAAACGGCGATAGTTACTTTAACGGCGGCAACGTCGGGATTGGGACGAGTTCGCCCGGAGCAAAGTTAGACGTTCGCGGCTCTGCGGTGTTCAACGAAGACAGTGGGGATAACGACTTCCGCGTCGAGTCTGACGGCAATACTCATGCGCTGTTTGTTAATGCGGGTGCAAACAATGTTTCAATAGGTACCTCTACGGCAGGACCTTCCTCTGGTCTTTATGTTGAAGGAACAACAAATCTTAAAGGTGGTATTGCTTCTAACACTTTAATTGCTGGATATGTGGCTACAAATTACACCGGAACTCGATACTGGATACTACATAAAATTCAAGATAATGGTACTACTGCAGCTACAGCTTGGAATTGTATAGGATATGTACATGCTTCCTCATACACAACTTGGAATGTGAGTGAGGTATTAATTCGCCGTGATTATGCAAGCACCACCGTGACTGCAACGATTACTGGTAAGATAAAAAGTGGTGTGGACGTTTCCGTTGTAGACGTTTCACTTTCTTCCGATAATTGTCGGTATATAGCAATTAAATTTACTGGGGGGGACCCTGGTATCGAAGCTAACTTAGTTGGATACAACATGAACGCAGAATACTTAAATAATGGTAGCACAGCCAGGTTTGTTACTGGTACTACCGGTGTTACTGAAAATAGTGTTATTGCAACATACTAACCTAGCCAAGAAAAGGAGAAACTAAAATGACAATTAACACAACTTGGACCATCAACAACATGACCCACAAGGACGCTGACGGCGGGGTTATCCTCGTCTACTGGTCCTGCGTGGCCTCTGACGGCACCTACTCGGCTACCGAGGGCGGCAAGCTACGCTGTGAAGCGGATCCGACTAGCCCAGACTATATCCCCTACGCCGACCTCACTCAGGACGACGTTCTGGGCTGGGTCTACAACAGCCTTGTCGAAGGCGAGGAAACCCCCGAGGAGGCTAAGGCCCGGATCGAAGCTGACCGCACGGCTAAGGTGCAGAAGCAAATCGACCGCGCCAACAGCGAGTCTTCTGGGATGCCTTGGGTGGCAAATGCGTAGCGTGGACAAGCACCCGACGGCGGGAGTGCCGTGGTAGTAAGCAATAAAAAAGGGGCCCTAGTGGCCCCTTTTCTTTATTCTGCTTCTTCGGCAGGTTTTTCGAGTTCTTTTCGTAGCAACTCCGTAAAGCCCCCACGAGCAACTTCAATCTGATCAAGGCGAGCACGCGTTGCGCGTCCTTGCTGCTCCAGATCTTGAAGCTGACCAACAATATACTTTGCTTGGTCAGACAGATCTTCAATTACATAGTTCTTGTCATCAAAGACGAGAGTCGGTTTTTCTTGTACTTCACTCATTTAAATACATCTCCCCAGTTACCTTCTGTGGTTGAGCGAGCATATTCGGTCGCTCGGTTTTCAAAAAAGTTAGTGTGTTCAACTGCACGCAACATAATATCCATCCAGGGCAAAGGATTTTCGGTTGTCTTGAAAATACCCTTAAACCCCATTCCTTGTAAACGACGGTCTGCAATATAACGAATATACTCCTTTACGTCGTTCGGTGTAAGACCCGGCACTTCACACGTTCCAAAGGCCGCATCAATAAAAGCATCTTCTAGCTCAATTACTCGTTCTGCTGCACAGTAGACTTCGTATTTCAGGCGGTCGTCCCAAATTTCGGGATTCTCTTTTACAAACTCCCGAAAGACTCGGGACATGCCCTCCACATGAAGATCTTCGTCACGAACAGACCAAGTAACGAGCTGGCCCGTGCCTTTCATCAGTCCATGACGAGGATAGTTCATCAGAATCGCAAAAGAGCTGAAGAGCTGTACTCCCTCCCCTAGACCAGAATTGATAGCAATTGTTTTTGCAATTTCACGAGGAGTGTCAACTGAGAGCTTTGACATAAACTCATGTTTTGCTTGCATTGCTTCAATTTGGCTAAACATCTGATACTCAGAATCATCAAATCCCAACGTATCAAGAAGCAAAGAATATGCTTGCATATGTACTGCTTCCATTGCAGCAAACGAGCTCATCATCATTCTTACTTCCGGCGGCTTGATGGTCGGAAGGTAGTAATTGCAGTATGCTCCTGCTACATCTGTGTCCGCCTGAGTAAAGAAGCGCAGAATCTGAGTCAGCAACTTACGGCTATCGTCATCCATCTTGCGATAATCGGCTACATCTTCATGAAGCGGGACTTCGTCCGGAAGCCAGTGAGACTGTTGTTGCTTTTTATAATACTCGAATGCCCAAGGATAATCAAAAGGCTTATAGTATTCTCTACCCTTCGTTAGCATTAATTTCTCCGTAGTAACCTTCTCTTGTTTTCATGTCATACCAGGCAATTGGCTTCTCCTCTTCGTTATGGTAGACGAGCTTCGGGTATGCCCAGGCAACATATGAAAACCAATTAAACTTTTGAAACTTTTCTATTTCGCCTTTCCAGTTTGGCGGGTTTGCTATAAACTTTTCTACTTCACTAGTTACTAGCCTTGACACGCAAAACAGTCCTCACCTTCGTCGGCCAGAATTCTTTCTCGAATTGCACTGACGTTGACGGAAGCCGAGCGATGAATCGCTTCACTTCTTAAATAATACAGAGTCTTTAGCTTTCGCTTCCATGCGAGTAGATGCAGCATATGCAACTCTGCTTTTGTAACGTTTGCTGGAACAAACATATTCAGCGATTGAGATTGGCAAATAAACTCTTGACGCATCGCAGCATGTTCGATTACCCACTCTTGATTGATCTCAGGAGCTGTTTTAAATACGTCTTTTGTCCACTCATCAAGAAAATCTAGATGCTGTACAGAACCCTTATTGATAACAATACTGTTCCAAACATCATCGTTATCCATATTCAGCTCTTGAAGTGCGTGCTGAAGATATTCGTTCTTTACGAGCGACGTTCCGCTTTTTGTTTTTTGCGTGTAAGCATTTGCACGATACGGTTCGATACCCGGCGAAGTGTTACCGCAGATAATCGAAGAAGATGCATTAGGGGCGATAGCCAAGAGGTGAGCGTTACGAATACGCCTTTCACCTGCATCCGGACATGGTCCGCGCTCATCTGCAAGTTGCGCACTTGCCTCCACAGCTTGCTTTTTAATGTGTCGAAACATACGATAATTTGCACTGGATGCAAGTCCGCTTTCAAACGGAATATTATGTCTTTGAAGGTACGCATGGAATCCCATAGCTCCTAAACCGATACTACGCTCTCGCATAGCTGAATATCGGGCTTTTTCAAGTTCATCAGGAGCATTTTGAATAAAGTGCTCCAGAACATTATCCAACATACGAATGAGATCAGGAATAAAAAGAGGATCATCTTCCCACTGATCAAATTCTTCCAGATTTACACTAGAGAGGCAGCAAACTGCTGTTCTCTCGGGGCTTGTAGCAAGCGTGATCTCGCTGCACAAATTGGAGTGATGCACATCCAGTCGGAGTTCTTTTTGATAGTCCGGAAGCCCCGCCTTGACTGCATCTTCAAACATAACATAAGGCTCTCCAGTTTCCATACGGTTCTGAAGAAGTTTCACCCAGAGAGTCTTTGCAGATACAGTTTTTGTTACTTTCTTTGTATGAGGGTCAATAAGAGACCAAGTGTCATCAAACCCTTCTTCTCGGGTTGCTCCTTCGATAAGTTCCATAAACTCATTCGGAATGACGACAGCATTATGAAGATTCAGAGCTTTTCGATTGGGATCACCGCCTGTAGGCTTGCGAACATCGAGAAACTCTTCAATCTCGGGATGACTCATATGTAGATAAGCCGCGTATGAACCCCGCCGTGTGATTCCCTGAGAGAAGGCAAGCATTTCTGCATCGACTACTTTCATAAAAGGAATTACACCAGTGCTCTCAGAGCCCTTGCTCGTAGCTGTACCAGCAGAACGAAGTGCGCTCCAGGAGCCTCCAATACCACCGCCTACGCTCGAAAGAAAAGCATTCTCAACATAGTGGTCAGTGATACCTTTACGACTATCAGGAACATAGTTCAAAAAACAACTAATCGGCAAGCCGCGGTCTGTACCACCGTTCGACAGAACGGGAGTGGCAAACATAAACCAAAGCTGGCTTGCGTAGTTATAAAGACGCTGTGCATGAGCATCATCATCCGCGAAAGCCTTTGCCGCCCTGGCAAACGCATCCTGCGGGCTTTTTTCTCCGGGAACCATGTATCTGTCTTGTAGAGTTTTAATGCCAAACTCAGACAGATAACGGTCTCTACGGTAATCAATTTTCATTCATATACTCCAACATAGTTTCAGAGATATATTCTGCATTCTCCGAACCCACTGCGTCTTCGCAGTATGTAAGTAGGTCCATTAGCTCAACATTTGTAAGTAGCTGATCGGCGTTTTCATTGAGTGCCTGTATGTATTTGTACTTTCCGGGTAGTGGACACATAGCATGAATATCAAAAACATCGCCGAAAGTATCAATGATACTGGAAGCACGTTTAGGGCCAATCCCAGGAATGCCCGGTACGTTATCTCCCTTATCGCCAGTAAGGCATTTGAAAGTGAGATACATATCCGGTTCAAAGTCATAAAACTCTTCCCAATTGTCAAGCGTTGTTTCTTTTCGTGTTACATAAGAGAATCGAGAAACGTCTGCATCCACTAGCAGATCCCAATCTCGGTCACTCGAGATCAACCATACTTCCTCGATTCCAAACTTTTTACGGTGCCTCGTGATATAGGCAGCAATGTCATCGGCCTCTACGCCTCGAAAACGATAGACGGGAAACCCTTCTTTTTTGAAACCTTCAAGAGTAACTTCATACTCTCGAAAGAAGGCTTCAAACTCTGCTTTTTCTTCTTCTGTCTGTTGATCACGAAGCTCTTTACGATTCATCTTGTACTCGGGGTCGATTGCTCGTCGAAACGAGCTATTACCCCAATCTGCTGCGATAACAATTTTACCACAGTCATAGGACTTTGCAAGAGACTTTACAGTACGAATATATTCGTGTTCAAAGTCAGTTACACCTTGGTGCTTCCAGCGAAACCCTAAGTTCATCGAATCTACGATAAGAACTTTTGTAGGGTCTCGATCTTCTACTAGGCTGGCGAATGCTTTAGCCACCTTCAGCCTCCTTGTTTAACCTTTTAACCAAATTATGGTTTCTGACTCTAACCATTCCTTTGCCAACATAGTATAGCAATTAAGAGACGAAATGTAAAGAAAATTATTTACCTTTTCTGGTTCTATCTCAGTGCAGACAAATACTTGAGAGCGATTATACTTAAAAAACAATAAGGGCTCTTGTCCGCCATTTCGAGCTTGTTCGTCTAACTTGGTCCACCAGCGAATAAGATTGTTAGATTTGTTTGTAAAAATTTTATCTGTTAGGGGTGACTCAGCATAGTTCTTTACTTCGATACAAAAGCGGTTTTGCTCTCCGGGAACATAAATATCTCCCTTTAAATATGAAAGAGCCCCCGAAGCGGGGACTCTCTCAAACTGCAAACCAGATGCTTCTCGAAGTAGGTCTCTTACTAAATATTCACCTCGACTACCTTTTGCTCTTGAATCTACCATTCTAACCTACTTTGATTGTCGTCTTTGACAACTTGAACTTTTGTGAGAAGAGGATGACTCCACTGGTGACTTACTAGATAAGTATTTAGAAACTCTTCTTTCAAAAGAACTTCTACTATCTTTTCTCGGCCTTGTTCATCCAAAACATTAATCACTTCGTCAAGAAAAAGAACGTTGATTTGTGACTTTGAAATACTACTCATAAGTTTGCGAATTGCAATCAGTGTAGCAGTATTTACTCTTGCTAGCTCTCCGCTAGAAAGAACACTAATGTCAACTTCTTTTCCATTGTCAGTAATATTTACATTGAGCTTGTCGTTTGAAACTGCAAACTCGAGAGTAAATCTGCCATCAGAAAGCTCTGCCAAATACGTGTTTGTTAGCTCTTCCAGTTCTTTTACAAGATTCTCGATTTTATAGGCTAACAAGCCGTTCGTAGAGAATGCTTTCTTGAGAAGCTCCAGATGCATTGCTGTAGTTTCTACACTCTCTAATTCTGACTGTGCTTTATTTAACTGACTCACAAACTCATCGGTCTGCTCTTGAATGACGGAAATACGAGTATTTAGCCTTTCTCGCTTTTGATTTTCGTCAATCAACTTTTTCAGTTTACTGCGAGCTTCTGTAATGTTTTGCTGAAGAGTGTCGTACTCCTCTTGTAGCTCGTCTGCATTGTAGAGTTCTATAGGCAGCGCGTGATCAATTGCAGAATACAGCTTTTCAAACTCGCTCTCTAGCTTTCTTTTCTTCTCAAAGAGTTCGTTATTTTCTTTAATCTCTTCTACACGAGCGTAAATCTCTTTTGCCTGCTCTGTAAGTTGTGCAATTTTAGACTCTTGCTCTGAGACAATGTTCGACTTGAATTCTTCGTCGATTTCTTGTCCACAAGTGTAGCATTGATTACCTAGTTTCTTTGTTTTTTCAAGAACAGTTTCCGCAGCTTTTTTCTCTGCTCGAATCGCTCCAAGCTGGCTGGTTTCTTTCTCATGAGATTGATACTCTGTAGCAGGTATCTTTGAAATCTCAGAGAAATTTAACTTAGAAAGCTGATCTTTATAGTGATTATTTCTCGAAATTATTTTATTGTTTTTGGAAATATTTTCAATTTTAGTCGAAAGACTACCGAGTAACTTCTCGTCTTCTTCCGTGTCGATAGAAATTTCGAGCAGAGGCTGTACCTCTGTAGTGCTCAATTTATTATCGTTTAACCACTTTTCAATGGTATTAATTTGCGAAGTCAAGCTAGTGACTTCGATGTTTACGTCTTTTGCCAGCTTTTTAAATACTTCAAAGTATTCAACATATTCTTCTAAGTTTAACAAATCAATCAGAAACTTTTTTCTATTTGTATCTGTTGCCGTTAGAAATTGAAGACTCGAGTTCGTATTTTGATACACTAGCTGACTGAAAGTTTTGAAGTCAATACCAAGAACTTCTTGAATCGACTTGTAAGTATTTGTAGCTGTATGGGAAGAAATATCTTCTCCATTCTTTAGAAACTTAACTTTAAGCGACGTCTTGCGATTTAAGTCAATTTCATACTCATCAGTATCTTTTGTAAAAGTTAGGTTAATTTTGTAACCTGCATCTACATAGCGGTTTGGAACGTCTGCTTTCTTTACACCTTTTGAGTTTTTATTGTAAAGAACTTCTTCTAGTATAAGAGGAATTGACGACTTTCCAACACCGTTTGTACCAACAATTTGAGTCAGTCCGCTCTCTTGAAGGTCCAGAACATTCTCTGGACCGTAAGAAAAGCAATTACTCCACGTTAACTTGTTTAGCGTAATCACTAAAAACTCCAACAACGTCTTTCACAGTGGTTTCGGGAAGTTCAAGAATATAGAGCAAGTACTCTGAAAGCTCTTCTTGAATTGTCATTCCTTTATCGAGAAGTAACGTAGCTTCAGAACTACGTTTTACCACTTTCTTATCGAGAAGCTCTGACGACTTCACATTTGCGAGTTCTGCCAGATCGCCTTCGATTTCGTAAATGGTGTGATGGTAATCTGTAGGTACCATTTCATTGGTGGAAGTTACCGTCTTTCTTAGAAGCTGAGGAAGTTTAAACTCTTTCCACTCCCACTCCGTGCCGTCTATGATTAGATACCCCGTCGAGACTTCAGAGCGATGAAAGCTCGTGGTCATCGGAGACCCCGGATAGACTATGTTTCTTTGTGTATTAGAGTGAGAATGCAAATCTCCAGCGTAAACAATCGGAAAATCACTAAGACGATCTAAGTCAACCTCTGGCTTCACATGAGGAGGAATTTCTCCCCGTACATGAGTATAAAGAGGCTTAGACTTATTGAGACTTTCTATCTGACCTTTCTTATGTAGATCACAATAGGGAAGAATACTAAAGTCGTCATACTCCCGAGTTTCAGCAATTACATCTACTCGAGGATTGATTGCTTTTGTTACTGCTGCAAGATTTGTGAAAAAAGTTTGATTCTTTTTCGTGGCTTCATGATTGCCTGGATATATAAGGGTTGGAACTCTTACTTCCCGAATAAACGAGAAGTAGAGTTCCAATTCTTCAAGGGTTGGCATACGGTCAAACAAGTCTCCACCGATGATGTGCATATCTACTGATTCGCTAGCTTCATGTACTTGTTCAAAGAACATACTATAGCGATTCTTGGCCCAGGCTACTGGAACATTCTTTTGCCCTAGCTTAATATGCCAATCTGCGGTGAATAGAATCATTCAATATCAAACTCTTCTTCGATGGACTCGTCAACTTCGTCTCCTGCTTGATTCATTACACGATCAAGCAGTTCTTTTTGGGCGTCTGCCGTGGGCCGAGGAAGAAGCTCATCGATTGATTTTGCATCTGCTACGGCTTGGCGCTCTTCGTCGGTAAGAGGGCGGGGCTTGCACTTCAGCGGTTGAAATTGATATTCAACATTGTAAGGAAGCGGCCCCGTCTTGACACGCTTGAAATGTACGTCCCAGCCAGTCTCAGGATCGGTAGGGTCGCCCAGATCTTCTGCGGCAAGCATAATTTGCTCAAGCAACTTCTTCTTGAGGTTTAGAACTTTGACTTCGCCGTCGTTCGGATCAATGCACTGAATTGCATAACTCCAGCCACACTTTAGATCGGGGAAGTACTCACGAACCCAGTCTTTTTCTTTATTTGTAAAGGCCTCGGATTCACGATCAAAAGACAGACATTCCATCGGAATATTCTTGTCATTGTCGCCTTTAATCCAGTACACGTAGCGAGGAAGAATTCCACCCACAAGACGAATCTTGTTATCTCCATTCTTGTACTCATACTGCTTTACGTTAGACTTCTGAGCAGAACCTTTTGCTTTACCAAATGCTAGTGCCATGTTATTTTCTCCTAAGTGACTTCTTCGTATTTAAAGTGAACTTTACCGTTCTCTAGCCAAAGAAGCCTATTTTTGTCAATGATGTCTTTCTTCCCTTTGCAGGCGAGAAAGTCTAGTGTTGTGGTTTTGAAGGCTTTGTATTCACCGTAGCTTCTCAAACTTGCTAACCCAATGTATTGAGCTAACTCCTTATCTTCGTACTGCCTTCTAGTACGAAAAAGCATTTCTGGATTTACCACAAAGCTGTCTCCAGCAAAGTTAATACCATAATACTTGTAGCCCGGATCTTGCTTGTTTCTTAGAGGAAGTTTATAAGTCAATAAATGAATTATTGTAAGTATTTCTCGAACGGAACCGCCAGAATATTTGTGTATTCTTTTCCAGTTAAAAAGAATCATCGTACTGGCCGTGGTCCCAGTCGTCTCCACCGTGTAAATCTTGATATTCTTCATAAGAAGAAGGTTCGTAGGTACTATCTAAGTCCCACGAAGACTGCTCTTCAATTGCGTACTGCGCTCCTTGAATGTAGTCTCGGTCTTCTTCACTGAGAACTTCCCAGTACAGGGACACGCCCGCGAGCATTTCTTCAACTGCATCTGGCTCTTCGAGGTGCAGGTTTGACTCCATTGCTTCTTGAAGTTTATCCATACGTTCCTCAATTTTTTGTCTTAGTCCTACCATGGGAACCTCATATTATATCAAAGAAGACCAAACTTGTCAAGAATTATTTTTTAGGAAGCACCCAGTTAAGGGCTTCAATCTTGTCACTCAACGAAGCAATCTTATCAAGTTCCATCTCAATAGTTGCTACTACATCAGGATGTTCTGCTACACCCACAGAATTACTGATTAGATTATTAATGTTTTCTACATGAAGAAGAATCTCAGTTTGATACTTCTCTTTTAGCAAATTTAGAATCCGAAGGTTCATATTGTTTTAATCTCCCAGCCCTGCTTCAGATAGAAGCCAAGTCTATTTTTTGCCTGTTTTTGAGCAGTATTTCCCTTTAGTTGAATATCTACTATTACAGGCTGTAGTTTATCTTCTTGTTTACGAAGAATCCGCCCTACTAGCTGCGTAAGTAGAGGCTCGTTGTTTATTGGAGTACCGAGAATGATACAGCTTAGCTCATTCAAAGAAATACCCTCCGAAAATATACTTTGAGTCCCGAAAAGAATTCGTTTCTCTCCAGATTTTATACTAGACATGAGTGTTTCTCTTTGCTCATGCGGTATGTCACCCGTAACACTTATCGCTTTATCGCCTACGAGTTCGGCGCAGTTTTTCAAGAACCGAACTCGATCTGACACTACTAAAACGCGGTGTCCTTTTGCCGCGTACGCAGCAGCCATAATTGCCACTGAGTGCTGATATTCTTCATTGAAAGCGAGAGCGTTGATACGAGTTGCCCAAGGTATTCTTGCCCCGTCGGGAAATCGTACTTCGCTACGAATTAAATGCACCTGCGGAACCATAAAGTTCTCTGGCGGCGGCTTAAATATCGTAGGGCTAAAATAGTCGCGAAAGACAACGTGTTTTCCATCTTTTCTTTCAATTGTTCCGGAAAGACCAATCTTGTAGCGTGCATAACTTTTATCAATAATCTTAGAAAAAGTGGGGCTACTTACATGATGCATTTCATCTAGAATAATTGTACCAAACAGAGTGGCTGTTTCTGCTACTTTTTTGTAAAGGGATTGGACATTTCCCACAACAATGGGAGTGCTCGTATCAAAATGACCGCTCCCGATAATACCAGGTCTAAACCCATAGACTTTCTCAATTTCTCGGACCCACTGATTTCTGAGTGCGACCGTATGAGTTACTACGAGGGTCTTTTGTCCTAGCTTACTTGCAACTGCGAGTGCTGTGAAAGTTTTTCCAAACGACACCCAAGCATTAAGAATACAACTATCCACTAGGTTATCATAAACTTCTTGCTGAGCAGGTCTTAAAACTCCGCGAAACTCTGGAAAAGAAACCGGCGAGTAGACTCGTTTCTCGACTATTTCATAGTCTTCTGGAATTAAGTCCACTCTGCCGGAGGGAATCGAAACAAGATTCGGTCGAATAATTCCAACATTTCGCAAAGTTATAGGAGGGTCGTCCTGGCGAGCAGGAGGAATCGTATAACTAAGCTCATCTAAAAGTTTTTGCTTGTAATCAGGCGTAACTTCAAGATAGATTCTGTTGGAAATTACTGCTTTCATAGGCCGAGTGAATGTTTCGCAATTAGATATTTTTTAACAAAGCTACTACGTACAATGTCAGAAATGCCGAACTCGACAATATCAAACTCAGACATTTCATTCAATACTTGTAGAAACTCTTTCATGCCGTTTTTCGGCAAATCCGCTTGTGCAAAGTCACCGCAGAAAATAATTCTAGAATTCTCACCTACTCGCGTAATAATGGAATCTAGCTCATGAAATGTCATGTTCTGACATTCATCTACGATAACTACAGAGTCTCTTACTGTAAGTCCTCGAAGATACGAAGTAGTCATAAAATTGACTACATTGTGCTTCTTCAGAATTTCATAAGCATCGCCGCGCTGAAAGATTTCATTGGCAATTGCATAGTAAGGCTCTTCGTATACCTTAGCTTTCTCTTTGTCTGTGCCGGGTAGAAAGCCCATGTCCCGTGTAGGTACTGCACTCCGTACTAGAATAATTTTATCATACTCTTGCTTTGCAATATCATCAAAAGCAAGGTACAGCGAGATAAAAGTTTTACCAGTACCTGCGGCTCCGCATAGAACCATATGTTTTTGACTTTCAAAAGCCAGTAACTGGTTTCTTGTTAGCGGTTCAATCTCTGGAATTGTAAAGTTTACTGAAGCGAGAGTTCTAGTTCGCTTTTTCGACATTCAGATTTTCCTTCGTAAATCAGCAGAGTAGTTTTCTGCATAATCATAGGGTAGCCAAGGATAACCCTTGAAGTATAACATACCAACCCATGTTTTCCCCGGAGGAGGAGGTCGAGAGACAACAAGCGGAGCAACTACTCCTTCTAGCTTGAGGACTGTACCTGCGTCTCTCAACGACCTGGTTAAAATCTTATGGTAGCGAACTTTTGTATAGAAAGTTTTCTCGTAAGTAAAAAAGTTCCCCTTTGAATCAATAAAATGCCGGTGTCGGGACTGTAGCATTTCCGATACAAAGCTAAAGCTCTTGCGAAGAGGAAATAGCTTATGCGGGGTTTGCAAGCGTCTTGCGCCTAATGTGACCCCGAGCTGATTTCGGTCATCGAGAACTTTATTCTCTAGCCATAAAATTCCGTCTACGCTATGCACCTCGTCTGACTGCACAGCGTAGACGGGAAACTCAACTGATGCCAAGTGTTTGTAATTTATCACCATATTGTTTTACAAACTTACCCATCGAATAGTCTTCGCCGACTTCAAAGTCGCACCCTATGGGAGCGCCTTGAATATAAACCCCGCGATTCATCTGAATGAAACGCTGAAGATTTTCTCGATACTCAGGAATCTCTTCTTGAGGAACTTCAGCAAGAATCGAGTCGTGTACGAGTGCGAAGATTCGAGACTTCATCTTATTTGTTTGAATGTACGAGTGCATATCAATAGCACCCAGCAAGTTAATATCCGATGCCGCAGACTGAACAACGAAGTTCAGCCCCGAACGTACTTCGTGCCCACGAACACCCTTATTATCAGACGCAACATTCGGCAGACGCCGCTTACGTCCAAAAGGCGAGTAAATATACCCGCTTTCTTCAATACTAGCTTTCGTGTTATCTATCCACTCTTTGAGTTTCCAGAAAGCACCAAAATAATCATCAATAACTGCTCGCGCCTCCCCGACGCTCATACTTCCGCCGTCTTTGGTAACTTGTTCACTGATCTTGTGCGGACCAGCTCCGTACATACACTTACCCACGGCTTTCGCTGTGGTGTGGACTATACCTTCATCTTACGCAGCTTTTTAACTACTATGTTATAATAAAGAGCATACTTTCTATCTAAATATACAGAACTATCTTGATATAAAAAGTCTAAAAGAACTATCGACTTTTTCGTATTGTATTTAATTACGCTGACCTTATCCTTTAGTTGTACTGAGCCTTCTATATCTAGCAAGTCCAGCAGTAGGGCGCTCAACCTTTTTATAAACTCATTGCTTCCTGTTACTGTAGTATACAGAGTAGCCGTCTTACTAGCTTTATTTGAAAAGGATTCACAAATACAGCCATCGCCATCAAAATAACCTCTTAAAAAATGTCTCACTTGGTCTTTTTCTAAAGAAGGCATTTGATATGTTAAAGACTTTCTAGGCGTAATATTAAAATAACTTTTTAAGTCGTCTGTAATTTTTTTATTTTTAAAACCGATTTCGCTTCTATAGTATTTATCTATGTTAGAGCTGATGGCATGTTCGGATCCTACAAAATTTTTAAACTTTTCTAGATGTCCTGTGTCATCATAATGCAAACATATTTTAAGCGTTTCTGTTTCTTTCGTTATACAGCCATCCGCAGCTATAAAACCTGCCCAGTATAAAGATGCTTCTGTTTTTTCAGAAAAAGCAGTTGGGTTTAAAATTCGAGGATTAGGTTTGCCCCACCCATTTTTTGCTATCTGCTTCTTTAGCTTCCACTCTGGCATTTGAAACTTTTCTGCGATTTTTGCTCTTGTCAGTTTTTGCTCTTTTAGTAAAAAGTAGTTTTTTTCTGTTAGCTCCATAAGATGCCCGCCTTTTATACCTTGGATAGTACCATCGCCAAAAAATTTTTGATGCTGGTATTATAACAGTACTAACATATAAAAGCAAGTACTCTTTTTCCGAGGTATCCCGAACTTCAACTGGTCTAGTTGAATCGTGAGTCTCTGAACCATTTGAAAGCCTCCCAGCTAACTCTGGCTGCTGATTGCCACCACCATTATGTGCTGAGGTTTCCAGCAATTGAGCGGGTTTATTACTTATACATTACTGTATAAGAGGACTATGTTAGTTAATCCCAAATGTTACCGCTTTTGCAGCCTGACGCTCTCGAGTGTATTTTTCTGCCACTTGATCAATCTCACAATCCAGTCGAAACACTCGGTGAGCGATAGAGGAGTGGAAATTGCCTCCCTGGCGAAAAATATCTTGTAACTCAAGATCGTCTGCTAGAGCTGCTGCAACGTATACTTCGGCTGTAGTCAAGTCCATTGCGACAATCTGATGACCTTCCTTTGCACGAATACAGCCTTTTACGATGGGGTTATCCCGAGGTAGCTGCTGCATATTCAGTTTTCCACTCGAAGAGAGTCGTCCACTCGTGGTGCCGTGCAAGTTAAAGTTTGTTCTAAGTCGATTGTCTCGGTCCAGCTGAGGAATGATTTTATCAAGATAAGTATTCTTGATTTTACCATTCTTGCGAACTTCCAGAATATGGGCAGGAACAGGGTGTAGAAGTGCCAGTTGTCCTAGCACCTCTGCATCCGTAGAATCAGCACCCGTTCCCGTCATCTTTCCAGTCGGCTCGAGGCCGATGTAGTCGAATAGCAACTTTCGTAGCTGAAGGGTGCTATTCGGATTAAAAGGCTTTCCTTGGTCCTCTTCCAGCTTCGCAATTTCTGTAAAGTCAGAAAGCCCTTTTACTGCCTTGTCAATTTCTGCTTGCATTTCTACTCGACCGAAAGCAAGTCGCTCGGGATCGAAAGGCACACCATTGTCTTGAATGTCGGTAAGAAACCGACAGCCAGGAATCAGAATAGTGTCATAAACTTTGCTCAACTTGGAGTTCTTACGAAGAGCCTTGTTGAACTTTTTATAAAGCAAAAATGTTGCAGCAGCGTCAATTGCAGCGTAAGTTTGCATAATCTCAAAAGGAATCATATCCCAGGTAAAATCGTCTTTGGTAATTCGATTCTTGCGGCGATATTCATCCATCCACTCATACATCGGCTTCTCATAGTCTCCATACTTAGTATAACGCAGAGCAAGCTGCTTTAGACCATGAGTACCGGGATTTTCATCCAGCATATAGTGCATGAGCATGGTATCTTCAAATCGAGGAAACTCGAAATTGAAGTGGTACTCGAAGAAAGCTAGGTCAAACTTCGCATTGTGAAATACAACCTGCTTTTTCGTAAAGATACGCTGCATAAGTTCTTCTACTTCTTCGTCAATGACTTCAGTAGAGACATAAGCACCGTGGTCATCCTCATAAGACATAGAGAAGCCCAGCATGTGCCCGTTACGAGGATATAGCCCCGTCGTTTCTGAGTCTAGTGCAATAAAGTCCTCGGGAGCATCAAGCGCAGCTTGAAGAAACTTCATAGCAGTCTCTTTGTCCTGAATACCATAAAATTGATCCGTAGAGATTTTATGGACTTGCTTCGACCCCGTGATGTATCCAATGATATTGTCACGAGATTCTTCCCAAGGCTTTTTTGCCTCGGGCTTGAACTTAATCATTGCAGGATTAATAACAGGCAAAAACTTGTCATCAACCACACGACCAGAATACTCAGTAATAGAGCTATTCTTCGTGAAGTGCTTGAGAGTTTCGGAGCCCACAAGAATGACCCACTCAAAGTCTTCGATATTGATGTCAATGTCAATATCCTTTTTGAAGACTTTTGTTAGGTTCGGGTCAGAGGCCAGGCTAAATTGTTCAAAATCAAAAGAACCTTGAAATAGTTTTGCATAATTATTACGACTAGGTTTGGCTTCCACCAGGGCGACCTTAGCCATATAGTTTCTCCTTGAGTTTTTGCGCTCGAGGCGCCGGTAAGTCTCCAGGATCACAGTCCCGAAGATTGATATTTTTTACTGAAAGGCCTAGCGTTTCTGCTAGCTCTCTTACACTTTCCGCAGCAGATTGTCCCGCTTCATCGGGGTCGAAACAAATGTCCAGCCCCGTGACGCCTGCAATCTTTAATAGCTGCAATTTGTCCTTTGTAATCGTATTTGTGCCAAAACTACACAGAACATTGCGAAAACCATGTTGGTATAGATTCAGCATGTCAAACAAGCCCTCTACCAGCATTACACGACCTTTTTCAGGCTGTAGCTTTCGCATTGGAAAGAGCGGTACTTTGCTTCCGCTCGGACTCACTTTGTATTTCGGCTTTCCACGATCATAGTCAATTTCTAGCCGTCCTACAAAGCAAGTAATCTTATTCTTAATATCGTAAATAGGAAAGACTACTCTCTCCGAAAAGTCCGGTTGCAGCGACCTAAACGCTCGAAACTCTCTCAGAACTTCTGCCGATACACGAAAGTCTTCGTCAACATATTGTGCATCATTTGGCATTCTTAGGCCGATACTCTCTGCTCTTACATCTTCAATTTTTCTACGAATCTTTTCTCGAGCACTCTGAACTCTGTCGGGAGTCTCTCCCATTAAATAAAACAAATTACCTTTGAAGCCGCAAGACATACATTGAAAAATACCCATGACTTGATCGACTCTCATACTTGGGTTGCTGTCGTCATGTTCTGGGTTCAAGCATTTAATAAGAAAGTCTTTTCCAGAAACGCGAAAATCAATCTTTTTGCTTACTAGTAAGTCTTCAACATTCATACTTTTCTTCCAAGAAAGCGAGGATCGCTCTCGTCGGTAATATACTGAACTGCACCCTTGTTGTAGGCGGGGGCGAGCCTTGTGCTTTTTGCAAGAATCTGAGCACGAACTTCGTCGGACTCCAGATGCAAATTATCCATTATAGTATTTCGAGCGCAAACGCCATTGTTTGTTTGTAGACTCGCATACTCGCGTGTGATGCGTGAGTCTCTCTTTGGGCGATACTCTCGAAAAGGTTTGGTAAACTTTTTTGATACGACTTTCTTTTTGCGACGTCCGCTGTAGGTATGGCTCACAGAAGCGTGTACAAGCATGATAGTCTCCCACTGAAATCTCCATATATTATACGGGAAAATAGCACCCTTGTCAAGAATTAAATATCATGTACTTCGTCCAGATCCTTCTCTCCTGGTATAGGGGCGGACTCTGGCCCAATACGAAGACTCTGCCAGTCCACTCTTGAAGTAAAAGAAATTTCGTCATTGTCTCTCATCTTTACGCAGTTGAAGGTAATGCACTTATCGTCCTTTGCGTGAGCATCCAAAGAGAAGGCTGCATCCGCAGAGTCAAGAATACCCTTTGCAAAGCGCGCTTCACCAGTAATATCTACCTGGTACGGCGAGAAAACAGGAATTTCATACTCCTGAGCGAGGGCTTTTAGGGCTTTACTTACCTCAATCTGCTCGGTCCAATCATACTGACCGTTACGAGAGTTACCTCTCTTTACCTGGTTGATATAGTCTACGATAATTACTGACGGCTCCAGAGCCGCAACTTTCTTGTCTAGCTCTGTACGGATTTTTCCAAGACTCATATACGGATCATAGATTACGTCAAGTTGTTTCTTTTCATGTAGATTATGTCTCTTTACGAGGTCTGTGTGAAACTGGTCAAAGCTACGATGCTTTTTATACTGTGCGAATGCTTCCTCTCCGCCGTCAAAACGACCGGCCCACCATTCTGCCACTAGCTCCCACTCACCTACGCTGAGATTGCGCCGACGAAGCGCGCCCGCGGGCACACCCGTGGCGATTGCACACATTCTCTGTAAAATGGAGCGAGACGGCATCTCGATTGTGAAATAGAGAGAAGACTTATTGTTTTGATAAGCATTCACAGCAATATTTGCACAAGTAAGCGATTTGCCAGCCCCGCGCCGACCACCCGCAAGAATATAGTCTTGCGGATGAAACTGAATGAGTGCATCAAATTCATCATTGAGACCAAGCGAGAACATTCTAGCAAGGTCTTCTTCGTCGTCGAATAGCTCGATGCGCCGCATATCCTGGTCGGGATCTTTTAGCTCTACACGATCTTCAACATGAAGAATAATTTGATGAATCTTATCTACATTTTCTTGTGCAGTAGCCATGGTAACAGAAGAGTCTAAATACTCTTCTAGCTGATCCATGATTTCCTGCTGAGTGTACTCGTTCTTTAGATATTCTAGTAGTTGCTCATTCTCGACGTCTACATTCTCTGCCGACATAATGGCATAGAACTTCGACAGTACACTTTCATTTCTTACAGATAGACGGATATCGTCAAAGTTGGGAAAGTCGCTCTGCGTCTCAATATGCTTTTCTACAAAATTGTAGACAGCATGATACTCAGCAGGAAGATAGTGCTTGCGAATGCGCGCCCACGTATCAACATCCCGCTCTTCGAGTATCTTCTTGAGAAGAATAGATGCAATATTCAAATTCTACTCCACCCAACATAAAGAGAGCGAGGCACCTGCTAGGCAACCCCGCTCCCACTTAGAAAAAGCCAGAAACTGGTTTAGCCAGCGGCTTTTGCTTTCCGTGCAGCGCCGTCGTAATCTGCGACAGCAACACCACGACGCGTAAGCATCGTCTTGACACCGCGAGCCGTCTTGCCGAGGGCTTCTGCGATCTCTTCAACAGTCATGCCGGACACATCACCGAGCTGCTCGAAGGCATCGACTTTAGCGCCGCCCTTCGTTTCGCGCTGACGCGGAATGGCATCGATTTGACCAGCGCGCATGAGGCTCAGAGCCTTACCACGCACAGAGGCAATCGGACGGTCAAACTCTGCTGCCAGGTCTTCGATGAAAGCACCGTCATTGCAAAGCTGAACGAAGCGAACTTCTTGGTCTTCGCTATAGGTGCGAGGCGTCTCGACCTTCGGAGTCGGACGCACGTGCGAGGTCAGTTCCATCGAAAGAATCTTACCTTGCACTTGCTTGGGGGTGAAGCCTTGGCCGAGTTGCTCAGCAATCTCTGCGTAGGTCAGGGCACCGCTGTTTTCTTCGACGATGAGGCGCAGATTAGCTGCTTGCTCTTCCGTGAACTTGGAACCACCAGCGGCGGATGCAAGCTCAACGTCAAAGCCCATCTTACGAAGTTTGCTGGACACAGAACGTGCAGAGGTTTCAAACCGATCTGCCGCGTCTGCGACCGTTGCTTGAGACACGGGGGTCTCGTCACCCACGAATGCGGTCAGTTCGTCAGTCCGCTCGTCGGTCCACTTGGGAAGTGCTGCCATTATAAATCTCCTAGAAATTCAGATAAATTAGTTACTATAGTTACGCCAGTTTCTCTGGCTTTTTGGGTTTTGGAAGACTCGATTCCGCTTTCATTTACAAGAATTGTTACGTCCTTCGTAATCGTGGACTTAACCTCGAAACCAGCATTTGTAAGTGCCTCTGTGGCTATAGCTTTTGTTTTATAACTTGTTAGCTTTCCAGAGATACACACTACTCCGCGAGTTTTAGGTTTTACTTTCTTCGCAAAGCGAAAATCGAAGGGCAAAGAGCCGTCATAAAAACTATAAAAGTCTTTACGAAGCCAAGTCAAAAGGTTTTCAGTCGCTTTTGGCCCTAGACCAGCTTGCTTGCAGACCTCTGTATTTAGGTCCCCAATACTTTCTGCAACCTGGGAAAGTTTTTCTGCTGCGGTATTCCCGATTAAAGGAATATTAAAAGCAGGGAGTAACACGTTAAGTGAAGAAGATTTTGAATTTTGAATCTCGCCGTAAAGTTTTTCAGCGATTTTCTCAGAGCCTAGTACGGCTTTCAATTCTTCTTCAGAAAGCGTGTAAATTTCGTCAATGTCGGTCAATTCGAGCTTAGCAATAGTAGAGGGTCCCAGTCCTTTGATTTTAAGAGTTTTAGCAAAATGTTCGATGGACTTTTGGACCTTGCTGGAACAAGCTGAATTCACACAGTAAAGTACGTCGTTGCGCCATTCCAAGGTGCTATCACAGCTAGGACAATTTGTCGGGGCTACGATGGCTTGCATGGGCTTGGCGCTCCTTTCACTGAATGAACATATATTATACGGAAAATGGGGGCGGCTGTCAAGATTTATTTTTTGGAATGTCCTTGAGTATTTTTGAGCCAATTTTGAAACACTCTGTATGGCCTCCAAACTTAAATTCTGGAGTGTGTCGATCTTCTTCATAATGAGCGTGTAAAAGCTGCTCTAATTTCCACACTTCATAAAGAGTGTTGTGATAAGTACGCTGGATTCGCAACTCATAGTTATTGAATCCAAGAGAACGACGAATAACATCTTTCCAGTTCTTGCCTTTTGCAATTCCTACTTTGATGCACTCACGTCTCATTGTACGCTTATTAACTAAAATTACTCCATATAGAACGCCCGGTTGATCTTTCTCTTCTGGGTGATTATCAAAGTACGTCTGATTATATACCCCACCAGCCATATAAAATACACCCCGCCGTGAGTACAAGCGTCGGAACAAGTCCAACGAGTTCTAAAAGAAAAAATACACTAAGCCAAATAATTATTGGTGAAAAAACCCATACCGTCAATCAACCCGTCTCACTACTCGAGGAATAATTTCCCCAGAGCGAATGACTTCTATTTGACATCCAATCTCGAGATTTAGCTCTCGAATGTAGCGCATATTGTGTAGTGTAGCCCTTGAGACGGTTGCGTCTCCGATTTTTACTGGAGCTAGCAGCCCTACAGGACTAACTACACCAGACTTACCTACTTGCCAGACCACATCTTCGAGAGTAGTAACTACTCCCTCTTGTCGGGTCTTGACTGCGAAAGCTCCTCGGGGATGATGAGAAGTATATCCCATCTGAGAAAACTTTTCGTTATCATTTACGCGAACAACTACCCCGTCCTGTGGGTAGTTATCGCACTCTGCGCTAATAACAGTTTCAAAACCGAAGGAGTGGAGTGCGCTCATGTCTCCCAGCCAAGTATCAAAGATACAAGGAGAGACCCCATAAGCGACAAAATCTACGTTCCGGGAATAGAATTCATCGAGACTCTTGAGGTTCAGAGCACCTGCTGCGTAATTTCTCGCATTCGGTATTTCTTTCGGAGCCACTACTTCTCCAGTAATCTGAAGAATTGGCTTATTCGTCTCGATAATTTCTGGAACCATTAGGTGCGGAACAAGATGTGTTATATCTTGTCCACGCTTGCCATCACCGCGAGTAAGTGCTAACCGCAGAGTACCATTAATATAGGTGAGTGCAATTGCGGCACCGTCGAGTTTTGGAGTCTCGATACCGTCAAATGGTATAAGGTCTATTCCGTCGTATACTTTCTGGAGGGAATACATACGGAAGGCGTGCTCAACCCCGTCTTGAGTTGAGTAACCGACTTCTTCGTAACCGAATTGCTCGGCTAACGAATCGAACTCGGCATCCGATAAAATTGGATCGCCTTCGTAGTATTTTCGTGCGGCGTATGAAAGAAACGAGTGCATACCTACTCCTTCGATTTTGAAAAGATATTATATCGAAGATAAGGTGCGAAGTCAAGAACTATTTATAGAGACCTTGAATTAAATCTCCAAATAATTCTTCAATGACTTCTCGCGACTCGGCAAGAGAAATGATTTCTGCTAGTCCTGTGAAGAGTTCTCGTGTATTTTCTACTTCTAGAGGAAACGCGATTCCGTCCCCGCTGGGACGCCACTCTTCTTCAAAATCTAGATAATACTTACGAAGATGTAGGTATTCTACTCCTCGAAAAGTATTTACAACCAAACGAATTTGATTGTGCTTTACATCATCCTCCCAAATAACTCTCTCATAGACTTCAGGAGCTTCGTATAATTCCATCTTAGTCTCCGTTCTGTAGAATAGAGCTAAGAGGAACCACACTTGTAACCTTTTCTGGCTTCATCAGCCGGTAGGAATCCGTATCCCAACAAAACATCAGAAGTGTATCATCAGTTTCCTGAGATCGGTTATTTTTTGATTGAATGTAGTCGTTATTAAAATCTAGTGTGCAGACATTGTACTTTACTTTATTGGAGTTCGGACTGCGATAGGTAATAATAGCGTCACCACAAGTTTCAATCTTTTTCCTTAGTTCATTTTTAGTCATTTCTGACTCCTAACAGCAGGGCAGTAAAACCTCTTTTACTTAGCTGACTTTTAGGAGATAAGCGAAAGCCCGGACCGAGGAAACCTCGGCCCGAGCCCCGCACAGCAAGTTGTCATCTTACCGACCTGGTGACTAACCCAGGAATTATCATTCAGTAACGTAGCTGATTAAACTACGAGGCCCGATTAAGTTAAAGTCTTGACGGTGCCTTTGAAGACTTAGTTGATTTTGAGGGTAACAACTTTAACAAACCTGAATTCGGTATTTAACCTGCTGAATTCAATGCAGTAAGGACAGTGGAGAAGTACATTGCAGCTTTCCCGGTTAGCTTGCTAACAATGTCTTCGTCCACTTCTTGTCCAGCATCAGAAAGAGCAGCTCGTAGCGCCTCTTGAGCAGCTTCTTTGCTGACACGAGTACCACCACCACTGGATGCGGCTTTTGTGGCACCCCCCGCAGGTGCGGCCTTCTTAACATATACTCCAGCTTTTTGCAAAATCATACGGGTACCATTTGCGGTTTCGCCCAGATCTTCTGCAATGGATTTGACAATCTCCACCGACGTCTCGGGGGTGGGATTTGCTGCTTCATACATTTCGATTGCTTGTGCTTTTTTGTGGTCGTCCCAGCTCAATTTTCTACTCCTGCGGGTTGTTGGTGCTCCCGGCGCTGTGCCGCGAGCCTTTAGTTGTTGTTGGTAGAATCTATCTCCGATTTTCTAGCCCTCCTTTATTTTATGGATATATTATACGCATAAAAGAGAAAAAAGGCAAGAAAAATATTTACTCTATCTTATATTTATTTGCTTTTCTAATGTTTTCTGCCGCAGGTAAATATTGTAGATTACTGAGAACGTGTAGTCCGCTGACTAACTTTCCTTGCAAAGGAATTATGTGGTCCACATGGTATCCTAGCGGGCAGTTCTGATAAAATTCTTTTATTTTTGTTTCTTGGGGACTAAAAATAGCCCTATCTAGCTTTGCTGCTCTTCTCTTGCTTTGTGCCGCACGGTTTAAAGATTTATAATGTTCTGTTTGGCGGTAGTCCTTGGAACAAGACTTGCAGAGATAATCTGCTTTTCCTTTCCTAGTGTTCATTTCTTTTTCTGGCTTGACTTCTTGACACTTATAACATTTTTTATACTTTAAAGTACCAAGTACTCTAGCATAAAATTCTCCTCCGCTGCTAGATAGTAGCTCTGGGAGGTACTTTTTTACATTATTATACACTGTGGGACGTGTTACTTGATAGTATTTAGCTACTTTATCTAGGCTCTCCAGCTCTAAAGTCTTTAGTAAAAAATCACAAGATAAAATATTTTTACCTTTTAACCTTATTGTCTTAGAGGACCAAGGAAATTGGCATATAGCATTTTTTACTTCATTAGAAATATTCATGTGTATATTATAAGGGAAATCACCTGCGCCGTCAAGAATTATTTTTTCTTTGCTTCAGAGAATAGTCTGTAGTAATTTTCTTACATCTAAAGTTTCTTCTGGCAGCTCTGTATAGTTTGTTGAATTTTTGCAAATCCAATCTTTTACTTCTATACCTTTAGCTAAATTAAATTGTCCACTCACTTGTATTATATTATCCTCACAATCTTCCCACGAAAGCCTAGCAATTGCGAACTTTTTTGGGTCAGATTGTATACAAAGTAAATAGTCAAAAGTTTTACTCAAAGATGACTTATTAGTATTTGCTATAGAAACGCGTCCAGACACTGTTCCTTTTGCAGAAAACATATTTGCTACAGATTTTAATTCGTATTTATCACCAGTAACAATATCTAAGCTATCAAAGCCTTCTTCGTCAAGATACTTTAACCTACCTTCAGTGATTTTTTCCAAGCCAAGAGCTATTAATTCTCCCTTTAAGAATCTGTAGGCAGGCTTGTTTAACTGTTTGCCTAGTTTTATTAAGGCATTAACCAAAGGCTGGTAGTTTACAGAGTGTAGGAAAGACATTATTTTTTCTTTCCTGAGAAAAGAGCCCTGAAAATACTTTCGGTAAAACTTTCAGTAGGCCCAAAAAGAGTTTGCCAGAATAAGTATGGAGCAAAAATAATGCCTACTATAAACCAAGTTATAATTAAAGAAAAAGAATTTAAATCTTCTGTAGCAGTAGGTACTACTCCTTTAAACACTTTTCGCATAGGCATCCATACATTGAATATGGTCGCAACTCCAGTACAAACAGCAAAAATACCATAATAAAATAAAAACTCTATCACGCCGCTATTCTCGCACCATACCGAGTAAGATGGCTCAGCTTACCCAAGTCATACGCAGCAGAAGCTGCATAGAATCCACCCTTTTCCACGTTGAACCATGGCGATTTTTGGTCCACATTTTCCATAATGTAGATTTGATAGCACTTACAGCCGTACTTTTCTTCATAGTTTGTATAAGAATTACTGGGAATCTCATGAATTACCAGAGCTGGAGAGTGGTAAACAGCCGACCAAACAATTTCATTTGCTTCAAATTCTTCGGCTACACACTCGTCAGGAAGAAATGCAATTTCAGCTTTCTCTTCGCCTTTCGGGCGCTGAGGAATACCGAGACGCTCTACCACCGCTTTTACGAACGTGGGGGAACGATATAGTCGCTTTGCAATGTCCTGAATGCTGTCTCCGTCCAGGTAGTCTTCAATAATTGTAGAAATCTCTGCATCACTTGCAGCTTTCCCTCGATTTTGATCCTTGCGCCGCTTTGTATATTCACGCCGCTCTTGAAACTCCTCAATAATTTTATTGAGACGAGTAGTATTATATGCGATATTTAATATATCACACGCGTCTTTTTTCGTAATTGGTTTTTCTGCGCTAAGAAGCTCGATAACCTTAATAATGTTTGCGTCAGTAAGTTTTTCGTAGTCTTTTTTCTGTACTTTTCTAGCCATTATCGCCCCGTGATTCGGAAGTCATAAGAAGCCATACTTTCGTCCCACCAGAAAGGCTTTTCTCGATGAGACCATTTTGCAAACGTTGCTTTGTCGAGCATATAGTATCTACGATAGCTCTCTATTGGATTATCGTAGTCTTTCAATTCATCCGGCATTGCAAGGCCGAATGTTGTAAAACCTTTGCGAGGCATATTTTTTGGTTCTGGTAGTCGGTTAATAACTTCAACCACAGACTTGTGCTGCTTGCCATAGCGATAATAGTATTCGTCATTGAGTGCATTTGCATAGCAGTGAGTCCATTCAAAGTTATCAAGAGAAGAGCGTACCCAAATCGTGCAGGGATGGTTGTACATCATTGGCAGATAGGGGGTAAGAGGACGTTCTTCTAGCGGTAGATGCTTGATTTTGCCCTTTGCTTCGTCTAACGCTTTGCGTTCGTATTTTTCAAGAGAACGAGGAACAAAGCCAAGCACTTCATCTACCCAAATTGCAGTACACAACAATTGTGCCGCTTCGAGAGGCATCTTGACAATGTGCTTGTCTACATGATATTCTGCGCAAGTATCGAGGTCTTCGTCGAGGTAAAATAAATTCATATACGATACTCGTATCCAGGGGTTTTTAGTTTTTTCCTACGTTCCGCTTTTCGTAGCCAGATAAAATACTTGGCGTCCCTAGTTTCAAAAACAATAGGACGCCAAGCAAAGAAAGGCTGCCAATCATACGGGCTAGGCTTTTTCTTCAATTGTATTTTCATATTATACGCCTATGGCAGAATATTGTCAAGAATTATTTTTTACTTGACGAGTATGCTTGACCGCCAAAGAAAGCTGCAACGATAGCAGCAACAGAAACAAAGTATGTAGCAGCCATATCACCTAGAATTTTTGATGCTTGGTCAAGGCCGACCCAGTCTGCAAGTACAACTGCGAAAGGATACAAGAGCAGACCAAACAGAGCAAACCAGGTCATCTTACGTTGAGCGTCCCTCATTGCATCGACATCTTCTAGTTCTTTGCGCTTGAATTCCAAGTACATTTTTCTTTCTTCATTGTCTACTTTACCGTCACCATTTGTGTCCGCAGGATGGTACGGAGGCTGAGCTGTATTATTTTGTTCAGACAATATATTTCTCTAAGGGCGATAACCCTCTCGAACTTGTTCCCAGAATTCTCCTGATTCAAGTTCTGATTGTGTCCATTGTGCATACATAAGGTTACTTAACCACTGTTGTCTATCAGGCCGAATAACCTTATCCAAACTGTGGGAGGTTATGTCCCAGGCCATTGAAAAACTACCAAATGTCACTGCAGGAACTCCGTTGAGAACACAATCAATTGCAGCAGTGCTCGAGAAAGAAATACCTACATCGGCCCACTCGAGAGCTTCTCTTAGTGAGCCTTTTAGAATTTTTTTACGTCCCGCTCTTTCAGGCTGCTGTGGATGAGGTCGAACCATTACTTCTTTGAATGATCTTGCTGCTTCGTTCACGAGCCCTCGCATAAACGACGGGTAGCCGCCTGGTGCAGCAGCGACTGCTTTATCTCCTGAGCACTGGTGGAAGACAAGTGCCCTTTCCTCCATCCGTTTCCATGGGTACAAAACGATACCATGTCGATGTACGCGGTCGTCGGGTCTGTCTCCAAAATTCCACTCACCGTGATTGCAGTTTCCTCTCCAGACTGTGGAGGTGAAATAGTTACGTGATCCACTGTAAGATGATACTTCATAGTTATTAATAAACCCGCTTTCGAGAACAAGATTGTTGGCCCCGCCTTTATGTCCCCAGGACAAGTGTAGCTCGGAGCCTCTATAGTTATCTTCTACTTTGACTTCAATCGAAGTATGCCGCTTCAGACCGTACAGAACTTTTTCGAGTGCCAACTTACGATGACCAAAGCGGTCATTCATCATTTCTGAATTAACGAATACCTTCATTGTACTTTCCAATTACAATTGCACGATTCATGTCTTTGAGACAGACTGCGGAGATACTGTCATAGCCATTACGGTTCGCAATTGCAAGTCGCTGATTTCCGAACAAACAAAGGTAGCGGCGTTTTGGGTAATAACCTTCTTGCATGCCTCTATGAACCGTTTCAATAGCATTTGTGTAATGCTCCCAAGTATTTTCAACAAGTACAACTGGATGATACATATTTTGTAGAACAGCTTCTTCTAGCTTTGCAAAACCAGGTAAAGTTTCTCTACTTCGTAAATGTACTGCTGGAGCAATATCTTCTAGTTTTATTACATAAATATCTTCTGTAATATCTGTAATATTATTGCCCACTAGAGCGGTAAAATGTATCTTCGTGCATTGTGAAGTCAAAGTGGTCATTTACTCGTCCGTAACTTTTGGCGATTCTTTTTTGTCAGCTTTGGCGCCAACACTATTTCTGTAGTAAACAATAACTTCTCTACTCTGAAGAATGTAACGACGCAGTTCTTGCAAGTTTGTTGCGAGAATCTGATAGTCACCAGGAGTGAGAGCAAAGAATACTCCAGCATTTTCTTTTTCAATGCGCTCTTTAAATTCTTCAAAGTTTGCAGGGCTCACGACGTAGAACTGAGGATTTTGAAGATTTACTGGACGCGGAAGAGGTGGATGAAACACTTTCGGCTCCACCATCTTTGTAATAATAATTGGTTCGGGCGGCTCTTCCTTTCCCCACTTAACTGTCGGAATTAGGCTGCACCCCGGTAGAGCTACTAGCAGGCTCAAGAGTATTAGATGTTTCATTTGTAATAGTCTCAAATACTTCACGAGTACCTTTGTTGACTCGTGTTTCGATAAGTCCGGGCTTCGCTGCCGCCAGTTTGTTGAGATCGTGGCGAGCAAAGATAGAAAGATAACGCTGGATCTCTTGCTCTTTTTCTTGTTGAGCCTGAGTCATTCCAGCAATTCTTTCATTCTGAGCTTCCGCGTGTTCTTGCAAGTCTTCCATTGTATCTCTTAGCCCCGCCATTTCAGCCTGCATAGAGGCATTTTTTCTTTGCAAAGCAGAGATCTGATCCTGGCTCCAGGTAAAATATCCGTAACCAGCACCAGCAAGAAGAAAGAGAATAAGAATCTGGTACATCAGACGTTTTCCATTCTCGAGATCAGGCGGCTAGCTCGTGCCCCGACTTGGCGTGCCCACTTGCTGTCTGCCATCTGTCGAGAGGCTTCTGCCCAGTCTTTGTCATAAATAGCAGCAATCATATTCTTGAAGCCAAGAAATCTAGGGCGCCCCAAATTGAATAGCATATTTACTAGCACTTCTTGAACCGTGTCGGGATAAGAATCCCACTCTTCAAAAATTACTTTGCAGTCTGCAAGCGCAATGGCAACATCTTTCTGAAATAGTTCCGTGCATTGTTCTTCTGTAATTTTATCCCCGACCTTGAGACAGGAGATCTCTGCTGGGTCACTATCTACGATGAGGTGCCCAATACCTACGGTTGGGTAGCCAAGATGGTCGAGATAAACGTCTAGTTTCTTGCCTTCATCAATTTCAAGTTGTTTTTGTAGTCTTTCTAAATTCATGCTTCCTCCTAGGAAAAGCGAGGGGCTTATAGCCCCCCAGACGTAAAATGGAAAATGCCTGTAGCAAAATAGCGACTAAGATAGTTTGCAACTCTAGTAGGAGGCCAACCTAGCTCGTCTTGAATGAGCTCTTGCAGTTTTTCGTAATCGCCTCCGGCTTTTTCATGGATTTCATCTAATAAAATTTCAAATAACATTATCTTCTCTTTAGCTTGCCCCCTCGAATATAAAAAAAGCCCCAGCGGCTGCTAGGGCTTGGAAAGCGCAGCCATACTGACTGCATATATTATATCTCTATTGAAATAGAATGTCAAGTGTTATTTTTAACGACCCTGACCACGATAGGCTTTATAGTTATTTTTCTTCCGCTTGTTCATAGAAGAAAACTTTGTGAAACGCTCCTTGCCTCCGATAGAGGTCTTTTTCTTAAAAGACTCACTACGACCCAGAGTATTCTTTACCGCTTTTAAAACTTTCCCCTTCTTAGCCATTGATAAAACTCTCCATCATCGGTAGGATTGAAACTAAAATGTGTCCGCACTTCTGTGCGATTTCTTGGTGTTCCTTTTGCGTTCCGTGAGCACTTCGCAAGTCAACATAGTGAAGCCAACTACGAAGTGTTCCATTCATATAAATTCGACTTTCTACTAAACCTTCTGGAAGTACAGCCCGGGCTTGCTCCTTTGCGATACCATTAGTGGTTGCCCATTCATATGCTTCTTGAGCTGCCTCTCGCACTGCCATCTGGTGTCTTGCCCACGACTTACGAACATCGGAAGGGCATTCGTCAATGCTGTTTTGACGATTCTTTGGGTCTTGCATTCGCGGCTGTCGCATTACATACGAGAGAGATTGATGAGGATCTGCATATCGCTGACTAAACTCCTGAAAAGAGAAGGAGCGATGACGCAGAATCTGTCGAGCAATATCTCGAGTTGTAGTGATCTCCATACAGGCGGAAGCCATCTCGAAAGGGGACCAGTGTGCGTGTTTAATAAGATACTTTAGCAATCGCTCGGAAGTATCTACATTATTTTGATTTGCGGGATTGCTCACTCGTGCGGCGTGTGCAATCAAATCTTGCACGGTCTTCAGCTCCGGGTTTTTCTCCGTAAACTCTTTCGCAGGTTGCGAGTAACTGATTAGTCTTACCATTCTAGCACTTCCGTTGATGTGTGAACATAGAATTTTGCAGAGATTGTCTCAAATAGATATAGCCAGTATTTTCGCCAGACTATGTGTATTCCAGACTTTATCATTTGCTCACAATTCTTTTCTATGTAGTTGTCTGTATAGGAATTTAACATATTTCGCCAGAACGAATCAATGCCCCAAAGATGGTACTCCGTAGCAAAGTCTCTAGCATAAATAACCGCTTGTTGCCCCGCATTGATACCCCAACTGGGATGAAACTCTCGAAACTGTACATGAGGTACAACGGCTTCGACGTTTCCTCGAGGGCGTCTTATCTTTGTAGTTACACGACTACTTAGAATCAGTGGAGCATAAAAGCGTTCTTCTTTTACTCCTTGACGAAACACGGGATAATCTGTAACAGAAATAAGATTGACTGCGTGTTCCTTGCGAGGAAAGTTACAGCCGATTCGTATTCCCGGTGAGTAGTCAAAGTGTCCTACTGAAGGCCCGTTTCCTAAAATGTGAACTTTCACAAAACTAATGCAGTAAGCACTGTAAGTTCGATTAACCGAGGAAGCGTGTATATTTGAAAGTAACTCATTCTTCTAACTCAATCTCTAGTTTAAAAAGAAGGCAACAAAGAGCGTGTGCTAAGTGAGAAATACCGCTCTCGGGGTCTAGCTTCTCTCCGTCCATATGAGCAAAGATATGCCTGAGCGCACCCGAAGTGTAGCGATTCTGAAGATTCTCTAGCTTTCTCCAGTTTTCTTCATCGTACTTCTGCGCGCCAAAGGTAAGTACCTTTGCTACTTCCAGCGTTGCTTTTGGCGGAAGAAGATGCATACGAGGCTTTTCCTCGTCATACTTCACTCCCGTCGTCAACGGTGTACCGAGAGAGTTCACCATCTTGATGTCCGAGGCGGGCGTAGGCGCAACATACGGCCCTTCGGTCAAGCCGCTTGTGTCCGTAAGTGAGGGCTTTGTACTCTCTTTGTACTTCTTCAATGGTTAATAATCCTCTTGAGATAATAAAATCTTCTAGCTCTAAAGGGTCCATATGGCTTCTCTCAGTTATGCGTATATTATACGGACACTTAGACAAAAAGTCAACAATTATTTTTCTGGTAGTGCTTGGTATTCCTTATCTTTCAGCCGAATCTCGTTTCTTCGATGCTGTAGATATACTACTTTGCATAGGAATGGTGCGTTTGTTACGCAACAGTTTGCTTTTTCGGCGAAGAGGTTCTCGAGAGCTTCATCAATCGCGTCTATCGTATCTTCGCAGATCATGATAGCGTTTTCTGAATATGAGGATTGTCTTCTGTGAGAATGCCGTCTTCCCAGTTAATACAAGCGTCTTGAGCATACTCGTAGTTATGGTCGAACATACGAAGATACCCGAAAGTTTTTCCGTCTTTTTCTAGACGAACACAAAGCTCCTCGTCGCAGTAAAAGATATTTGCCCGTTTCATTACCACTCTCCGTAGTATTTCATTACGAGATTGATTGCGCTAAGAAGTTCAGTAGCGTCTTTATCCTCGTGTTTTGCAGCATAGATTAGCTTTTGTTTTTCTTCCCGCAGAATATCGAGAAGCAACTTATGGGCCTGACCAATACTCAGATCTACCTTAATCATCGGGATACCGTGCGTTTACGAAAGCGTTTTGAGAGACATGTTCATCTTCGAGCTTTAGTAGAGTTTCTTCCGGGTTCTGAATACCAAGAGCTGCTATAAAGGTATTGAAGTATTCCTGAATTTCCCAATAGCTTTTGTCTTTGATATTTAGTTCCATCTCAAGACTATCAAGAGTCTCTTCGTTATCATAGTCTGTGGTATATCGAAAATTAATTTTCATTTTTATTGCACTCCCAGTAAATATCTCGAATGTCTACAAATTTTTCGCACTGCCACTGCCCCGCCGAGACATCAATGCGACCCTGTTGTCTGCCTTCGCTGTACACAATTCCCATCAGTATGCACATCACGAAGACACTTATTAGAATTGGTAGTACCACACTTTCGTCGATCCAATTCATGAATTGATGCATTTCGTTCCTCCTGCCACTTCTTTACATACCACCAAGTATTCAAATCTTGCTCCCTGCTGAGGCGTGTCTTCATCTGCAAAATAATAACGAAGAAGCCCACTAAACAAAAGAACTGCTAAAACCCCGTTGAGAAGTAGAATTGCTCTGTCTTTCCATAAAAAACCCACTACAAACCAGCCTAAGACTCCAACCCAGCTAAGAAGCATATCGGCCCAAATAAGCTCAGGAATCCCCGAGGATCGAATAGTAACGGCTGCAAGTGTAAAAATACTTGAGGCCCATTTAATGTACCAAGAAAGATCTCCTTTCGGAGTTGCACTCTTCTGAATGCGGGCAGACCGACGAACCTCTTCTACTGAAAAGTTTTCGCCCGTCTTTTCGTTTTTAATTTTTTCCACTACCAGGTTTCCCGAATCCATTCTTCGTAGGGCAAAAACTTACACTGGTGAAAGGACCAAAACTTACAATGTTTCATCTTTTTTCCTCACTAGAATTTCGACTTCGTACTCTCCCGTTCGCCGAAGCATATCAATAAGTCGCTCCAAAGGAAAGTTATGTTTACCTTTACGAAAATGAGACCAGTCCGTTGGCTCACACTTGATTTGTTCTTGCGTTTTCTTGAAAGGAGTACCTTCTTTCTTTTTGTCGAAGGCCCAGTCAATAAGAAGCTCTTTGAGCATATCTTGCTCTGGAATTTTTACTTTAGCCATCCGTTGTCTCAAGCATTAATTGTTCAAACCGCTTCGCAATGGTTGTCCAGGGACGGCCCAGCCAGCGCGCATAGCTCTGAAGAAAAGATAAAATTTGTTGGTCTGTCATTCTTCTACCTCTGCATACCAGTACCTGCAGGGCACATGACTAAATTGTTTTGCCCACTTGATTACTTCGGTGTTCGGGTATCCGTTAAAGATTAACCACATATCTACGTCTTCTACCTCCTCTGGAATCTCCTTGGGGAAACCCAAAGCGATGGCCGTCCGGGGGATTAATCATCTTTATTAGTTTCATTTTTCTCCTGCCTCTTCTTTACATGCCCCCACATACTTTCCTCAATTCGCTCTAGCTTTTCTTCGATGCGTCCAAGCAGAACGCCTAGCTCAAACATTTTACTCATAATTAATCCCACAAATTCTGGTAGTATTTGCCAAACAAACGAAAGCCGTTTTGAATTCGAGTGCCTTCTGTCATTAGTCCTTTTTCATCAACCTTGAAAGTATGATTGGGGCCATATTTCATTTCAGAACAGTCGCTGCCTGGGATTTCCTCAAAATAGACGTCCCACTCTCCAGAAGAATACTTTGACTCCCAATCTTCGTTATCGCCTACAATACTTTCAAAGGCAAAGATCATTTCGTCCATCACCCAGTCCCAGCGAGCGTGCAGATATTTGTCTTTCAACTTCTCTGCTTCTTCACTCAGAAACATATCGTACTGCCTTCCTTCGTACCGTGGAACTCCGTGAAGCTGAAGCTCCTCGGGCACATCTTCAAGATCAACATACGGACTGCCATGCTTTTCCTTACGAAGCTGCTTTAGCATCGGCAGTGCGATAAGACCTAGAGAAGTGTACATACTCCAAGTATCCCAGGGATCGATCTTAACGTAGTCAGCTTCTCGACCATCGCCTTCATATTCTCCAAGAATAACAATCATTCTTCTTCGCCCTCCTCGCAGTACCAAGGTCCGCTATCGGGTTCGGAATACAACCACTCGTCTTCAGATCTATTGCTGCAGTGATACGGCATAGTGTAGCCGTCTCCAGACATATCTTCACCACAGGTTTTACAAATCATTCTGCCCACCGTATTTTTCTCTTTAAAAACTTCTTTTCAAATGTCTCAATTAGTTTTTAGATGCAGTATGTTCTTTCTAGCTCTGCTAACTTTTGTCTTTCCTTAGCTACATAGGTAGAGTACTCTTTACTTAGTCCAATCTTCCAATCTTCCAAGGTCTGGGTACTGTCTACTATTAAAGATTTTGTTCTTTGGATAACGCCTCTCCCTTGGCATCTAATATTTAGACAGTCCCAGCTTATGTGTTCAATAGGAATTAGATCTGTTTTTTCTTTTATAGATACTTTTCCGTTTTCCAGAATATAATCTACAAAAATAAAATATAAAGAGTTTCCTTTACTAAGCCATTTCCAGGCTTTGTCGGCAGACATAATATTAGGGCTATAGTTGTTTTTATGGATATTATTTGATTTAACATTTACTGCTTCCGTATCAGAAAGCATGAAATCCCCGATAGCTTTTCTTGTAGTTGTGCTACTACCGTATTCTTTTGCTATGATTTCTTCTATTTTTTCATAAGCATCCATAGCTATATCTCCAGCGGCTCAAAACTTTCGTCAATGTACTTCATATGGTATTGTGAGGGATAGTGCCTCAACAAGCGACTTGCTTCTTCGCGCACTGCTTTGGGCACACGAGGATATTTCTTGGGATCACGCAGATCCAGCAAAAATCGTTCCACTCGTAATACTGCTTGTGTTCTCTCAATTGGTAATGTCATCTGCCCACCTAATCTTTTTGCCGTAGTCTTTTTCAAATAGCGTAATCAGTTCATCGTACGGCACTTGTTCTTCCGATTTAAACTCATCTAACCAATCACTGAGGGCATTCCAGTCTTCACCGTGCATCACTGGTAGACCGTATTCTAGAGGATAGTGTTCATCAGGTACGCCGTAAATGTCAATACGACCACCGGAATATTGAGTAGTAACTTCGTATCCTACTATCTCTGACACATCACCTTCTTCAATAATCTTGCGACTAACTGTGCGAAGAAGCCCTCGCTCCTTATACCAATTTGTTGAAATAGGTCCCATCCAGTTAGTACTGTAAGTTACCATTCTACATTCATCCAATTCGTATTTTCTGGCATCAGTTCAACTGCATCACCGAAGCGTTCTTTGAGTTGATTATACACACCGGCATTGTTCATTCGTAGACCATAACGATCTACCCAAACTTTGTAAACACTTCCGCTGTAACCATAAAAACTGTAATACGTTTCGTGGTCTTCTATACGAGTAATGCCGCTGTTCATTCGCCATGAATCGCCATCAAGATATCCACCACTCCAGCCAGCAAGCACTTTGTATAGTGTCTTGCCTTCGTGGTTGATCTTCAGTACGACCCAGTTGTCTGGTAGATATTCGCTCATCACCACTCCGGAGCGCTGTAAGGTTTACTCATTGTATACATTGCCATGCCATCTGAACCGTAAGCAGGGCAAACGAGAATGTGTTCAGGCAAGCCCATTCCGTCTCGTTCACCTGCTTCACCGCAGATGAAGAACGCTCCTGTTTTTTCGGGGCTGGTGTGCTTCCAGACATGCAACAGTTTCATGAACAGTTCGTATTCTTCATCCGTAATTTCTTTCATTACTCACTATCCTCGTCTTTAACCCAGCGGACACCGAGCAGCAGCCAGAACATTTGACGGTGGAACCAATTCGGATGGCGGCCTTTCATGGGCCTATAGCTCACGTCATACGCAATGCAGCTCCACTCGGAGAGCTTCGGGACTTGAATGGCTGTTTGCACCAGGCGAGGGTCAAAATTCTCCATGTCCACCTGAATCGATTCGTTGTTGTTACTCATTACTCACCCTTATAGTTTATCAGCACTTGTAACAGTTCCCACTCACCGTAAGAGAGACTGAACTTCTCGCCACCCCTCCTGCGATCAATACAGATGTCGTACCCTTCACCGTTCGACCACTCAGTGACTTCCATGTAGTCATGGTCGCCACTATGCATACAATAATCTTTGAGTCCTGAGAATACTGCTCGGCGAGTGCTTACTTCTATTTTGCTCATTCTTCAACTCCGAAATGTTTATTTCTGAATTCTAGCATTGTCAATATCAAACTCATACAAAATAGCCTGGGCACCAGCATCACCATCTTGACAAGTTGTATACACAATACTAGCACATTCTTGTACAATCAACTCGGCGACTTGTAGTAACTGGCTTAGTTCGGTTTCAGTAAACGCATAGTCCTTGCCATATACTTCTTGAAAGATTTCTAAACGGTTCATTCTTCAACTCCGAAATGTTCTTTGATTGATTCCGCAATCTTTGTGGCGGTGCCATCAACTGTAGCATGAGCATCGCACCAATCGATGCACTCCCTGACAATCAACTCGGCGAACTTTGCTAGTTCGTTATCATAGTCGCTCGACCAATCAAAGACCGCACCTTCAGGTTTCCAAGATTCGTCCTCCCACATTGCAAATCCTGCTTGTTCAGCAAGTTTTTGAATTCGTTCGTTCATAAATCTTCTTTCCAACTTAGGTTGTCAATAAACACTTTGAGTGTGCGGTCATCATCTTGTAAACTATACTTGATTACTTCATTGTCCTTGAGATACTTAACATAAGTACGACCTTTATCATCAATCACTTCAAAGCGAGTTACATTCTTCATAGCACTCAACTCAAAACTATCGAAAATCATATTGTGAAGCGTCATATAACCACAGTCCATGCCGCGCCCATACATGCCCGGATCAAAACCAAACACATCATACAGTGCATAGCGATAAGTACCATGGTCTACAACCTCTGCTTTGTGCATGCGTTTGATCACAGCATAGAACGCATCTTCACGTTCTTCTTCAGTGAGACCGTTCCACCATGCATCGTTCTCGGCTTCGTACTCAGCATGTGCTTCTTGCAGTGATTCGCGCAGTTCGTCAAGTCCTTCCAACAGTTTCTTATTGCTCATAGCTTTACCTTTACGATAAAACCTTCTTCAGCTCTACGAATGTGTTCGATGGCTTTACCTTCTACTAAAGATCCAATTGCAACATACGGGCCCCCACTTGGATCGAACATACCAAGATCATTCATATCGATTTTATCTTGGCCTTCTTTCGCGCCCCAAAGACAGTAATCCATCGACTCGCCTTCCATCACAAACTTGTATTCTTTGTCATTGAGTTTTTCCCAATGATACTCGTCGCCGTATCTATTTTTCATCTGCTTGATTCCTACGCAAAGCGTGATGTTCTTTCGTAACTTTTTCAAAAGTGTTCCAGAGACGTTCAAAGCGCATCTGATAGAGAGCTGCCATGCCCAGAAGAAGATTATCTCGCTTATCTTCAGGATTCAGAGCATCGCCTTGCCACTCATTTAAAAACTCTACCGCATCCTTGAGATCGTCTACGACACTCCAGGCTTTCATAATTTCTTGTTCAAGATCAAAAATGATCATTACCAAGTCTCCTTAATCCACTCGTCATAGGAAAGAAACTTGCGCTGATGAAAGGACCAAAACTTACAGTGTTTCATTTTTTCTCCTCACGATAACTTCGATTTCAAACTCACCTGTACGTCGTAGCATTGCAATGAGACGCTCTAGAGAGAAATTTCTTTTTCCTTTGCGAAGATGAGAAAATTCTGTAGCATCACATTTAATTAGCTCTTGAGTCTTTTTAAATGTGATTCCAGCTTTCTTTTTTTCCCAGGCCCAATCAATAAGAGTCTGAGTGAGAGTTTCTTGTTCCGGTATCTTTACTTTCATACTTCTACATCCACAGTTACAACACGAGTTGTTTCTAGATTTCCTTCGGAATCATACACGTAGGTTACTTCTCGCACATCCTCGTTCGATACTCGATAAGTCGTAATCTCGACTCTCTCTTGAAACGGATTGATGGGAAACACGGGAGAAGCGGGTAAAATTTTCATGGGATTTCTCCTAAATTATGGATATATTATACGGGAAAGACCCCGCCGTGTCAACACTTATTTTTAAGCTACCTAAAAATGTTTGTTGACAGCCAGACGAAAGTGAGCTACAATACGCGAGTATGGAGGGTTATTTAAGCCGCTTTTTATTAAGCAAGAGGCATAACTTCCTTTGAGAGTAATATATGGTTATTCAATTCCCTCGTGAGAAGTATACGGTTCTTGACCGTAGAGAGGATATGGTAGACGAGCTGTTTACCGAATTTACGAAAAAATGTCTGGAGTATGGCTGTTCACTTGAGGATGACGATTTTCTCGTCAATGCGGGGCAAGTATTGCAGACAATGCGCTGTCTCGTGGACAGCCAACTAGGACTACAGTTTGAAAGTACAAGTGAAGAACAATGTTGATCGCGCACTAAGAAAGCTAAAACGCGGTGTGAGCGAGAAGCTCCAGGAATATCGTGAGCGCCAGTTTTATGAGAAACCGAGTGACGCTCGTCGTCGTGCTCGTAAGGCTGCTATTAAAAGATGGAACAAGAAGAAATGCGAGTTTTAGTAGTAAGTGACAACTTAACAAGTCAAGTCAACGGAGTTGCAATAACTCTAAATAAAATTCAAGAACTTGCCAAAGTTTTTATGCCAGACTATGCGGAGCTTCGGCTTCTTACTCCTGATGACTTTCGCAATGTTTCTGCTTTTGGGTACCCCGAAGTAAGGCTTACGGTTCAGCCTTTGAAGGTTTTTCAAGAAATTTCTTCCTATAAGCCTACTCATATTCATATCGCTACAGAAGGGCCTCTTGGGCTTTTAACTCGACTTTATTGTATTAAGAAAAACTGGAAATTTACTACTAGCTATCATACTCAATTTCCTATGTTTTTAGAAAAGATGTATAAAATTCCCTCTGGTATTACGTGGAAGTATCTAAGATGGTTTCACTCTAGAGCGGCAAATACTTTGGTTCCTACAGAGTCCATTCGCTTGCAGCTTCGTGATAAAAAATTTAATGGTAGTTTAATATTATGGAGCCGTGGGGTAGATAAGGCTCAATTTATCAGTAATAAAAAGCCAGTTAAAAATCGTGTGCTGTACGTTGGAAGAGTTAGCAAAGAGAAAAACTTAGAAGACCTATGTGTATTGGGATCGAAGTATGACATTCATATTGTAGGCGACGGCCCCGAGAGAAAAATACTCGAACAAAAATATTCTAATGTAAATTTTGTTGGGTACAAAAAAGGTCAAGAACTTGCAGATGAATATGCTTCTTCTGAAGTTTTTTGCTTTCCCAGCCGCTCCGATACCTTTGGAATTGTACTTATCGAAAGTTTAGCACTAGGAACTCCGGTTGCAGCTTATCCAGTACCCGGACCCTGCGATATTGTAGAGATAAATAAAACAGGATATCTCAGCAATAACTTAGAAGAAGCTATAGAAAAATGCAAAAGTCTTGGACGAGTTTCCGGACCTGAGTGGTCCTGGGAAAAATGTTATTCCACCTTTATGGAAAGGCTGGCTCACATATGATTTACCGAAGACATAATCTGCAAGTAAAAGAGTTAAATGTAGAAGATGAAGACATCATGTCTTTTGAAAGTACACTTGCTCCTTTAGTCTATGCCATGTTACTCAAGTTGCAGGAAAACGATGTGAGTTTCGGCACAGTCGACAATTCTGACGTACCCGTGGATCTAAGAAACATGAACGAGTACGATTATGATCGCTGGCAATGGCTTCTTAATGAATTAATTTGGACCTTTGAACAGGTAACTCTGGAAGCTCCCATATATCGTGAGCCCGGCACTCTGTTTGAAGGGGGCGTAAACTTAACGGAAGAGTACGAAGCTAGAATTCAAAGAGGTTACGAACTCTTCGGGAAATACTTGGCGACGCTATGGACATAGAAATCTGGGGCAAGAACTTCTGTAAGTTCTGCGAAGAAAGCAAAATATTACTTGAAGAAGCCGGACTACCTTATAAGTACCGGCTTCTTCATTATGACTTTGATGAAAGCGAGGCTCGTGAGGAGTTTCCTAGAAGTCGTACTTATCCGAAGATACTTATCGACGGGCACTGGATTGGTGGCTATGATGAGTTAGTAAAGATTCTGGGTCAGGCTGCGGATTGACACACGGAAAACGTTTTTATATACTGAAAAAGCGTGTTCGGCGCAGCTGCAGTAAGGCCCTCACGAAGAGGGCTTTTTTATGTGCTAAAAAATACTACTTGACTTTCTGTGTGGTGTAAGCTATAATATTCTTCCAAGTGGAGGATTATTATGTTTAACAAAGTAGCAGAGTTTATGCGCTCTTTCGGGCAGCACGTTCACGAAGAACCGGCGCTAAAGAATCGCCCGCTAGAACTTCGACTTCATCTTATTGAGGAAGAAGTTCAGGAACTTCGAGACGGCCTGTATAAGTACGAGCAGGGGCTTATTGATGAGAAAGAAGCACTTATTGAAGTGGCCGACGCTCTTACGGACATTCTTTATGTCACCCTAGGAGCCGGTCATGCTTTCGGTATTGATCTAGACTCTTGCTTTGAAGAAGTACATTCAAGCAACATGAGTAAGCTCGGGGCTGACGGTAAGCCTCTGCGGCGTGAAGATGGTAAAGTAATGAAAGGCCCTAACTATCGTGAGCCGAATCTGGAACCCTGCATATGGAAATAAGACTCTTCTATCTAAAGCATCCTACTGAACCATATGTTCGTTACGTAGTTTCGATGAATGAAGATCCTGAGTGGAAAGAGTTCTGGGAGCTTGATCCTAATTCTATGTACCGCACTTTAAATATGTTTCCTGAATTGTTTAACTGGAGCCCTGTTCATTAATGGCCCTGGGTAGTAATGATGGATTTCCCCCAATGTGGAGATATAGTCTAGAGAAAAGAAAAGAGGGGTGGTTTATATTGTGCTTTGATCCACTTTGCGTCGACCCCGTGAGAGAGTATTTCACGAGTTATACTCCAAGATTTGAAAACTTTATTGAGAACTTTGAGAGCAAACACTGTCTCAGTCTGAACGAGATAATGTATGAATATACGAAAGTACATTTTCAAGTCTCCTGATCCAGAGGACTTGACTGTTGATAACGCGTACAAAACGCGATGGATCTGGTATCATACGATACTCGCACTTGAGTTATTGATGGTCAATATTCTACTGATTGCTCTTATAGTAATGGTAGCAATAAAACTATGAATACACGAGAATACACTTTACGACTTGAAGGAATGTGGCCGGTAGGTCGATACTGGAGTATGAATCGACCGATCGAACATGAGTGTGAGCGAGGACATCGCTGGAAAGAGAGTCCTCGAGCACTACTACAGAGAGGGCATTGTAAAATGTGTAAACTTGAGAAGACTCCGAACGTATGGCTTTATTTGACCTGTATGAAACGTCCTACGAGTGAAATCTGGAAGTTACATACAACGCGCACTGACCCCGGGGAAGTTCCCTGGAAATGTATGTACGGAAATGCATTGCTTGCGCACTATAATGCAGAAGAAATCGATTCAAAAGCGGCAGGAAAGATAAGAAAATTTACTTACTCACTAAGGCCCTTTTAAGAGCCTTTTTTATGGCTATCGAAGCACACAGCTGAAAGTAGTCATACCTGCTCAAAAATAATTCTTTACATTCAAATAGATGTATGATAAAATATTTATATTCTTTAGAAGCAGCTATGTTAGTTACTTCTGCCTCGCTACTGCCGAGCTAAAATCTGATGAGAAGCTGCGCTTAAGCCTAGAGTGAAATCCTCCAAAGTGATATCGCAATTGAAATCGTTTTTTACAGCGTCGGAGCGAAAGGTGTAGCCTTAGCGGAACCCTTTCTCTCCAGGTGTAATAAAAACCTTTCTTTTTCGATATATCGTTGGAATGCTCTAGAGTTAATTGCATGGTTCTCTAAATCCCCGTTATTGCATAATAACTGGAAGAAACCAAACTTCCATATGTAATTTACTTTTTAAGACGGGTATGCGACAATTCGCGATTTTCTCAACGAAACTAAAGCGGGGTTATACTTCACTCCCACTTGTTGAAGCCCATAAGTCTAATATGAGTCGTTACCTTCGTAAGGGACGTATTTAAGAGAATAAGTAATAAAATTACTCAAAGTTATCCCTCTTTCACACGAAGTTTCTCCTAGCTTACGTAAACGAAAATTGTGAGGAAGGCCCCGCCGTGACTGTCTATATTTTCTAGCTCAGTAGGTCTTACGATGACCCCGCCGGCAATAAAAACCCGCTCTAGGCGGGTTTAGCGGGGCAGCCCCGGTATCAAATCTTCAATCTCACGCTGGAGTATTCGAGCTTTTTGCCCCACTACGGGGTCTTTATGCGTTTCCAGGTATCTTAGCAACGCATGACATTTTGCAAGAGCTACTCGCTCTCCAGGATTACTTCGTATGCCTCGAGTTCCCATTCCTCTTCTCCTGCTTTTCGTAGCAGACGCAAATATCTTCTAGCTTCTGCTTTGTTTTCGTTTTCAAGGGCTTTGAGCAACCCCGCCGTGATTTCTTCTTTCGTCATAATTGGTACCCGCTGAGAGGCTCGAACTCCCGACCGTCTGCTTAGAAGGCAGATGCTCTATCCAGCTGAGCTAAGCGGGCAGAATGAGTTCTTGAACTTTATTGATTAGACTACGAACTTCAGACAACTCTTCAATTACGTCAGCACTATCATCGTCAACGTACTTAAAGTTAAGTATCGTTTCCTGACTTCTTAGATTTTTTAAAATAAGAAATAATTCTTTTTCCGTAAACATAGCCACTCCAAAAACTGGTGCCTCCTGAGAGAATCGAACTCCCAATCTACTGATTACAAATCAGTTGCCTTACCATTCGGCCAAGGAGGCAGAAAAATGATGGTTTTTATCTGCATCTCGCCCTTGGGCACCACCCCTATACGCAACTTAATCGTGGCTGATGGCGCTTGCTAACGACAGACCGGGCGAACCAACAACCGGTAAACGGCCCTCACGATTTGAGCATTGTTAAGAGGCTTGGAGGGCTCTATAATGCCGGATTTATGGGTCCGGCTGCCCCCATTTCTTATATATTATATGGCTTTTAGTCCAAAGAATCAAGAAAAATTTTCAAGATATGTTCAGGATCTGTTTCACCATAAGGATCGTCGTCAGCATTGTTACGGAAACCAGGCTCCACAAACCAATGCGAGATATTGCCGTCTCGAGCGATAAAGGCATATCTCCAGCTTCGTTTTCCAAAACCAAGATTTTCTTTATCCACGAGCATACCCATAGCGCGAGTGAAGTCACCATTTCCATCAGGAAGTGCCTTAACGTTTTTCACGTCTTGATGCTCTAGCCATTTATTCATGACAAACGCATCATTTACACTGCACACATAGACCTCGTCCACTCCTTGCAACTGAAACTTATTATACAGCTTCTCAAAGTTCGGAAGCTGATAAGTGCTGCACGTTGGAGTAAATGCTCCAGGCAGAGAAAAGACTACTACAGTCTTTCCTGTAAAAAGCTCGCCTGTCTGCACAAGTTCCCAACGAAACGGATTTGGTCCTTCAATACTTTCATCACGAACTCTCGTGTAGAGAGTAACATTTGGTACTTTCTCACCGATCACTCATGCACCTCTTTCGTCTTACGATCACAGTAAACAACGTGCTTGCCAGTCAAATCCCACACAATAATCTTAATCTTGTGCCGGTTCATACGAGAAATGCGGGTTTTAGCAACATCTTGATACTCATGCTTAATGGATTGAAGACAAGCGTTATAATCTTTGGTGTCATCACCAGCGTTGGCCGTGGAAATCAAACTTGCGAAAACTAGGGGAAGTACAATCTTTTTCATCTTTTTCTCTATAGAATATATGGTCGCCGATTATTTGTGTAGGCTCAAATCTCATAGCCCAATCGGGGTCCACTTGAATTGTATGATAATATAATTCGCACGGGGCTACTCTATCTTCTTGCCCGCTCCAAATACGATTAGCAAGTATTAGCGCTTCAGCATATGCTCGCCAATCGGTTGGGTAGTCTGACAGGCCATCACAATACCAGCTAAAGTGGCACCGGTGCTTCTTGGGATGACCGCTCGGCCAGGTTTTAGCTTGGTAAATAACATCACACGGATGATTAGGAAACTTTGGAGAATATGATCGATTGATCACTACTTCTGCAACCGCCCTCTTCCCCTTAATCGGCTGATTACGAGCTTCCCAATAAATATTTAAAGCCAAACACATGACCGCATCTGCAAGCATTAGTAAGAGTCCCTAACTGTCCATCCTACAAGTTCTTGTTTTTGTTTACAGGTCAGAGTGTTACCATAGCGATATAACTTGCCACGAGCCCACTCTTCCATGTCATCTTCCAGATCCTCGTCATGGACATAGCCAAGGTCTACTTCTCTGAGACCTCTATAATTCCAGTCTCTACCGTTTGCAGTTTCATAATACTTGACCGTCGCAAGTACTTGTTTCACGCAGTGTGTCCTCTAATCGTTGGATAAGATATTTAAGCTCTAGCTTAGGTGCTTTTTCCAACCCTTGCAGTCTCTCGGGGTCTGCACTAATCAAAGAAGATAGATTTGCAACTAACTCTTTTTTCGTCACAGGAAGTTCGCCCGACTTGCTGCGATAAACACGTTTTTCGTAAACATTCTCCTTGGAGAGTTTACCAATAATCGACTTCTCACTCTTGTTGAGTTCCTGGGCTAGACGCTTAATTACTTCATCATCGTCTTTGTTCTTCAGGTACTCGTCAATAACGTAAGTAGTCTGCTCTGCAGTGTAATTAATAGACATCCTCTACGTCTCCCTCGTAAAACCCATCGAGAGTGTAGCGGTATTCCATAAATGCTTGAATGTCAGACTGCGAGTAGCCTTGTGCACGAAGAGCGGAAAGAGCATCCTCTTCGTTAGCATATGCACAAGCAAGATCGTAGCCGTCCATATAATAATCACCAGTCATAGACATATTCAAAGTCCCACTGAAATGTGTCCTGGGAGTTATACTCACCGCCAAGAAAGAGTTCCCAGTATTCTTCCTCGACGTTATCTTCGCCTACAAGGTAGGCATAGGCCATAAATGCTTGCTGATATTCAGTAAAACTGATCGCAAGATTAACCCAAGCCTCGCTGTTTTTTACACTGTAGTCATGCACAATATCAATCAACTCATTGAGTCTTTGTTGTGCTTGCTGCCCGTGCTTTTTAGCTGAGTTTGGAAACTTTATTATGTCGCCCACACTTATACTCCTGCGCGAAGAACATATTATCCCATAGCAGAGAAAAAATGTCAAGATTTATTTTTTGAACCTATAAAGAAAAAGGGTGGACAGTGCCACCCCTTTCACTATACTTTTTGTACTTTATTCGATAGCTTTTTTACTACCGAATCGTAGATTTCTTCGTAGAGCTCGGACATGTCGTCCTCGTCCCAGGCTTCGTCGATAGCATCCACAATATCGCTTTTGGCAGCAAAAAGTCCCTGCTCCTTGAGATAGTCAACAATATCTTGAGTACAAACAGACACGAACACTTTCGTGTCGTGCCTGTTTTCCCAAGCGCCCAGTTCCGTCCACTTGGTGCTAGGAAGCATCATGCAACATCTCGCTGAATAGCAGCAGCCAGCTTCGTGAGGTCTGCTTTCGTAGCTTTTGCAAGAGAAGGCAGCTCAACTGCGAGTTTGTTTGCGATGAATGCCACAAGCTGCTCCTTACGAATCACAGGCTCGCCGGTCTTAGAAGTACGGGGCTGCGCCTGGTAAACGCCTTCGCGAGTGAGCTTGGCGATAATCGAACGAGCAGGCTTGTCGAACTCCTCTGCAATCGCGTCCACCGTCTCACGAGTAGGATTCGCGGTGTAAAGCTGGACCATACGCTCAACCATTTCTTCAGTGTACTTAACTTCGCTCATGTCGTGCCTCCAGTGGCTCTTTGATTTAAAAATATATTATAGGGCTTTTCAGTATTCCATGCAAGAACTATTTTTCATAATCTCGAACTGGGCTTCTCGAACGAGGCGCTTTGCATCCATTAGCGCGTCAATACGTCCACGAAGAAAGCCTAGCATATCTTCGTCATAATTAAAGAAGTCACAATTACTACGAGCAGTACGAAGCTGCTCATTAATCTTCTCGACGATCATATCCATTTCGGTCATTTCGTTTCTCCGCAGGTCGATGATATTTTTTCTTGTTGCGTTCTACTCGAGCCCGATACTTCGGACTCCGACAATCTTTATGCACCACGCTCTTCACAATCAATCTCCCAGAATCGAAGCATAGCCTCTTCCATTGCTCGTGCTTCCATTTCCCACGGAGATAGCCAATAGTCTTTCTCCGACCTCACATTGAATTTTTCACCTTGCCAGCTTACTTTCTTGGCACCAATCTTAAAATCGTCTTTCATATACTGCTTGATATGCGTCATCTCATGAAAGACACTGCGAGCAAGACTTTCATCTGAGTCAATCTGATTTTTTGAGAGAACAATCATGAACTTCTTCTTGCCGAGTTTCAGAGCTTCTGCAATACTACCGCTTTCAATTTCCTCATCCATCAGAACTTCTAGCTTACCTTTGCCGAGATCAAAATAACGAATAGCAAAGTCAACCAGCTGTTCCGTAAGCAGAGCATCTTCCGTACTCCAGCACCGTTCCCAAAAAACTTTTGCTCGCATTGCGTATTGCTCCATTTCAAAATATGTACATATTATACGGTGTTGGAGGTGTGTTGTCAAGAATTATTTTTACTCACCATTCCACATTGCTTCCATTTCAGTCGGATCTACGGTATAACCGATAGCGTTCATGAAGTCAACCCATTTCATAAACACTTCTTTGTGAGTCTTGTCATCCATGTTAAACTTAAAGACGACTTTTTCATTTCCGTACTGGTATGTCCAAGTTATTCTCTGCTCAACCATATTCATCACTCCTTAGACAATCAGAGGCGCATAGAAAATTTGATTCATATCAGCATCTTCGTCGGCCAACTCTTGCAGCACATTATCCCACTCATGTAGCGTGAAAACATTGAGATCATTCGTCTCTTGATCAAAGAACATCATGTAGTTGGTGTTGCGCTCAACATGGAAAGCATCAGTAAACACTTCATCGCCATAGAACATCTCGACAACTTCAAAGTCGTACAACTGCTCAGCTACAATTTCATTCAGCTCGCCTGCATCAATCAGCGACTCACGATGCCGACGCACTTTCTCCGTCCATTCCATCGGCTGAAAGAAAGAGAACTGCGCGTCAGCTGCGTCAAACATTACTCGTACAATCATGCTTTTTCTCCAAATAACGAACTAACCGGGAAACTACCCTCTACACTATTTGCCCAACGGTCGAAATCTTCAATAGGCTCGCTGCGATCAACTACGAATTCTTCCGCCCACCAACGCCACCGAAACAAACGCCCATCACATTCAGTGACATATGCCTCTCGCTCTAGGTTTCGAGGAACTTTGTGGCCTGCTCGTTTGAGCATAGTTTTAAGCTCACTCAAAGAGTAACCGTTTAACTGCTTTCGAGTAGGACGCTTCATTTTACTTTCTCCACAAGCCACACCACATCTTTGGCATCAAACTTCATGAGCAGAATATAGCTTAGGGCTTGCTCTTTGGAGCAGCCGTCCTGAACCATACCGTAATAAGCCGTTAGCATATCTAACTGGGCCTTCGTCATAATCTTCTCCGCTTTTCCAAAGTATGCGCATATTATACGCAAAGGAGTCTTTGGAGTCAAGATTTATTTTCGGGGTATGTCGGAAGCAGAACGCACTGTATTTCGGGGGGCCACACACGACCTAAAATTGTCAAGAATTATTTGCAATTAAACTAAATTTTCAAAAATTATGTTGCCCCGCCCCGGCTTACCCCGAGACAACCGAAAATAAGCCTTGACAAACCTTGCCGGCCCGCGTATAATATATGAAAATGGGGGAGAACGTGCGGTTCGGCGCAGGCGCGCAAATTTCAGTTAGCTTTCGCACTTTATTTGGCGCAGCTACGCTGCCCATTTTTGTAAAGCATAAAAAAGCCGGGGCAGTTGCCCCGGCTTGGTTCGGACTACACGGCTGAGAGAAGGGCCTGTAGCGACTGCTTCGTAGCTTTCTCAAGCCCGGACAGGTTAGCGCCAACCTTCTCCGAAATCTGCGCAACCAGGTCCTCCTTCGAGACAGCCGGACCGCCATTCTTGGACATACGAGCCTTGCGCTCATATTGAATGCCAGCACGAACTGCGGCAGCGATAATAGCACGCGGCTTTTCACCAAACTGCTCAGCAAGTGCTTCTGCTTTTTCCAGGTTGAGAGGAGCTGCTGCCTGCATTGCTGCGAGTACTGCGTCGTCGAAACGAGATGCCATAATAGTTTTTCCTAGAGTCTCCGGGGATGCCCATTGCTTCCCCTATGTTTGAAAAGATATTATACGGAGGGCCGAGCAAAAAAGCAAGAAAAATTTTCGACCGTCTGTCGAGAGACATCGAAAGTTTTTCTTGACAACGCGCGTGCTTTCGTGGTACAATATAATGGGCTAGGTTTCGCACTTTGGTGCCTGCGGCACGTTTTTTAGGTTTATCACTTTCGCACTTTGGCGCGGAGCGCAAACTCAATAGATTGTTGACTTTGCACTTTGGCGCGAAGCGCGCATTTGATTGTCAAATGCAATAGTTGTTGAATGCAATAGTTGTTGAATGCAATAGTTGTTGAATGCAATAGTTGTTGAATGCAATAGTTGTTGAATGTAATAGTTGTTGAATGCAATAGTTGTTGAATGTAATAGTTGTTGAATGCAATAGTTGTTGAATGTAATAGTTGTTGAATGCAATAGTTGTTGAATGTAATAGTTGTTGAATGCAACTAATTTGCGGAATGAGAATCATTCGCAAAAGACCGTTCGTCGGCTCGGGCTTGACTTTTGAAATTGGCATGGATATTGCAGGCCCCGCTCTTATGCAAGAACCGTGCCAATCTCAAAAGTCAAGGATTATTTTGGAATAAGCATATAACAAAAAAGACTAAAAAACCTATTGACAGACCCCCGCCCGCTCGCGTAAAATCTCCCAAGAGGGGTGCGGGTAAAATTTTGGCGCGACCCCTGGTCGCTACCTTTATTATAGCAGCCCGCCCGCCCATTTGTCCAATTGTTTTTTTCTATCGAAAGGCCCGGACCCATTCAAATAATCAATTGGACAAACAGACCTGGCATGAAAATTGCTTGCGACCATTCGTCGGCTCGGCTTGACCTAGCTTCCGAAGTATGCTATTTTGGCGCGCGGCGAAGCCGCTATTTCCATTATAACATTTTTTGGTGCCGGGCTGTCAAGCAGTTTTTTTCGATGAAAAGCGCTTTTATCATCGAAAATTTCAATGATAAAAACCTTGCCTTTCTCGCTCTCGGGGGCCATAATGCTCGGGCAGTAAAGGAAAACGTTTCAATTAAGGAGTTTCAATATGGCTAGCAAGTTTGAAGGTGAGGTGATGGCTGCTATGGTAGCAGCTGCGCCCTTGGATATGGCGAAAGCTACGGCTATCGCCGAACAATTCGGGGAAAAGCCGCGTGCCATTATTGCTGCAGCAGTTCGCGCCGGTATTCAATACGAGCGCGCAGCAAAGCGTAGCAAGGACGGCTCGCCGGTTCAATCGAAGGAAGATATCGTGCGAGCCATTTCTGACAGGCTAGGCGTTAGCCTTCCCGGCTTGGAAAAGGCTACTAAAGAAAGCCTGGGAGCGCTTTTCAATGCGCTGGGATAACGTTATGGGGTGGGTGGGCGCTTGCGCGCTCGCCCTCGCTCCCTACCATATGCCAGGGGTCAGGGGTTACTGGCTCGCTTGCGTAGGGCTCGCCCTACTCACCACGCAAGCAGCCAGGCTCCGGGCTTGGAATTTGGTGGGCCTAAATATTGTTTCCATTGTTGGCTACTGGAGCCTAATATAATGCTTATTTTTGATTTAGATGGGACCGTGGTTTGCTCTCGCCATCGCCAGCTGGCGTGCCCCGATGGTTCCCTGGACCTAGACGCATGGCGCGAACATTCCACGCCGGAAAAAATTGAGCAGGATTCGCTGCTTCCCCTGGCTCGCCTCATGCGCCATGCTCTCGCCACGGATAAGCAGGTGGCAATATGTACCGCTCGAGTTTTAGGTGATGCTGACAGGGCATACCTTCGCAAGCATGGCCTAGAAGCGCCAGTAATTCTGGCGCGCAGTGAAGGGGACAATCGTTCGGATGCAGAATTGAAGCGAGAAAAACTGCTTTCCTTGGGAGTGGACCTGCGCGGCGTTACGTTCTATGATGACAATCACTCGGTTCTAGCAATGGCCCGAGAGTTGGGCATCAACGCCCTAGATGCAACCTTAATAAATGAGGCTTTAAAATGATTATCTGTTTAGTGGATACGGAAACAACCTCGGGGAATACTGTTGCCGATTTCGGAGCAGTAATTGCCGATTTAAATTCCGGTGAAGTATTAGATGAAATTGGAACGCTTATATATAATCAGTTTGATAAAATGGAATTATGGTCCAATCCCCATTCTAAGCCTGGCGAGTTTTGGTCAATTCAAAATGTTAGGGCACGCCGTAAACATTATATGTCACGCATTGAATCCGGTTCGCGTTCTATTGCATCTAATCATTTAATTAATATTTGGTTATCTAAAAATGTGGGGCGCTATAATCCGGCAGTCACCGCATTTAATATCTCTTTTGATTATCCAAAGTGTATGGCGACAGATATTAATTTAGGATTATTCAGAAAGCGTTTTTGTTTGCTTCAAAAGGCTCGCGCTTATTTTAGTAATGACGCGAATTATATTAAATATTGCCATGCTAATAATGCGTTAACTAAAACGGGTAAGCCTAAAATGACCGCCGACAATGTAGCGCGCTATATTATAGGCGAACAATTAGAAGCGGAGCCGCATACAGCTTTGGAAGATGCGCGTGATTATGAATTACCTATTGCGCAGTTTCTATATAATAAAGGCGCCTTATAAGGCGCCTTATAACAGGGTTTAAATATGCTTTATATTATTATGGCTATTATGGTTTTAATCCCCCTAGGCGCGCTTGTTTACGCAATTATAACTGATCCGATTATTTGGAGAAAATAATGCGCCTAATAACTAACGCTTATTATTATAAGTCGCCCGTTGTAGCATGGCGTTCTTATTATTATAAAGGGCATCTAGTTACATATATAAGGCGTGATTACCGCAAGTAATAACGCGCCCCCGTTATAATATATAACGGGGGCTAGTTATATATTATAACGGGGGGCGGTAATGAGACTCATTCTCATTTAGTTGCTCGCCACACACCCACACGTGTAACACGCAAGAAATTCTTCTTCCAAAAAGGCGCTATAGCCTACAAAACCGAACCCAAGCAAAAACAATCCTTGACAACCGCCCCACAACCCCTTATAATTTGATACATGATAGGACCACCCCCAAAACAAATTATGAAAAAACTAATTTTACTTCTTCTTCCGATTACCGCTCTCGCACAAGAAGCGCCCATCGTGACGGAGGCCACAACAGATAGTACAGTTCGGACAACCGTAGAGAGTCCGCCTCCGTCCGCAATCATTCCGACAATGAACTTCAGTAATTCGGATCTTTGCACAGTCGGAGTGGCAGGCGCAGTCCAGACACAAATTCTTGGTCTCAGTGCAGGCGCAACTGTACGAGACATGAACTGCGAGCGCCTCAAGAACGCAAAGACGCTCTATGATATGGGTATGAAAGTTGCCGCCGTCTCTACGATGTGCCAGGATAAGCGTGTGTTCGACGCCATGATGAATGCCGGGACACCCTGCCCCTACGATGGGCTAATCGGTCCAGAGGCAAAAGCTGCATGGCTCGCACACGAAGAAGAGCAGCCGGAGAAGGAAATTTCAAATGGTAAGAAGACTGCATTTGGTGGTATTGGCATTGCTAGCCTCCTCGCACTGCTACTCGCAATCTGAGGTTTTCGAGAGTACGCCGAATGTCGTCGCGCTCGGCCGAACCTGGAATATGCAGAATGTGCTTCCTCCAGAGACAGGACTTGTCGTAAATGGAATCGCCTGGCGTTATGCCGTGAGCAAAAACCCCGCAGACGATTTTCAAGTCAATATTGAGCAGAACTCAGTAGCCGGTTCTCGACTATTTACTTTCACAGATAACTGGAATGGATTGCCAGGCAACACAATTACAAGAGGCGCACCTCTGAATATTTTAGGGGAGACTATGGGTGCTGGTGCTTTGAGCCTACAAGGCCAGGGAACTGTATTCAACGAAAACATCGTCTATACCTATCAGTACGATTCCTGCGCTGAGCCGACTCTTGGATGTCCTAACTATATTCCTCCAGCGCCTTCGGTAGAGATTCCTTCGGTTGAGTATACTCTGGACGCTCTACGAGATCAGAATCAAGAGGATCTCGAGCGCCGCCAGATGCAGGTAAAAGAAAGAACAAGAGAAGCGGGGTCGAACGCCGTTGCTCAAGCGGAGCTTGCAGCACAATTTTTTGCACTCGATATTGTTCCAGCGAGCTACTACGTTGCGATGCCGGGTGGATCAATACAAGACTCTTTTCTTCCTGGGAAGGACATTTCTGATAATAGGCAAGGACGTAGAATGAACTTTGCCCAACAGCGTTTACATGATGAAATGGTAAACGCACAGTATGAGGAGAAATAAATGAAAAAGTTGGCTTTGGCAATCGCTTTCTTGGCGGGGCCTGTGCTAGCGGAAGACACCCCCATTATGGGAACGGTTGCTTCCAAGTGTGTAATTGTAACAGATACTCCCGGCGTGTATGGCAACCCGACTCCGAGTCGCTTGAGCACTGCTGCGGCAGACGGAGGTGTGGAGCCGGTGATTCGGTTTGATGTAATCAGTGCGAACTTCTACAAGGCTGTGATTTCCACACCCGAAGTGTTTTCTTCCAGCCCCGCGTTGAGTGACGTTGTAAACTGGACGGGGTCGGTGAGCGTTGCAGAAGTTACAGATCCTCTTCAGGCGGACTATGACACGAATAAGCGTACATACAACAATGTGTCAGAATTTGATCTCACAGTAGCAGGTACAGTATGGTTTGGAGTAAGTTCACAAGCAGACTATGGTGCGGACAAGGCGTTTCCTGGAGGCGAATATACCTCCGTGGTAAATGCGGAGTGTGTTGCGCTTTAATCGCATCGAGTGCTAGCGCACATCAGTTTACTCCTACCTATCCGCAGCTTTTGCCCTCTTACATGCCGGGCATACTGCAAACTCGTATGGAGCTGTTTAACAGTCGACGAGAGATTGAATACTACCAGTTTGATGTTTATGACGCAGACTGGCTTCCAGTACCTTTTGCAACAGCAGAACGAATTGTAAAAATACCGCATCTAGGTCGACGTAAGATTGACATTTATATAAGAGAGATTGACTCGACGCGTGTAATGTATATTTGCTCAATGTCCAAGATTCTGCGCGGGGTAAAAGGTACTGTAATTTCTTCTAAAATTTGTTCCAAGGTAAAATGAAAAGATTAATACTTTTTTTGCTACCTTTGAGCGTATTTGCACAGACAAGTTCTTTGAACCTTGCAATTCCTCAGACTCAGCAAAGTTTTCAAACAGATAGATTTCGAGCGGGCGACTTAGATTGCTCTAGTGCCATTGGGTCCGCGACGAATGTTGAGTTTGGAGTAGTGGGTATTATTAATCAGGGAAATCAACTTGGAAACACTTTTGTGGATCCTGTAATTACAAATGACCAGATGAAAGATGTGGGTGTGTACGGCAAGATAACGATACCGATTGGAGCACCCGCAGAGAGATTAAATTGTAATACTCTTTACCAGTTAGAGCTGGAAAGACGACGATTGGAGGTGCAGAAGTTGAGAGCGGAAATAAACGCCCTCAATAACCTCAAGTTTGAGAACTAAATATGGCTGATCTGGGGGACGGAGTAGAGAAAGTCGAAGAAGAGATTGAAAATCTCAAAAACACAAAATTTACAGTGGCAGGTATTTCGATGACGCCTACCACGATTGGAGCAGCATTTGCACTTCTTGGCTCTCTGCTAGGAACACTTTACGCAGGTTTCGAGTCCTATAAGGCTTTTCAGGAAATGGCAGAAAAGCTAGAGGTACTTGACATCGAAGCTGTAGAAGCTCGCAATGTTGCAATTGAGCGTAAACTTGATGATGCAATTGATTATACAAGAGATATTAAGAATAGTCTCAGAGACGACATTCTTCGAGTAGAAAGAGTGACAGAAGATACAAGCAAGCGAATGAAAGATGTACAAGACGAGATTGATTCTCGACTACGACAAGTATCTGACCTTTCTCGAGAGTCAGAAAAAGATGTTAGAAATACAATGCGAGAAGTAGAAGATCGTATTGATATGAAGATGCAAAAGCTAGACGAAGATTTAAGAGATACCCTACAAAAAGCGCTGGATAATCCTTTGTCAGATGGCTAAGTATTTAATTATATTTCTTCTCGGCGGGTGTGCTTCGACTTCAATAGTGGAAGAAGCACAACTCGCTCAAGTTCGTCATTTACGGGAACAGTGCATGAATTCTTTTAGCAATCGTGCTGTTCCCTCACCAATGATAAGAGTATCTGCCATTCATCAGTGTAATGCGTGGGCAAGAGCAAAAGTATTATAGTTCGGCCGAAGGTTCTAAAAAATATCACTTGACCTAGGCCACACAACAGATTACAATATACAACATAACCGAATTTTAATTCGATTTTTTGGAGATAAGAAATGGAAGTTACCTGGAGCATCGCTCAGCTTGAAAGAAATACCGCAGACGGTGGAGTCACCGTAGCCCATTGGCGTGTAGACGCAACAGAAACTGTAGGCGAAGATAAGTTTTATGCTTCTTCCTACGGTACCTGTGGATTCACTCCCGATGCAGATGCTGATGGCTTTGTTGCTTTTGAAAGCCTTACTGAAAGTGATGTTCTCGACTGGTGCTTCCAGACCATTGACAAAGAAGCAACAGAGACCTCTCTCGCCGCACAAATCGAAGAGCAAAAAGCTCCCAAGACTGCAACAGGTCTGCCCTGGTAATGAATAAACTCCCGACGATCTCTCCAGAAGGTCTCGAGCTGGCCAACGCTTATCTGTCGTTTGGATCGCTAAAAGAGGCGGCGTCCTCTCTGGCGATCTCTCCAGATAAGGCTGCTGAGATTCTTGATCGTCGAGAAGTGCGTTCTTATATTGATCAAGTTTATCTTGACCTAGGCTATCGCAATCGTTTTCGTTTAGGTAGCCTTCTGGATGAGATTATTGAGAAAAAGTTTGAAGAAGCGCAAGAATCGGATATGTATACCAGCAAAGACCTTGTGGACCTCATTCAACTTGCGCACAAGATGAGAATGGATGAGCTAAAGGCTCAGCAACAGCAAACAACGATTAAAAATCAGACAAATGTCCAGATAAATGAAACTCCATTTGGGCAAGGCAACTACGGCAAACTTATGACAAAATTGCTGGGTGGTATAGATGAATCAAGTAATAAATAATATTTTAACCTGTCTAAGCCGTTCTGGAAAAGAGGTTGTAAAAAGAAAACGCGGAAAGAGCCCCGAAGTCACTTTATACGAGTTAGTTTCTTTGTACTTAAACGAAGGGGATATTGAAAGTATATCAAAAAAGCTGTATGTTAATAAAGACACAGTTTCAAGAATAACTAACAAAACTTTCCCCGATGCAAACAAAGAAAAAGGAAAAAGCTGGAAAACTTATTTTTTAGACTTGAGCGATTTCAAATATTGTGGAAGCTGTAATAAATACAAAGAAAACAACGCTTTCGGTAACTGGAGCTCTACGTCTAACGGTCTTAGTATTTGGTGCTCTAAGTGCGACAATGAAAGGTCAAAAAAGTACTATAAAAGACATCCAGAAGTATCAAAACACCATGCGTCAAAAAGAAAAGCAATCTTGTTGAATAGAATGGTGATTCCTTCTCAAGAAGAACAAATACGTCTCTTTTACGCTAACTGCCCGAAGGGACACCATGTAGACCACATCGTTCCGCTACAGAACCCTCTAGTGAGCGGTCTTCATGTTTTGAGTAACTTACAATACCTTCCCGCCAAGGAAAATTTGGCTAAGAGCAACAAGTTTGTTGTAGGGTAATTACTTCATGGAGAAACTAAGTCTTAGCCTACTTCTGGGCTTTACTCTTGAGTTTGCTGCTGTAATTTGGTGGGCTTCTGCACTTTCCGAAAAAGTAGAGGCTCATGAAGAAGCTCTCAACAAGCAAGAAGTAATGCTTGAAAAAGTAAACCAGCTTCAAGTCGATGTTGCTAGAGTTCATGCACAACTCGAAATACTGGTGAAACAATGATTTATCGTAGAGGATACTGGCGCGTTCGCACTGACCGCCTATATAGATTTCCTACAAAGAAAGAGGCTGAAGCCTTTTTAGGAGAATACAATGGCAACACGAACAGGCGGAGTTCTGACGGGGGTTCCTCGTCCGCACGTCTCTCTGAAACTACCGAAGCACACGCAGGGTCGGGGCCTCTCTCGGGAGATGAACCGAGCAGCGGGGACGCAAGTGACCTCAGTGGCCTCGACGGGCTCGACAGCAGTGCGTCGGAACACTCGGACGACGAAAGCAGCGACCCCCCGGACCGGCAGCTTTAAAACTTCTGTACGGGGCATCGGTGCTGCACCTGCTCGCCGTCGCCGTCGTACTCGGATGGTTCGGAGAGGCTAATTGGCTGTTTCCGCGACTGTACGAAAGACACTCGCACAAAAAGCAAAGGGCACCAAGTTTACGACCGGAGATCTTGTAAAAGTATATAGTCGTGGGCAAGGTGCCTTTCTTTCGAGTGGGTCTCGTCCAGGCATGACAATGCAGAGATGGGCCTATGCTCGTGTGAATTCGTTTTTGCGAGGTTCTCGCAAGCACGACACCGATATTCGTCGTACGAGAAACAAAAGTGCCGCAAAAAAGAAGACGCGTACCAAAAGACGCAAAAAGTAAAATTCCGAAGAAGTATCTTAGCGGAGTAAAGGGCGGAGAACGAGTTCGCCTTGCGTCTGTAATTAAAAGAATTGCCAAATTATATAAAGAGGGAAAACGCATTCCTCAAGCGCTGGTAAATGAAAGGGTGAGGCTTGGAACTTCAAGACGCAATCGACGCAGTAAACGCTAAGTTTAAATATAAAAAAGACGAAGGTATTGATCGCTGGGAAGTAATGGGTTCCGATATGCAAGGAGATTGTGAGGACTATGCTCTTACAATTTCTTATCTGCACTCTGGAAGCTGGAAAACTTTCTTTTGGCGTTGGATGACCGGGTACTACAAAATGTGGTACGTTACTACTAAGAAAGGCCGAGGTCACGCGGTTCTTGAAGTCCAAGGTAAATACATCGATAACTTTTATCGAGCTCTAGTTCCAGAAATGAAACTTCATGATTTTAAAGGGGTCTACCCTCGTTTCATACTCATCGGAAAACTTTTCTGGTCTTTAGTATTGGAATTAAAAGATGCCCTACGTCGTAAGAGGTAAGACCGTTTACAAGAAAACCGGAAAGAAAATAGCGACAGCCAAATCTAAAAGCAGTGCAGGTAAAATGGTTCGTCTACTAAGAGCAATTGAATATGGCGGATTTAAACCTCGTCGCAGAAAATAAGTTTCTTTTGATGTTTACGCCGAAAGCTGCGAATAGCGCTATGAAAACAGCTATTCGTGAGTGGGCAGGCGGAAGTACTCACCCAGACAAGCTACATGGAGGCTGGAAAAGAGTCCCTCTTGAAGAGATTCCTTTCAGCCCTCTTTTTAAGGTAGCTTGCGTAAGAAATCCTTATGATCGCTTAGTGTCTTGCTGGAAACAAAAACTCTGGGAAGGCGGTAAAAGCAGTATCACAGACACGAAGGGTTTTTACGCAAAGATGCCTTTTGATGAATTTATTGATCGAGTGTGTGAACTCCCTTTTGAGGAACACAATATTCATTTTAGGCCAATGCATCTTCATATTCCCTGCTGGGATTATCTCATTAAGTTTGAGACACTAGAACAAGACTGGGAGAATATGATGAAATGGTTTGGTCTTCCAAAGTTAAAACTTATTAACTCTTCTACTCATCGCCCTTGGCGAGAGTATTATAGCATACAAACCGCTTTGAAGGTTGCAGAGAAATTTGCCAAAGACCTGGAAATGTTTGAATACGGAGATTCAGGTGTCAAGAAATAGTTTTGTAGAGTGGAATTATCTCAACATTGCAAGAGGGCTCGTTCCTGGTGCAAGTATTATTCATAAGTTTGGTGCAAATTTTGACTGTGATCAAGGAACGGAGACTCTTTGGACGGTTGGGGGTATTTATCCTTGGGGAACTTTAGCTACCGCTACTGCGTTGGATGTAATTTCTTCTACGGATGACGATACTGGAGAGAGCGTAGCAATTGAAGGTCTCGATGCAAACTATAATCCTCTTCGAGAAGTTGTAGTTCTTACTGCGGCTGACGGTACCCCCACGAATGCTACTACTCAAAATAGTTTTATTCGAGTCTTTCGTATGTACGGAACTTCAAATGGGGGAGTAGCAGGAACTGTAAATGCCAGCATCGGAGCAACCGTCGTAGCACAGATTGCTGCTGGACGAGGGCAAAGTCTTATGGGAGTTTATACAGTTCCCGCAGGCAAGACGGGGTATCTTCTTTGCGGAGACTCTTCCATTTCCAAGGGCGGCGACGGGCAAATTACGATGATGGCTCGAATTTTCGGAGAAGGAGGTTTTCGAGTCGCTCATATAGCAGAACTATATGATAACTCTTATCGTTATGACTTTCCCGTACCTTTAAGAATTTCAGAAAAATCGGATATTGACATTCGCTTTACTACAGCAAATAATAACTTTAAAGTTACTTGTGCGTTCGACATTATTCTCGTCGACGGAGCTTAGGAGAAAGTAAATGCCAGGACATTATGGTAACAAAAAGCCGATGGGCGGCAAAAAGCGGAAAGGCGGCAAGAAGTCTATGGGCTTGACAGCAAAGCAGAAAAAGCTGCCGATGGCTCTTCAGCGAGCAATTATGAAAAGAAAGAAGCGTGCCCGCTAAAATTGTAACTCGCCTTATGCGCCAGCTGCGCGGAAAGGGGGTCAAGAACCCCAAAACTGCCGCGTATGGCCTTTTAAATAAAGCTGGATTACTCAAAGGTACTAAACTTACTGCAAAAGGACGACGAAGAAACGCAATGACTCCAGGCCAGAGAGCAAAAGCAAGGGCTGCAAAAGCCTCTGGACGTCCTGCAAGGGCCTATAAGTACAACAAACGTACAAATAGAGCAAAATTGAGAAGATAATGCCTCGTAAAGCAGACTCCAGATTGAAGCGAGCAGGCGTAAAAGGCTACAACAAGCCGAAGCGCACTCCCAGCCATCCCAAAAAATCTCACATTGTGGTTGCAAAGGTGGGTAGCAAGGTAAAAACCATTCGATTCGGTCAGCAAGGCGCAAAAACAGCAGGCAAGCCTAAGAAAGGCGAAAGCGAAGCAATGAAAAAGAAGCGCGCCTCTTTCAAAGCTCGGCATGCCAGAAATATCGCAAAGGGCAAAATGAGTGCAGCCTGGTGGGCCAACAAAATTAAATGGTAGCCCCGCTGTATAGGTTTTTATTACTAACTAAGCAAAAATATTCTTTGACATTTTTAGTCTATTGTGCTATTATGGTAAAGTGGTAAATTAATCAAAATAGCATAAAAAAGGAGACTAAATATGCCAAAAGCACTAGAATTACCGCCTGAAGTTTTTCAAAGAGAAGATGGAAGATGGTGTAAGCCGTGCCCAGAATGCGGAGAAATGCAAGATTACCTAAGAAGAAATTATGCCATTGAATCTTTTCGGCTAGGAAAAACCTGCAAAAAGTGTTCTAATAGAAAAACTGAGAACTGCCATAGAGGTTTTGTAGGTAAGGTTAGAATATCCCACTTTAATAAGTTTAAGGTAGGCGCAGAAACCAGAGGATTAGAGTTCTCTATAACTCCAGAATATGTGCAAGAGTTATGGGAAAAGAATAATTGCTGCTGCGCTCTTTCAGGCGTGCCAATTGACTGGGAAGGTATTCCTGTTAATAATATTACAGTATCTTTGGATAGAATTGATTCTTCTAAGGGTTATGTAGAAGGAAATGTTCAAGTTGTTCATAAACATATTAATATGATGAAACAACATTATGATAATAAATACTTTATTAAACTATGTCAAGCTGTAGCAAAGCATACCTCTTAGGATTTGCGTTGCTAGGCGGATGCTCTATCTCGGGGTCGCTCGAACTACTCGATCCCGAAGGGTCTCGCTCAGACCCAATGAATTATTATTATGAAGTCCGTGGAACTTATCCAGGCAAGAAACCCCTATTTTCGAGTGCTGAGTTCATACAACTAAGACAAATGCCTCCTCAGCGCAAAGAACTTCTGGAAGATGACTTGCTGGAACAAAACAGAAGGGAAACGGAGTTTTTTGAAAAATGGATAAAAGATCCTCTAAACGCTTTATTAGATTAAATGTATTGCTTCTTTTCCTATTCATACTTGAAAAAATCAGGGACTTAGTAAACCTCGAGTAGGGAAAGAAGCATTTTATAAGGTTACTTATGATAGTTTTTATTTCTGATATTCATTTAGGTTCTCGACACGCAAAAGCTGAACAATGCTATGAGTTTTTGTGCTCTGTTCAACCAGAAAAGTTGTATCTTGTTGGGGATATTATTGACGGCTGGAGGCTACAAAAGAAGTGGTACTGGCCTCAGAAACATACAAAACTTCTAAAAAAGATAGTAACTTTATCTCAAAAAGGTACTGAAGTAATTTACGTTACGGGTAATCATGATGAATTTCTTCGTAGTTGGGCGCCTTGTGATGTTGGAAAAATTAAAGTTGTTAATCGGGCAGATTTAGAAATAGAAGGAAAAAAGTATCTTGTGATTCATGGGGACTTTTTTGATTACCTTATGAGATCTCAGTTTGGCCAATTAGTTATGAAATTAGGCGATAAGGCTTATGACGCTGTAACTTATATAAATTTATGGATTACGCGTATTCGTAGATGGCTAGGTTTAGATTATTGGTCTCTTAGCAGGTACCTTAAAAGTAAAGCAAAAAATGCTGCTAACTATATTGGTAACTTTGAGGGCGAAATGGCAAAATATGCTCGTAGCAAGGGGTATGATGGAATCATCGCGGGGCATATACATTCTGCGTGCAATCGAGAAATTGAAGGAATTCATTACTTGAATACTGGAGATTGGGTCGAAAGTATGACAGCAATTATTTACGACGGAAAATGGAAAATTAAAGAATGGAAGTCAGCAGAAAAGATGTAATTATTGACCACATTGTGGAAAGCGAGGATCCTCGTAGGTTCATTAAACTACCAATCGAAGGCTATCTTGAGCTTCTTGGCATTGAGCCTATTCCCTCTCAGGTGGCTCTTATCAATGCAATCAATTCGCCAAAGTATAGATTTGTGTGTGCGGCTTTGTCTCGACGCCAAGGAAAGACTTATATCGCTAATATCATTGGACAACTCATTTCGTTGATTCCAAATTGCCACATTCTTATCATGTCTCCAAACTACTCGCTGTCTCAGATCTCTTTTGATTTGCAGCGAAACCTCATTAAGCACTTTGACCTAGAAGTAGCACGAGACAACGCAAAAGACAAAGTTATTGAGCTTACAAATGGCTCGACCGTAAGAATGGGATCCATTAATCAGGTCGATTCCAGCGTGGGTAGAAGCTATGATCTGATTATTTTTGACGAAGCCGCCCTCGCAAATGGAAGAGATGCATTTAATGTGGCTCTCAGACCAACGCTGGACAAAGATAACTCAAAAGCGATCTTTATTTCTACTCCTCGAGGTAGAAACAATTGGTTTTCTGAATTCTTTTATCGTGGTTTTTCCGATGAATTCCCCGAATGGGTATCAATCAAAGCAACTTATTTAGACAATCCTCGTATTTCTCAAACAGACATTGACGAGGCGAGACGAACAATGAGTGAAGCTGAATTCGCTCAAGAATATATGGCAGACTTTAATGTTTATGAAGGTCAAATCTGGAGTTTCAACTTTCAAGATTGCGTCCAAAACCTTTCTGAGTTGGATACATCGAGAATGGATATTATCGCTGGGCTCGACGTCGGCTTTCGTGATCCTACCGCCTTGGTGGTTATAGCGTACGACTGGGATTCCGAAAAGTTTTATCTTCTCGAAGAATATTACCATGCTGAGCGCACAACAGAGCAGCACGCTCAGTATATTCGAGAAATTCTAGACAAATATCAGGTAGACTTTGTTTTTATTGACTCCGCAGCGCAGCAAACGAAGTTCGACTTTGCTCAGAATTACGATATTAGCTGTACAAATGCGAAGAAATCCGTGATTGATGGAATTGGGCATGTCTCCTCTATTATTGACAATGATCGGCTCGTCATTCACCAAGAGTGTAAAGAAACCCTTAGATCCATCGACCAGTATCGCTGGGATGATCGACCAGGACTGCAAACCGAAAAACCAAAACATGATGAAAGCTCGCACATTGCGGATGCGCTTCGTTATGCTCTTTACTCATTTGAAACTAGTCAAACAGGTTTCTGATGAACCTGTTCAAAAATAACTGTTGACTTTACCTACCTTCGATGATACAATTTCTTTGAAATGACAATACAAGAAGGTATTTTAAAAAAGAAAAACGGAACCTCGACAATGGAAAGATGGTTAGAAGTCGAAACAGATATTTTGTTTAGTTTATACCCAAAGTACGGGGCTGACTTCTGTAATAAACTTCTTCCTAATAGAACAAAGAAAGCTATAATTCTTAAAGCAAGTAAATTAAAAATTAAGTTACTAGAAAAGGAATAAAGACCGTAGAAGGTCTCCAAAAGAATACCGGGAGGAGATAAAATATAGCGAGTACGAAGTTTTAGAGCCTTATACTGTTTCTTCCCAAAAAATACTACATAGACACAAAAAATGCGGTTATAAGTGGAAGGTATCACCTAACAATATAAGAAAACTCGCAGGATGCCCAAAGTGCTCTGATACAGGCAAAAATTACTTGTATTTATTAAAGATAGAAGAATTAGACCTATATAAAATAGGTATTAGTTCTAACGTTAAACGAAGAGTATATGATCTATCTAATAAATATACTATAGATTGCATATGTTATTGGTATTTTGAAGATTTTGAAGAGACATATATAGTAGAACAAGCTCTTCTTAAGAAACTACCATTGTATAACACCTATAAATTAAGTAGTGGAAATACGGAAACTTTTAAATGGTGCAGCTCCCAAGATACTTTACTAAATTGGTTAGAGACGGAGCTAAGTCAGCTTATGCAAAGGGCACCGCCTGTGAAATTTGCGGGTCTACCGAAAATTTAGACTTTCATCACTTTTACTCGGTCGCTGAGCTAGTAAATCGCTGGTTAAAAACAAACAAACTTAACATAGAAAGTGTTGACCAAGCCTACGAACTCAGAGACCGTTTTATTACTGAGCATCACGCTGAACTTTACGATCACGCAGTTACTCTGTGCCATACTCACCACATGAAGCTGCACTCCATTTATGGTAGAAACCCTCAGTTGATCACTGCGAAAAAGCAAATGAGCTGGGTAAGCAAACAAAGAGAAAAACATGGCATGGTATAACTTCTGGCAGGACAAAAAGGTAGACGAAGAGAAGCTGAATCCTGCCCAGTTTGTCATTTCTCGTGATGAAGGCATTACGATTGATACTCGGGAAATTCCGGATAACTATCGTAGGCAATACGAAAGTTTAGAGGTTGTAAACCGTGGCGTCAATATGATTGTAGACGATACGGCTGAAATTCCGACTGCGGTCGGCGAAATGAACAGAAATGTTACTCCGATTGTAAAAAATGTACGGGCTGAAACCGTTCGCAGACTTCTCAATGTCGAGCCGAATCCGTTTCAGGACATTAGTGCTTTTAAGCGTAACCTCGTCATTGACTATCTAATTGATGGTAACATTTTTGTATATTTCGACGGGGCTCATCTTTATCACCTCCCAGCGGAGAAGATGAGAATCTATTCTGACACTCGTACTTATATTGAGCGTTTTGAATTTGATGCCAGCATAGATTACTCTCCCCAAGAGATTATTCATGTTAAGGAAAATTCTTTTTACTCTATTTATCGTGGGGTCTCTCGGCTTCGCCCTGCCTATCGCACCATGCAGCTAATGGTGTCGATGAGAAAGTTTCAGGATAACTTCTTTAAAAATGGTGCAGTTCCTGGACTCGTTCTCAAAACACCGAATACTCTTAGTGAAAAGATTAAGGAGCGCATGATTCAAAGTTGGAATGTGCGTTACCGTCCTGATAATGGTGGTCGCCGTCCCATGATTCTTGATGGCGGGCTGGAAGTAGATTCGATTACTGAGGTAAACTTTAAGGATCTAGACTTTCAGAGTTCTATCGAGGACAATGAAAAAGTTATTCTCAAAGCTCTTGGGATTCCGCCGATCCTCCTGGATGGTGGCAATAATGCAAATATTCGCCCGAATCATCGACTATATTACCTCGAAACGATTCTTCCAATCGTTCGGAAAATAAACTACGCGTTTGAGCGTTTCTTCGGATTCCAGCTCCGCGAAGATGTAACAAGTATTCCAGCACTACAGCCCGAGCTTCGTGACCAAGCGGCTTACTATCAAACACTTGTAAATGCTGGAATTCTCACGCCGAACGAGGCAAGAGTGAAGCTCGGAAAAGAACCAATGGAGGGATACGATGATCTTCGTGTTCCTGCAAACATTGCCGGCAGTGCTGTCAATCCTGAGTTAGGGGGCAGACCGCCACAAGAGGATACCAATGTATGAAAAGTAGAAAAGGTGTAATCATTAAGCAAGTTGCAGAATATTTTGCCGAAAAAGGCCGTATTCTGACGCGCAATGAGTATGCAAAGGATGAAGAGGCGCCAATTCGTTTTGCTATTCTTCGTCGCTATGTTCCAGTTTGGTCACGTCTTGATTCCATTATTAAGGCCAGCCATCCCGACATTTATGCAAAAATTATGCAAGAGCCGGAGCCCGCTTCCGAGCCGCCGAAGCCTGAGCCGCCCAAGCCCGAGCCGAAACCAGCTCTGAAGCCCGCTCCTACTAGAACAGTGGCGAAACCCTCGCCCAAGCCGGTGAGCAAAGATGAAGAATAAAATTTTCCATCTGGGGTCGACCTTTAAGGCACTCGGCGAAGGCGATGACGGTTCCGTAGAAATTCGTGGCTTTGCAAGCACAGCGGACCGTGACCGTGTCGGCGACATCATTGATGTAGATGCTTGGACGAAAGGTGGCCTCGATAATTTTCATAATAACCCGATTATTCTTTTTAATCACGATTACAATAAGCCTATTGGTCGTGCGACCGGTGTGAAAGCTACACCACAAGGTCTAGAACTTCAAGCTAAAATCTCGAAATCTGCTGGTGCAATTCGAGATATGGTGAAAGAAGGCATCCTCGGAGCTTTTTCCGTTGGTTTCCGTGTAAAGGATGCTGATTATATGGCGGAAACTGACGGATATCGCATTAAGGATGCGGAACTGTTTGAGGTATCGGTTGTATCCGTTCCTGCAAATCAGGCTGCAACCTTTTCTTTAGCAAAGTCTTTTGATTCTGAGAATGAATACAAAGACTTTATCAATCAATTTAAACGCGTTGAACCGGCCGAGCACCTAGCTGAAGATTCAGCAAAAGCTCAAGATTCAGCTGGGGATACGGCAAAAGTCGTTGAAGAAACGACAGTACAGGAGAAAACCATGGATAATGAAAAGAGCATCGATCTTGATGCTATCACCAAGGCCGCCGCTGCTGAAGCTGCTAAGGCTGTAAGTGAGCAACTGGCCGCTGAACGTAAGGCTGCTGAAGAGCAGGCTGCTCGCCTAGAGGCTGAAGAAAAGCAGTTTGAAGAGCGTGTTCGCGTCTCGGTCGAGTCCAACGCTACCAAACTCGTTCAAGACATCGAAAAGCGTTTTGAAGAGCAAAAGGGCGACCTCGAAAAGACCATTGAAGGTCTTCAGGGCGAACTCAAAGAGAAGGCTGGTGAAATCGAGAAGATGCGCGAGTCCAAGCGTGTGTTTGCTGACCGTGGCAACGGCGAGTGGCAGAAGACCTTTGAAGGCGATATCGTGGACAGCTATGTTCTCGGTCTTGCAACTGGCAAAGGCTGGAATACCTCTCGTGCTCAAAACGTGATGGAAAAAGTGAATGCTCACTCCGGTGTGCAGGTTTCCAGTGCTGACTTCGAGCAAGTTGTGTCCACCAACATCGAGCGTGACATTCAGAACGCTCTTGTGATGGCTCCCTTGTTCCGTGAAATTCAGATGACCTCTGCTTCGATGATTCTTCCGATTCTTCCCGATGCAGGCTATGCTGAGTTCGCTTCCGCACAAACCGCCGCAGGTTCTGCTCCCAATGGCAACCTCGCAACTCGCGGCGACACCTACGGTTCTCCGTTTGGTGGTGTGACCATGACGGAGCGTACGCTCACCGTCAAGAAGCTCATTTCTCAGTCCTATCTCGGCAACGAGACGGAAGAGGATGCAATTCTGCCCATTCTGCCCCTGATTCGTGAGTCGATGGTCCGTTCGCACGCTCGTGCGATTGAAAACGCACTTCTCGTGGGCAACCACGCTGATGGCGCATTCGGTACCGGCGGTGCTGCATTCAACGGTCTCGTTGCTCTTGCTGCTGCTGACTCCGACACGACTACTGACGTTGGTGGCGGTTCTGGCGGCACTTATGCAGCTACGGACGCTCTCACGGCTGCTGACCTTCTTGCAATGCGTAAGAACATGGGTAAGTACGGTGTACGTCCCGAGGAAGTCATCTACCTCGTGTCTCAGGACGCTTACTACAACCTGCTCGAAGACGCAGAATTCCAAGATGCCAACCTTGTTGGTGACATGGCAACGAAACTGACTGGTGAAATCGGTCAGGTGTTCGGTAGCCGTGTGCTTCTCGTCGACGAGTTTGCTGCTAAGGCTGCTGGTAAGTTCGCTGCTGTTGCAGTTAACCCCCGCAACTTCGTTATTCCGCGTCTTCGCGGTGTGACGGTGGAAGCAGACTACGAAGTGGCGAATCAGCGCCGCGTTCTGGTTGCTTCTCAGCGCATTGGCTTCGTCGATATCATCGACAGCGCTACCTCCAAGTGGGCTTGGAAATACGCAGCTAACTAAGTTGCATAGACCTTGGGGGCTCTACCGAGCCCCCTCGGTTTTTACAAGTTGATTCTATATGGCAAACTTAATTGACATTGATACTTATAAGCGAGCAGAGGGAATCTCAGGCGTAAAAGACGACGCCAAAATTGAGATTCTTATCCCCTCTGTGAGTCAGCTTGTAAAAACTTATTGTGGTCACAATATTATTGATTTTTATTCTACTGCAAAAACTGAGTTTTTTACTTTGGAGTGGGATACTGACATTGTTCAGCTTACGGAAAGTCCTGTAAGAACTGTAAGTGAAGTATATGAGCGAGACGGACAAGCCGCGAGTTATGTTCAACTTTATACTGGCGGAACAAATGGTAAGTATGACTACTATGTCGATACAAACACAGACTCTATTCGCAGAACTACTAGCACTTCTTACAAGTACTGGCCCAAGGGCGCGGGATCAGTAAAGGTTGTGTATACTGCTGGCTATGAAAATGTTCCGGAAGACTTGAAACTTGCTGTTATTGATCTGATTACTTACTACTTAAAAGATGAGCACAAAGAGCGTAGAACTATTGCAGGAGCTTCGATTCAGAACCAGTCGTCTACAAGCCTTCGAGACAGCGTGGCTTTTCCAGATCACATAAAGCGCGTTCTTGATATGTATAAAAATTTCTAATGAGCAAGCAGTTTGTAGAAAAGTTATTCAACGAAAGACTACTTAGAATTAGTAATAACAATGTAGAAATGAGAAAAGACCTGGAGGGTCAGTCGGGTCAGGTTTTGTTTCTAGAGAACTTAGTAGGTTTTAATAAAGCACTAGAATCCTTAGGTGTAGAAGAGCTAAGTAGTGATAATGTAGATTCTATTTTGCGTGCGGTGCGTAAAAAAGCTAAAAAACTTCATACGGCTTTTTATAAAAAGAATAGGCCTAGATACAATAAAGCGGTTAGAAAGTTACAAGAGCTAGGAGTTCCTCTTACCGATATAGGCACAAAAGTATTTATAGTAAGTACTTTTAGAAATAGCCTAGATGCTATAAAATCTGATATTGTTGACGAAATAAAGAAAGTCACGGGTATATCAGAAGATGAAGGAAAAAAGCTAGCTGCTATGACTCACAAAGGTCATGGTGTACGAGGTTTCGCAGTATCTCAGGTCGAGATTGCTTCAGGCGCTAACTTTATTGAGAAAACTCTAAAGGAAGCAGGGGTTAGTAATCCTCAACAATTTCTAGAAAATTCTTTTGCTTCGTTCGTAAAGGGCGGAACATTATCCGGAGAAGAATACAGTCTAATTCAAGAAATAACAACAAATTACAGACAGCTTGTTACTACTAGAGGCAAATTAAAAGCGGACTATATTTCAAAAATAACTTATCAATACGGGGCCGATAATTTAGAAGATTCCGTATTTGAAAAAAGACTTAAAAGTATATTTTTTAAAGAGTTTGCACCTCAAGTAGCTAAAGACATAGCTAAGATGCCCGGCTCTAGTAGTCTAGAACAAAAGACGTTAGCAAGCATAATTGCACAGTTTAAATTGACAATTAAACCCGGCAAAAATGGGACTTTAGTTTTAAAAATAGAAAATAGTTATAATCCAGACACTACTAAATTAAAAACTTCTGGAGTAGCTAAAACTAAAGGGAAGCGTTCTGGAAAAGCAAAATTTACTCAAGGTAAAACACCAACGAAGCCAAGAATAAGAGTAAGGTCAGGATCTTCTTTACCAGACATTAGAGCTTTAATTGGCTTACTAAATGAAAGACTACCACAACAAGTGGCGAAGAATATGGAAAGCCCTGCTCTTAATTATAGAACCGGGAGATTTGCATCTAGCGTAAGAGTTACAGATATAACATCTACATCAAAAGGCTTGCCAAGTATTGGGTTTAGCTATATGAAGAATCCGTACCAAGTTTTTGAGTATCCAGGGTCAGGAAACTCCTTAGCACAGAATCCCTTTCCTGGAGCTAGGGATCCTAGAGCCTTAATTGATAAGTCAATACGAGAAATTATGGCACAGTTTATAGTAGGAAGATTCTACACTAGGAGACAGTAATGGCATCTAGAGATTATACTAGCAGAAGACTTGCCATTGTTGATGCTCTGGTAAGCAAATTGAAGGTTATAAATGGTACCGGCAACTTCAGAACAGAGCTAAATGATAATGTGTTTCCTAGGCTAAAGTTTTGGGATGAAGTAGAAGAATTTCCTGCTGTACATCTAAATGCTGGAAGCGAAAGAAGAGATTATCAAGGCGGCGGATACAAAGACAGGTACTTAACTGTAACTATTCGTTGTTATGTAAACGAGGAAGATGCTGTAAAAGCTCTAGAGGGTCTGTTAGAAGATGTAGAAACAGTCCTTGAAGATAATAGCAGACTAGCCTACACTGATCGGCTAGGTGCAACAAATTATACTCAACAAATTACTATACTTTCAGTCGACACTGACGAAGGTGTTTTGGAACCTCTTGGCGTAGGAGAAATCATATGCGAGGTTCGTTACTGAAGAAGCAAGAAAACAAAAGTTTCTCTTCCTTCTCAGTTTAGGAGATACTAAATGGCCGATACATTGTACTTTAGTCGCGATACTAAAGTCTACCTCAAGCAAGGTTCCAATGTTTGGGAAATCCCTGTGCTTGATGGTTTTAGCTTTTCGCAAGCAACTAATGCTTCCGAAATTACTCTGAACGAAATGTCGGACGCCTCCGGCGTCAGTCGTCGTGCTCGTCAGATGTTTACAGACTCTTATGCTCCGGCAGAATGGTCTTTTTCGACATATATGCGTCCGTTCATTTCCAGCACGTCAGCGGGCCAGTGGGAAGATACAAATGCAAATCATCACTGCGTTGAAGAAGCGCTTTGGGCAAATTTTGTTGCCGTTAATGCCTGGACTCCTCCTTCTTCGGGAGATTCTGCGTGGACCAATGGCGTTACTCTTGGCACTTCTAGCCTTGCCTTTGACTTTGATAGCTCTAATGCTGTTACTCTTGGCACTTTTGATCTTTTCTTTGTTATGGGTGGTGCTGGAAGCGGAACCAAAACTACCTATAAAATAGAAGGCTGTGTAGCGAACTCTGCCTCTATTGATTTCGATATTGATGGGATTGCTACAATTAACTGGTCTGGTTTTGGTAAGATTATTACTGAAGATACCGCTCCGACTGCAACAATTACAGAAGCCCTGACTTCCACTAGCAACTTTATTCGTAATCGTTTGACCTCCTTGGTGGCTACTTCCTCTTTGAGTGGTACCTCCGTTAGTTATGATTTGGTTCTGACAGGCGGAAACATTACCTTCGAGAACAACATTACGTTTCTTACGCCCGAGACTCTTGGTGTTGTGAACCAGCCTCTTGGACACGTTACAGGTACTCGTGCGATTTCTGGTAACTTTACTTGCTATTTGAATGCGGACACAAACTCCAGTGCCGACCTATTTGAAGATATTATCGAAGCTACTTCTACTATCACGAACTCGTTTAATCTTACTTTTAGCGTTGGTGGTTCGGCAGCTCCGAAAGTAGCAATTGCTCTTCCTCAGTGCCACTTGGAAGTTCCTACACACTCAATTGATGACGTTATCTCTGTTGAAGCTAATTTCCATGCTCTTCCCAGCAATATTAGCGAAACTGACGAAGCAACAATCACATACACTGGTACAGCTTACTAAGGTATAAAAAAATAGTTGTTGACATTTTGATGTTACATGGATATAATAGTTAGGAAATCGGGGGAGTTCGCTCCCCCGAATTAACTTTAAGAAGAGGTAATTATGACAGAACCCGTTTCTCTCGCGAGTCTCATGACTCCTAGTAAAACTGTCGAGATTGATTTTCCCGGACATACAGGATTCAAAGTATCTCTTTGCTATCTTGCCCGAGAAGAGCTGCTCAAACTACGTAAAAAGTGTATTACTCAGAAGTTTGACCGTAAGACCCGACAGCCCACCGAAGTTCTTGATGAAGAAAAGTTTCTTACAGAATATGTAAAAGCAGTCATCAAAGGATGGTCAGGATTTAAGTATCGTATCCTAGAAGAGCTTCTGTTGGTGGATACTTCTAATCTCGACCCCGAAGATGAGCTTGGTTACAGCCAAGAAAACGCAGAACTTCTAATGAAGAATTCTAGCGATTTTGACACTTGGGTAACTGAGACGGTCGCAGAATTAGAAAATTTTACGACGAGCAGATCGAGCGAATAATCGGTCTGCTTGAAAAGTATATTAAGTCTCCGCAAATTGATGTAGATAAATATCTTAAAATTTGTGAAGAATTAGGGCAAGAGCCCGACCCCAACAGAATGCCAATGGACCTATCGGATATGCCGTATGAAGTCCAGTTGGCATTTTTTGTGTACGGATTTTTACCGGATCGTTGGGAAGGTATGAGCAGCACTTATCTAGGCAAAGATTGGTCTAGTGTAGGCGAAGTTTTGAATATTTACGAAATACAAGAGAGAAAGCTAGTTTTTACACTTTGTAAGCATATTGAAAGATTCACAGTACAAAAGGCACACGAAGATTCTGAGCGCAAACGAAAGCGCGAAAGCAGTAAAGGAAAAAACTTTACTCATAACGTGAAAGGTTAATGGCAAATACAATTGAGCTTGGTATTGTTGTCGATGATAACGGTAGCCTAAAGCTAGTAACCAAAGAAGCCCAAGCAGCAGGAAAGGCCCTGGGTGGGGTTAGTAGTAACGCACAAACTGCTGACCGTCGACTAAAGGGCACAGCTAAGGCTTCCTCTAATTCTTCTAAAAACTTTGCTAAACAAGCCCAGGGAATTACCAGCGGGCTTGTACCTGCTTATGCAACTCTTGCTGCTAATCTTTTTGCCGCCCAGGCCGCCTTTGCATTTTTAAGAGAGTCCGCAGACTATTTACAATTATTGCAAGGTCAAGAAGCTCTTACAATGGCTACGGGTATCGCATATCAATCCCTGGCTAAAAGCCTACAGGCAGCCACCGATAATCAAATTACTTTTACAGAAGCCTCTAGAGCTACTGCTATTTCTTTGGCGGCAGGCTTATCAGGTGATCAACTTAAAGAGCTCGGCTCCGCTGCTCTCACAGTTTCTAGAACTCTCGGTAGAGACCTGACAGATTCTTTCAATCGTCTTATTCGTGGTGTTACCAAAGCAGAGCCGGAACTACTTGACGAATTGGGTATTATTCTTCGCCTGGAGGATGCAACTCGCGAATATGCTCGCGCTCTAAATGTAGGTAGAAATGATTTAACTGCATACCAAAGAACTCAAGCTGTAACCAATGACGTTCTTCGTCAGGTAGAAGAAAGATATGGAAAAATTAATGCTATCATGGACCCTGTAGGAAACTCCATGAATAAGCTAGCTGTGTCTTTAGAAGCTGTAGCTCGTCAGATAGGTACTGCGCTCGTAGGGCCAGCTAACTTTATAGCTGATGTGCTTACTAAAAATGTTTTTGCTGCGGCTGCTTCTTTCGGTCTTTTTGCTTCTTCTATTCTTAGCTCCGTTATTCCGAGTGTTACAGACCTAGCTGACGAAAGCCAGTTTTTGGATAAAAGAATGCAAAACCTAGACAGAGGTATTGTAGGAATTTCTGAGACTTTAGATAGAAATTCTAAAGCAACGGAAAAGTTAGGCACGTCTATAGATATTTTAGGTTTAAAAGTAGAAAAAACAAAACTTAGATTCCAGAAAGCAGGTATAGCAGTTGAAAAGTTTAAGGTCGGTGCCCTCAGAGCAGCACGAGCTTTATCTAGGATGGCAGGTGTTATTGGTATCGCTATTGTAGCTTGGGAACTCCTTACCGCAATATTTGACGTAGCAAGAAAAAAACTTGGGCTGTTTAACGAAGAATACGAAAAATTAAAAGAGGCCGCAGAAGCTAACAGTCAGGCTCTCCAAGGTTCGGCAGATGATTTTGAGAAAATGGGTCGTCGTATTGAGGAAGTACCTTTTCGTACTCTAAGAGAAGAACTCGAGTTTATTGGAAACGCAGCAAACTCTATTAGTCTACAAACTTTAGAAGATCAGATTGCTATTATTCGGCAACTACCCGAAGAAGTTATGAAAACTAATACAAAATTAAGGGGTAGGGCAGGAAGAGGCTCCGGAGCCGGGGCAGTTACAACCGTAGTTGGTCTTAGCCAAGAAGCCAAAGATGCTAATCAAGGATTAAAAGATTATTTAAATACTGTTGGTCAAGTAGTTCCGGGAGTCTTGGATTTAGCTAATTCTATTGATATTAATACTGGAGTAACTGACGAGCAGCTTGCTAGTTTAAGAAGGCTTGTAGATACTTATGCCGAGCAAGCTGCTAGAAGTTCAGAAATTAAAGAACTTATTCAGCAAGAAACCAGAGCAAGGGATGCTTTAAACAGTCAATTTAATGCGACACCTATACAAACAGTACTAAACTTAAATGAAAAATTAGCGAAGGCACGCGCCAAAGACCTGGCTGTGCTAGCTAGCCAATTAAATGCGAATGATAAATACTATGAGCAAAAGCTAAAAGAGTATGCATTAGCAGCTAGAAGTTTGGCTCTTGCTCGCGCAACTGCTACAGAATTTCAACAGCTTAGAGACGACGAGATTGCTCTATTAGATAGACAAAATTCTTTAACATTGAAAAAGCTCGGTCTGGAAAGCCAAGTAACTATGGCCGCTCAAAGACAGAGCGCATTACTTCGTGAACAAGAAATCTCGTTAGCAATTGATCAAAAGCGGCTACAGATTCGGGCTGCCATGGCATCTGTAGATAAAAATGATCCTTTGTCTGTGGAGAATGCAGAAAGAACAGTTCAAGCTCTAGAAAGAGAAATAGCTCTTGACGAAAAAAGACTTGATATTTTAAGGCAACAAAACAACGAGCTTATTCAAATGCGGGATAATGCTATTCAAGCATTTGAAGGGTCTATGAATACTGCTTTACAGCAACTGATTAAAGGACAAGAAACAAATATTAAGACTCTTGTTTTGAATATTGCTGAAGCAACGCTTAACTCCGTGGCAGATAGCCTTGCGAAACAGTTTACTACAAGAATTAGTGAGTTTATGTTTGGCAAAAAGGAAGATCCTGCTGAAAAAATAAGAAATGCAATGGTAGACGGCGCAAATTATTTTGGTTCTGTAGCTGCAAGAGCAATGGGCAAAACGACCCCAGTTTCTCCTACACAAAGTTCTCTGCCTCCTGAAGCAACAAAAGCCATAGGGGATTTAAATACAGAAGGGTCTGGGTTTAGCATGAAGAGGTATTTGTTTGGTGCACAAGGCCAAGTTTCTGTTTCAGAAGGTAACGATACTCAAACTACCACAGGAAGAATGGGCGGTGTTTTTGGTCCTTTTCTTAACAGCCTAAGCAACCTTTTTAGTGGAGATGCTCCTTTCTTGAAATCTTTGGGAGGCGTGTTCGCTAACGGCCTCAAAGGGTTTGGTACTCTTTTTAGTGATCTACTTGGTGGTATCTTCGGAGGTGGAGGTTCCGGTGTATTAGGAATGGTGGGGGGTTTCTTTGGTCTTGCTCGGGGCGGAGTTATGCCTCGTGGGTATGCCTCTGGCGGTATCGTAAAGGAGCCGACTTTCCTTGTGGGCGAAGGTCGCCATAATGAAGCAGTAGTTCCTCTTCCTGACGGCAGATCTATTCCTGTTTCTATGCCTTCTGGTGCTAATGGCATAAATAACGTTACCGTTAATGTAGCTGTAGACAATCAAGGAAACGGCACTTCACAAACTCAGATGGATAATCAACAGGCTGGAAACCTGGGCAAAGTTATTTCTCTTGCAGTTCAAGAAGAGCTTCAAAGACAAAAACGACCCGGCGGTATTCTTAGCCCGTATGGAGCAGCATAATGGCACTTGGATTTAATACTGGAGCTACTTACGGTAATAGACAAGTAACTCCTGATAAAACAATGCAAAGAAGTACTAAACCGAAAGTATATCGAGCAGCTTTTGGTGATGGATATGAGCAAAGACTTGCACAAGGGATTAATCCACTTGAACAGACATATTCTGTAGCTTTCTCTACTAGAGACAACGAAGAGATTGATGATATTGTTGCTTTTCTTGATGATAAGCAGGGAGTTACTAGTTTTGCTTTTACTATTCCGGACTCTAACGGGGTTTCAAACCAAACTACAATTCGAGTCATTTGCGAAGACTATTCTTTAACCTATACAAACGATGAATTTTATAGCTGTGATGCTACCTTTAGACGAGTATATGAGCCGTGAGTGAAATTATAGAAGCTGTACAGAAGCAGGACCCCGGGTCTGAGCTTATAACTTTATTTGACCTGTCCCTACCAGACGGGTCTACAGCTTATTTTACTTCTAATTACGATGCCTCTAGTGTCGAATTTAGGGACTCTGGCGGAACTCCGAGAACTTATGTCTCTCTCCCAATGGAGGCTGACGGTTTCGATATTTCCTCCGACGGTTCTTATTCCAGACCTACTCTAACTGTTGCAAATGTGAATAGTGTTTTTGCTGATTCAATTGGTATAGATTTTGAAGAGCTTATTGGTCGTAGAATTACTCGTAGATTAACATTAAAAAAATACTTATATGGAGAGAGCGGAGATTCTAATCCCCCTATAGAGTACCCAAGAACAACTTATGTAATTGATCGTATTAAAGACAAAAATATTATTCAAGTTACTTTTGAACTAGCAGCACCTTTTGACATTGCTGGAATAACTTTGCCTCGTCGCCAAGTAATTAGTGGCGGCTGCCCGTGGAGATACCAAGGAGCCTCTGCTAGCCTTAATGAAGAGGATAAAAAGGGCGGATGTATTTGGCATGCAGAAGGCGACTATAGAGGTGGAAATATTTATGTCAATTCAAAAGATGAGTACATAGTTTCTTCTACACTCACTTTTACAACCTTCTCGGGTTCAGGCACAGCGGGGTCTTATTACAGAACTGTAAAAACGGGACTCACGCAAGTAGATTCTAGTGGAGAATATGCAACTCCTTCTGGAACGATTTATGACTATTGGCAGTGCTTGACAAACACTTCTAGTACTCCTTCGGACACAAATACGGACTGGAGAAGGGTTAGAATATTTTATATCTATAGTGCTTCTACCACATATAAAGCGTTTACTGATACTTCTTACAATGACTATGTTTTATACAGCTCCCAGATTTGGAAAGTAAAAACAATTACACAGGATGCAAATAGCCACATTTCTACTCCTCAGTCAAATAACTACTGGACTCGAGGGGATTCTTGTGGAAAAAGAGTAACTTCTTGTTCTCGAAGATTTCATGCCACTCCAGATGGTTCTGGAGGTATTTTAACAACTACGACGAAAGAGGTGGCCTTGCCTTTTGGAGGGTTCCCAGCTTCGAGAATTTACAAGTGATAGAGCACTTAATGAATGAGTACCCGCGAGAAGCCTGCGGAATACTTTTAAATAAGCGAGGAAAATTGGAATGGTTTCCTTGTGAGAATGTAGCAGAAGGTGACGAAGAGTTTCGCATTTCAGCAAATGACTATATAAAAGCAAGTTTGCAGGGAGATATTCATGCAATTGTTCATAGCCATCCCGACTCATCTCCTGAGCCAAGTGAGGCAGATAAGCAAGCATCTGATTTTCTTGGGATTCCTTATTGGATATACGCCATACCTAGTTGTGAGCTTTATGTTTATGAGCCGAAAAGAAAAAAAGAGCCGCTACTAGGCAAAGAATACAAGTTTGGAGTAAATGATTGTTATTCACTTGTAAGAGATTACTATAAAGATTTAAATATTGATTTACCTGCAATTCCTTTTGAAGATGATTTTTGGCTAAAAGGAATCAACTATTTTGATGAACTGCAAGATGCTTTTGGATTTGTTACTGTAGACGAACCACAAAAGCATGATATGATTATTTTTAATGTTATTTCAAATATTCCGAATCACTGCGGGGTTTACTTAGGCGAAGACGTTTTTATACACCACGCAGTTGATAGGCTTTCATGCCGAGAATCCCTACACTCCTTTTGGGGTAGATACGTTACGAGATATATACGATGCAAAAAGTTTATTTAAACGGAGATATTGCAAAGTTTGGTTCTGTGTGGGAAACTTCTTGCAGAACAATTCCTGAAATTTTTAAATTGATTGACTGCCAAACTCCGGGATTTCGTAAGTATCTTATTGACGCAGCGGATAACGGTATTGAGTATGAAATTCGTCGAGGAGAAGAGTTTGTAAGCGAAGAAAACCTACTTCTCTCTTTGGGCAAAGAAGATATTATTATTACGGAAGTTCCTACGGGATCAAAGTCTGGAGGTGCGAAACTTTTAGTAGCTGCCGCAATTGTAGCACTTTTGGTAATCAACCCTGGAGGGGCCTTTACTACTACTACTCAGATGTCAGGAGCAGCCATTGGTCAGAGTGGAACAGTAACGGTAACGACTGGACTTAATGCGACGGGTCTTGCACTCGCAAGTGTTGCTGTTAATCTGTCTTTAACGGGAATTTCTCAGCTTATCGCCCCCGGCCCAGAAGCCGACGGTGCCGATACAAATGAAGGCTACCTTTTTAATGGACCTATAAATACTACGAAGCAGGGATTGCCGGTTCCTGTTGCATATGGTGAGCTTATTGTTGGTGGTGCCGCCATTTCTGCTGCATTTACTGCAAGTCGTCAACCTCCGGCTGCATCTACAAATTTTGGTCCTGGATTTTCTAACCCTAGCGAATCTCAGGAATTAGACTCTCCGAATACTGCTGGGGGCGGCGCATACCAAGACTGTTTCATAGCGGATGCTCTTGTGACAATGAAAGACGGAACAGAAAAAAGAATTCAAGAGATAGTTCCGGGGGAGGAAGTAAAAAGCCAAAGTGGGTTTAACACAGTCATTGAAAACAATGCTCAGCTTGGAAAAGCTAGGCTATATTCGATAAATAATAATTCTCATTTTGTAACTGATACTCACCCTTTCCTGACTTTAGAAGGGTGGAAAAGTTTTAATCCCTCGGTAACAAGAGAGATTCACCCAGGGCTAGAAGTTAGCCAACTAAACATTGGTGATACGTTAGTTACGGCGGAAGGCGAAGAGGTTCTGGAAAAATTTACTAAAATTTACAAAACCACTCCAATATTTAACTTAAATGTAGACGGAGACGATACGTATATTGTGAACAAGTTTATTGTTCACAATAAATAGGAAATAATTCATGGCAATAAGAACAATCCCTTATAGACAACAATATGGTGCTGTATATGATCTTATTTCGGAAGGACCGATCGAAGGTCTGGTAAACAGCGAAGCCAGCGTCTACCTTAATGAAACTCCTATTACTAATTCTTCTGCCGTAGAAATTTATGGCTCTAGAATTATCACAGTCTCTGCATCTGCGAGCAGTGCTAATATTACTGGAACTTTTCTTAGTACTGACGTAGGAAAAAATATAAATATTCCTGGAGCGGAAGCTGCCAGCACTACCTCTGCGTCTTTAACTCCCGGCTCCACTACTTTAATTACTTCTTCCTCCATTTTTAATGCCGCCTATATCGAAGCAAGTGCTCGAGGGGCTTCCGCAGCTTATGTTAGAATTGCTGGGGCTGGTCCCGACGGAGGAGAGTATCGTGGTAGAATTTATAAAGTTAATTCCGGTACTTCTGTATTAATCACGCCGGCAACAACTACTGCCGTATCTTCGGGCGCTGCAGTAACCATCGACTTTGTTGCCTCTATCTCGAACGTGACTTCTAGCACTACGGCTACCGTATCTCGAGTGGTTCCTCGAACTGCAACTTCTGTACGAGGTCAAATTTATGCCGCTCAAGCTGTTACGGGAGACTACTATAAGAATTTCTCAAATGCAAAAGTATTTTTTCGCCCTGGAAACACCTATCAGAATCCTATAACGAGTATTGCCTGGGCACCTACCGACAGCTTTATAGTTGCAGACGGAAGCGAATTAAAGTGGTATGACAAAGATAGTGTAAACGAGGTTATAGTCAATCCGTTAGACTCTCAAGGATTAGGACTTACACGAGAACGCTCTCAAGAAATCTCAAATGTAAAACTAACGCTAGAGTTTCCTGCCGGGTTATTAATCGCACAAAAAGATGGAGACATTAAACAAGGCGTTGCAGAGTTTCAAGTTTTCATTGATTACAAGAGAGCTGCGTCTGATACTGCCTATGAGACTTTTCTTATTTATGGAAGATCAAACCCTCCTGCCTGGCCTTCAGGTACAAGAAGAATTACTGGTATCTTTGAAGAGGACTATCGTTTAGGCCAAGAAGGTGTTATTCGCACTATTTCAACCCGTAGCTCTTTTGTTACAGAAATAGACTTAAATATTTCTGACTATGCCCCTTTCTATGAATGGAGACTCAGAATACGCCGACGCACTCCAGAAGACCCCAAAGATTTTGTAGGGTCTGCCAACTTAGATGACGGCTACAACTTTATCGGAGTTACTCGACTAAAAACAATCCAGGCTTCTACTCAGAATATTTTTAGCTATCCGAATTCGGCTTATGCTGCTGTTGAATTTTCTGCGGAAGATTTTGACACGCCTCCTAATCGTAGTTATCATATTCGTGGTAAAAAAGTAAAAGTTCCTACCAACTATATTACTCGAGAAGAGGCGGGAACGAATGAAGCAAAGTACACTCGAAATAAAACTACCGGAGCAGATACAGGCGCATACGTAACTTGGGATGGAACATTCCGAGGCGATCTTTCTCTGTCTGCTTCTTCTGTTAATTATCCTTTAGTTTATACGAATAACCCTGCTTGGATTTTTTACGATATTCTTACTAATAAAAACTACGGTATTGGTGATTTTGTAGAAGAGTCAGATATTGATAAATATTCTCTTTATCAAATTGCTAGATATTGTGATGAATTAGTCGACGATGGAAACGGTGGACTAGAGCCTCGGTTTACCTGTAATGTTTACTTTAGCACTAAGCAAGAAGCCTATAAAGTACTAAAAGATCTTGCTAGTGTTTTTAGAGGTATGATGTACTGGGTTGATGGACAGATTACTCCTGTTCAAGATCGTCCAAAAGAGCCGGTATACACCTTTACTCAAGGTAATGTAATTGATGGTTTATTCTCCTATGAGACTACGGGCCAGCGGGCTCGTATTAATCAAGTAAATGTTACTTGGAATAACCCAGAAGAATTATACAAGCAATCAGTAGTTACTGTAGATGATATTGATAACATAGCAGAAACTGGAAGAATTGTAGCAAAAGATGTTGTTGCTTTTGGTTGTACTTCAGAGGGACAGGCGCTGCGTGTTGGCCGCTGGCATCTATTGACCGATACACTTGAGACTGAGATAGTTAAGTTTCAGACTTCGATTAATGCAGGCTTTTTACGTCCCGGAGATATAATCAATATTCAGGACGCTAAGCTAAATTCTGTTGAATTTAGTGGCCGTACTTCTAATGGTAGCACGACCACTTCGATTGAGCTAGACAGAAGTGTGGTACTGCAGGCTGGTGAAACATACAATCTTTATTTAATATACCCAGAGCCTGGATGTTATTTGCAGCAGGCTTCTGCAACTATTAATAGCACTTCTTATGAAAGAGGTGATTTAATTCTTTTAGATGCTGGCGGAAGCGCCATTGAAACTGCTGAAGATGCGGCAAATCTTGTAGATGACTCCGGCAATAAAGTATTCACTTCTTTCAACCCTAATTCTAGACTAGAGAAAAAACAAATTTCTACAAGTGCGGGTACTGTTAGCACTCTTACTGTTTCTTCCGCTTTTTCTTCAGCTCCTGGAACTGAAGTAATTTGGGCAGTTTCTAATATTAACGAATACCAAAGAGAAGATGCAGTTGTTCGTTACAGAATTTTAGGAATCACAGAAGACCAAAAAAATCTATTTTCAATCGTTGGTTCTAAGGTTATCTTTGAAAAATACGACGAGGTAGAAAAGAATTATGCTAGATATGTAGAGCAATATAAGCCTACTCCATCTAGAAATGAGACTGTTCCTTCTCCTTCTGAGCTGAAAGTAGAGCTATTACCTACTGCGAGCCCAGAAGAAGGGACAGCAGGGGTAGGACAAAAAGTTGTAGTTTCTTGGAACGAACCTGTAGAAACTTTTACGGACTCAAACGGTAACTCTACTACTCGTAAATATCAATTTATTGATACCTATGAAATCCAGCATAATTTTAAAGGTACGGGCTATGACGGAGGTTTTGAAACTATTCCGATACCCGCCTCTCAAAACAGTGCTATTTTTGACAATGTTACGGCAGGAAATTATACTGTAAAACTTCGTACTAGAAATATACAAGGGCAGCGTTCGCCTTGGATTTCTATTACTCAGCTTGTAAAAGCTACTGAGCAAACGGCTTCTTATTTTGATAGAGTTACAAGAGCCATTCTTGGCGGGAGCATAAATTCTCCTATAACATTAAATACTAGTACTGGCTTAGTTAGTATTGTCAACAGTGACTACAAGTTTGTGTCGTCTGTGGGTCGTTCCTACACTGTGGCAAGTGCAACAACCGCTCAAAGCGAAATTAATTTTTCCTCTCTTTCAAGTGGACAAAGCGCATATTGGTATTTTGATTATAGTGATACTGTAGATCCTTGGAAAACCGCAGTAATTCATGTAGACTCTGTGGTTGAGAGTGTATCGGGCGGTACAATTGATTATCAGTACTGGAAAGAACTCGGGGCCTCTAATAATGGACTCGCTTTAATTTCCGGAACTATTTCTGTGGCCACCGGTTCTGCTACAGTTACTGGAGTCGGCACCTCTTTTACTACTGATTTTTCTGAAGGAGATCTAATTAAGCTGTCTCCTAATGGGTCCCATACAGAAGTTGCTGGAGCAGAGTACTCTGAGGTCGCAAGCGTTGAAAGCGATACGATTCTTCATCTTCGCGGTAACTTAACAAAAACTTTTAGCGGAGATTATGCTTACAAACAGTCTTTGAAGCCTGATTTTGTTAATGACAATATTTTGGCAGAAGTAACTAACTCTGCGGGTACCTACAGTATTGAGTACTTTGTTTTAAAAAGCGGAGAACAAGGAGCGGAGGGAGAGACCGGCCCCCAAGGCGCAACAGGCATACAAGGGGTTCAGGGCGTTCAAGGTCCTATCGGGGATACAGGCCCTATTGGGGATACAGGGCCTCAAGGGGTTCAAGGTGCTCAAGGCCCTATAGGTGATACTGGTATTCAAGGTGTACAAGGCCCTCAAGGTAATACCGGTGTTCAAGGTGTACAAGGCCCTCAAGGTAATACCGGTGTTCAAGGTGCTGTTGGTGACACAGGTGTTCAGGGTCCTCAAGGACCTATCGGAAATACTGGTATTCAAGGTGTACAAGGCCCTCAAGGTAATACCGGTGTTCAAGGTGTTCAGGGACCTATAGGCGATACTGGTATTCAAGGTGCTGTTGGTGACACAGGTGTTCAGGGTCCTCAAGGACCTATCGGAAATACTGGTATTCAAGGTGTACAAGGCCCTCAAGGTAATACCGGTGTTCAAGGTGTTCAGGGACCTATAGGCGATACTGGTATTCAAGGTGCTACGGGGCCTCAAGGTGCCACAGGTGTTCAAGGGATTCAAGGGCCCATCGGTAATACTGGAGCCCAGGGCGTGGCGGGGGCTACAGGGGTTCAAGGCGTTCAAGGCGTTCAAGGCCCTGCAGGTGCTGCAGGCACTGCCGGTAATCAAACCTTTACTTTCTATTCTACAGCTCCTGATGATACCCTAAATTCTTCTCCTACTATTAATGCTTGGAGCAGCGGCGGGGCTTATACTCAAGGAAATGTTGTTTCTTATTCCGGGGGAGTTTATGCTGCCCTACTTAATCATACGGGAAGAACAACAGCTCCTTCTGCCGACACAAGCTATTGGGTAAGAATATATGCGGGTGCAGATAATTCTTCTAATACTGCTGATTTTACTCGGCTTACTCCTACTATTTTTATCAGTACCAGCGGATACTGGCTAACCGTAGAAGGTGGCCAATCTGATTCACAATATAGATGGTATATTGACGCAACAGTAGCCGGAGTTACAAATATTAAGTGGACCATTGCAGCTCTTGAGCAAAACAGTGCTGCAATTACTCAGGACGATTTTCAAGACCCTGTACTAATAAAAGGGCAAAAAGGAGAACAAGGACCTCAAGGCGCAACGGGGGCCCAAGGCCCTCAAGGTGCTACAGGTGTTCAAGGTATTCAAGGACCGCAAGGTAATACGGGTGCTCAAGGCCCACAAGGTAATACAGGTATTCAGGGTGTTCAGGGTGTTCAAGGCCCCCAAGGTAATACAGGTGCTCAAGGTGTTCAAGGCCCTCAAGGTAATACAGGTGCTCAAGGCCCTCAAGGTGCTCAAGGTGCTCAAGGCCCTCAAGGCCCTCAAGGTAATACAGGTATTCAGGGTGTTCAAGGCCCCCAAGGTAATACAGGTGCTCAAGGTGTTCAAGGCCCTCAAGGTAATACAGGTGCTCAAGGCCCTCAAGGTGCTCAAGGCCCTCAAGGCCCACAAGGCCCTCAAGGTAATACAGGTATTCAGGGTGTTCAAGGCCCCCAAGGTAATACGGGTGCTCAGGGTGCTCAAGGCCCTCAAGGTAATACAGGTGTTCAAGGCCCTCAAGGTGCTCAAGGCCCTCAAGGCCCACAAGGCCCACAAGGTAATACAGGTATTCAGGGTGTTCAAGGCCCCCAAGGTAATACGGGTGCTCAGGGTGCTCAAGGCCCTCAAGGAGCTACAGGGCCTCAAGGGGCTCAGGGGGTTGTGGGGCCTGAGGGAGATACTGGGCCTCAAGGCATAACAGGACCTAGCGGACCTGCCGGGGAAGCTGGGGTTACTGTTGCTTTTGGAACAACAGGTACTGCTCCAAATTCAACCAATCCTACCCCGGCACAAATGAAATCAGCTATTGAAGCTCTAAAAAGTCCCGCAAAAGTAAATGATGTTTTTTGGCATATTCCAACTGATAGGGCTTTTGTTTTAACAAACGTGTCAACCCCTACTTTCAGTGAGTATAATAGAGTAGTATCTGGCGGCAATATTATTTTTGACGGTTCTAATAGTAGAATAATTATAGCGGATTAATATTATGGCAAATCGAGTATTATTAGGGCAAGATGGGAGCGATTACGTTCTCAAGGTTTCAAAATCTGGAGTAAACGTACTGACTGCGGGAGACGATGATTTGGTATTTGATTCTACTAAGCCAGAGTCTTCCTTTATCATAAAAACTGGCACAGTAGACCTAACTACAGGCTCTACAAGCTCTCCTCCGAACCCTCTAGGCAGCAGTGCTTGGGTAAATTTTGGAGTTACTTTGTCTTACTACCCTCTTGTCACTATTACTCGTCAAGTGGGTAGCAACACACTGTATCCTTCCCCAGAGGTTCACTTTACGGCAGGTATTGATTCAAATAAAAATGGCTACAGCTTAACTACTATTCAGACCTATGTAGAAGTTCAGGCAAGTAGGTTTAGAGTACACGCTCTTGGAAGTCAAGGCCGAAGCTCCATTGCTACTCCGAATCTGATTGTTAGTAATTCTACATATACATTTGACTATATAGTCTATGCACTGGGAGGCGCAACGTCTAGTTAATATGGCAAATCGAGTATTATTAGGAAAAAAGGGCACAGAATATGGTTTATGGATTTCTAAACCAGGAAAAGATGTAACTACAGCAAATGTTCAAGACTTACTTTTTAGTACTTCTTCCTCAGATTACAAGTATGCTCAAATTCTTGCCCAAGGTACCCATACATTTCCAACAACAGCAGGCTCAACTCATACCGTTACAGTACCTTGTGTAAATAATGTGAAACCTTATGTTATATGGTATTCTATAGTAACCTTTGGAACTCCCGCTTATTTTCCAGGATCAAGTCTTAACCTGAATGTTGTAGTAAATTACAGTTTTCCTTCCACGAATAATTGTTCTGTACAATTTTATAAATATGGGAGTGCAAGTCCTACAATTGGTTATTTTATTACGACAGGAGAGGTGGCTTAAATGGCGAATCGCGTAGTCTTAGGAAATTTAGGAAACGGCAACTATGGGCTTAGGGTGTCTAAGCCCGGCCTAGATGCAGTAAACAGTAATGGAACTCTAGCCTCTTTTGATAATCTCACTTTTGATTCAATAAATCCTATTGGTCATTTACCTTTATGGAGATATTATAGAAGGCAAGCCTCTGCTGCAACTTTCAATTCCGCTACCGGCACATATAGTAATACAGCTAATCAAATTAGCTTTGGCACCACCCTCTCGTATCCTCCCTTAGTTTATGGTTTTAAGGAAGTAACAGGAGGTATGCTTAGTATTTATGGGTATCATAATAGTACTGTATCTAGTCAGTTTAATGATGAGTTTGGATTTACTTTTCATGTAACTGCAACAGATATTAACTTATTCCATAAATCTAGTAGCTCTGCATGGTACAGATTTTTTGTAATTTTAGCGGGAAATTAAATAATGATAGACTTTGAAGAGATTTTTGATGTATATTCTGTAGAAGGATTCGACGAAGTTTTTTATTCTTCTCTTCCTCATTTAGATGCGGGAAATTATCATTTTGAGAATAGAGATTTACAGACAGAAGAAGAAAAACTTAATTTTCTAAAAGAGAAGTTTCACCTTTTTGCTCAGATAGAAAATGGCAGAGTCTTTATTGTAAGAAAAGACGGAAAACTTGTAAGAATAGTTGCAGGAGTACTTGATGATGAAGATTCTGGCTACATTGTATGGGCTTATGATCTTATAGGCCCCGATATAAATGGCTCTAAAGGTTGGGTATATGGGAATAAAGACCCAGAGTTTATAAGGGATCATTTTAAAGTAAAAGGCTATAAAATGCCAGTTGTTTACGGGGGCAGTGAATATAACTATCACTTAAATAACGCTGTCCCTGAAAATATGATAAGAAATATTAGTGATCCGCACCAAGATCCAAATAATCAAGACCGATATTATTCAATTATAACTATAACTTTTAATAACTAAGGATTTATTTATGAGATTTCACTGTTTAGGCGTTCCTCACACTGTGACGAACAAAGATTATGTAGCTTGTGCTTATACACAAAAAGTACTAAAATTTTGTAAGATGATGAAGGATAGAGGACATACTATTTTTCATTACGGGCATGAAGATTCAGAAGTAGAGTGTACTGAACATATTACTGTTACTACTAACCAAGATTTACAAGAGGCCTACGGCAGCTATGATTGGCGAAAAGACTTTTTTAAGTTTGATACATCAGACGCTGCTTATAGAGCTTTTTATATTAACTCAATAAGAGAGATAGGAAAAAGAAAGGAGCCCTATGATTTTGTACTTGCTTTCTGGGGTGCGGGGCATAAGGTAGTTTGCGATGCTTTTCCAGATCTTACTGCTGTAGAACCAGGCATTGGATATAGTTCTGGTAGTTTTGCAAGATTTAAGATTTTTGAATCTTATGCACTTATGCACAATGTTTCTCCTATTGAAGCATCTTCACGTTGCCAAACAGATTGGTATAGTGTAGTTGTTCCAAATTACTTCGATTTAGGAGATTTTGAATTTAAAGAAGAGAAAGAAGACTATTTTCTCTTTCTAGGTAGAGTTTATGAAGGAAAAGGCGTACATATTGCAATTCAAGCGGCAGAAGCTGCAGGAGTTAAATTAAAAGTAGCTGGGCAAGGTGGGATCGTAGAAAAAATGAGCCATCTTGGCTATACTTCTGTTCCAGACCATGTTGAAGAATTAGGGTACGCTGATGTTGAAACTCGAAAGAGACTCATGGCAAACGCAAAAGCGGGGTTTGTGCCCTCTATTTATCACGAACCTTTCGGTGGAGTACAAATTGAATATTTACTGTCGGGGACTCCCACCATTACTACTGATTGGGGCGCTTTTGTAGAAAATAATTTACATGGACTGACTGGCTATCGTTGTCGTACTTTTGGGGATTTTGTAGAAGCTGTAAAAAATATAGATAAAATTGACCCTAAGTTTTGTAGAGAATGGGCAGAGAAAAATTTCAGTATGGAACGAGTCGCTGCCATGTATGAAAAAGTCTTTGTTGATATAATGAATGTGGTAACGAATAATAAAGGGTGGTATAATGATTTTTCTGACTTGTCTTGCTTAGAGCGGTATTATCCGAATATTAAAACCTAAGAAAATTTACAACTTGACACCTCATCCTTAGGTTGCTATAATTCCACAATTGGGAGAATATATTCATGGCGGCAGGAGTTTATAACATCATCATTGACCAAGGCTCTACTTTCTCACAGAAGATTACTGTGAAAGAAGACGGGGCAGTCAAGGATCTTACGGGTTATAGTGCTCGGGCTCAGATGCGCCCTACCAGAACCTCCACAACGCTTACGGCTACCTTTAGCTGTACCATTGCTACTCCTTCAACAGGAGTAATTTTGATGGAGCTAACTCCTGCTCAATCCGCCGCAATCACTGAAGGCCGATATTATTATGACTTAGAAGTCTACACTAGTGGAGAAGTAATTGTAAGTCGACTTCTTCAAGGAGAGGTTACTGTAACCCCTGAAGTGACACGATGAGCACACTAACTTTAGAGATCACAAATAATGTTACCGACGTAACCATTGAAACTGATGTTACCGTTGTAGAGGTAAGTGCAGCTTTTCCTACCCTTACAGCGGATTTTGTCACGGTTACTCCTTACAATACTATCACCGCAACAAATGTGCAGGGAGCGCTACAACAGCTCGCTGATCAAGACTTTAGAGGTACCACTACTCCTACAGGTAGCAATATTGAAGAGGGAGACACCTGGTACGATACTGATGATAATCAATTAAAAGTATATCGCGAAACTAGCGCTGGTGTTTTTGAGTGGGTGCCTATAATGATAGGTAACATTTCACCGGATTCTGACACGCTAGACGCAGGTGCCTTTTGAGGCTACCGGAGTTTTTTAAATGGCTCAAATTATTAAAATTAAACGCAGTACGACGACTGCAACACCGACAACTCTTTCTGCCGGTGAGTTAGCGTACTCGGAAGATAGCAGAAAGCTGTTTATCGGTCGCCCCAATGACGGTGCTGTAATTGACATTGCTGGTGAACTTTATACGGATATGCTCGACCATACCGCTGGAACGCTTACGGCTTCTAGCGCAGTTATTGTTGATGCAAATAGTAAAATCGATCAGCTTCTTACTGGTAACATTTCGATTACTGGTTCCACAGATACGATTGCTACAAGCTCTGGAAACCTGACAATTGCTCCTACAAGTAATCTTGTAATTACTCATGGCGGAACTATTGACATTAGTGGTCAGGCTAACGAATTTAGTCTTCCCGATAATCAGGCTGCGGCAGTTGAATTTACTGAAAACGCAAATTCTTATCTTAAATTTGTTACTACAAATGGTTCCGAAGCCGTTGTTGTCGGTCAAAATGCTACTTTTGCAAATGATGTATCTCTTATTTCGGATGCCGCTGTTCTCAACTTTGGTGCTGACTCTGATGTAAGCCTTACTCATGTTGCGGATACCGGCCTACTTCTGAATGGTGCGAGCGCTTTCCAGTTTCGTGATGCAGCTCTTGCAATCAATTCCAGTACGGATGGCCAGCTTGACATTATTGCGGACGTTGAGCTTGAAATTACTGCTCCGACAGTTGAATTCAATACGGATGCCCAAGTTCTTGCCTTTGGTGTTGACGGTGATGTAACTCTTACACACGTTGCAGATGCTGCTCTTCGCTTTAATACTACGATGGGTATGCAGTTTCGTGATGCTGGTCTGTCGATTGCTTCTAGCGCGGATGGTCAGCTTGATATTGACGCAGACGTTGAGCTTGAAATTACTGCTCCGACAGTTGAATTCAATACGGATGCCCAAGTTCTTGCCTTTGGTGCTGACGGTGACGTAACTCTTACACACGTTGCAGATGCTGCTCTTCGCTTTAATACTACGATGGGTATGCAGTTTCGTGATGCTGGTCTGTCGATTGCTTCTAGCGCGGATGGTCAGCTTGATATTGACGCAGACGTTGAGCTTGAAATTACTGCTCCGACTGTTGATATTAATGCCTCCACAGAGGTTAATATTAGTAATGCTCTCGTTGTGGGCGGTACTGGTGACTTTGCAGGTCAAGTTGAAGTTGCGTCTCTTAATGTCGAAGACCTTACCTCGGGGCGTGTAACGTTTGCAGCAGCCGATGGTGAGCTTGTCGACAGTGCTAACTTTACGTTTGACTCTGGTACAGGTAATCTCGTTGTTAGCGGCTCGGCAAACATTGATAACATCGACGTTGATGGTAACACGATTTCTACAACCGATGCAAATGGCGATCTTCTTCTTAGCCCGAATGGCACAGGTGTTGTCAAGGTTCCCGCAGGTTATCGTAATCGTGCAAACTTTGATGCAAACACTCTTGTTCCGAAAGCCTACGTCGATGCAGTTAAGCAAGCTCTTGATATTAAAGATTCCGCTCGTGCCGCTACTACTACGGAGCTTACGGCAAACTACAATAACGGTGCTGGTACTCTTACCAACTCTGGTACTCAAGCGGCTTTTGCAGTTGACAGCGTATCTCTTTCTCAGGGTGACCGCGTTCTTGTCAAGAATCAGTCTAGTGCTCCTGAGCAAAATGGTGTCTATACTGTTACGACAGTTGGTGATGGTGCTTCTAACTGGGTACTTACTCGTGCAGATGATGCAAACATTTCGGAAGAAGTTACTCCTGGAATGTTCGTCTTTGTCGAAGAAGGTACTGACGGCGGCGACAATGGTTACGTTCTTACTACGGATGGTCCGATTACTCTTGGTACAACGGGTCTTACATTCACTCAGTTCTCTGGCGCAGGTCAGATTGATGCTGGGGATGCACTCTCCAAGACGGGTAATCGTCTCGACGTAAATGATGACAACATTACTATTGAAGTTAACTCTGATCAGCTTCGTATTAAAGGAATTTCTGCAACCGCAAAGGGTGACATTCTTCTTGGTGTGGCAACAAATGGTGGCTATTCTCGTCACGTTGCTCCTACCTCCGGCAGTGCTACAGCAAATACATATTTACTGAGCATGGATACTTCCGGCAACGCTCTTTGGGCGGACACTCTGGACGGCGGCACGTTCTAATAAAATTCTCCAGCGTATATACGCAATTCTAGGAGAGCCAGATGGCACAGACGATTAAACTAAAGCGCTCTGCAACGCAGGGCGCTGCGCCTAGTACCTCACAACTTGAGCTTGGTGAAGTTGCGATCAATACATACGATGGTCGCTTTTTTCTCAAGAAAGAGGTAACAGGTACTCCCACCATTATGGAGTTTCGGGCAATCTCAGACATTGATGATCTGAGCATTACCGGAACTCTTTCTCTTACGGGCACTGGGGAAGAGCTGCGTTTTTACGAAGGAAGTAATTACGTAGGGTTTAGTGCACCTGCACTTACGGGAGACCAAATTTGGGTACTTCCGGACTCTGACGGTGCAGCGGGAGAAGCTCTCAAGACGGATGGAAGCGGAAATCTTACTTGGGGCAAGGCGGGTGATGATGCTTTTCAAACAATCGCTGTGTCAGGGCAATCGAGTGTTGTAGCGGATGCGTCAAATGATACTCTTACTCTTGTAGCGGGTACGGGTCTTAGTATTACTACTGATGCTGCAAACGATACGATTACATTTACGAATACGTCTCTCGGCGATAGCGCTTTTGGTTTTATTGCTGTTAGCGGCCAAGATACAGTAGAAGCAGACAGCACAAGTGATACGCTGACTCTTGTAGGGCAAAACGGCGTAACAATTACGACGAATGCAACTACAGATACTGTTACCTTTGACGGACACACCTCCTATACTGAATTTACAACGGATCTGTTTACGGCGAGCGCAAGCCAAACTGACTATACTTTAAGTACCGCTCCCACCTCTGAAGACTATATTATTGTCTTTATCGAAGGTGTCTATCAGAATAAGAACTCTTTTACGCTCAGCGGCTCGACTCTTACTCTTGATGCTGCTCCTGCGAGCGGTTCAGAAGTCGTAGTACATAGCCTGGGTGCCGTCATTACAGGTACAAGTCTTCAGCGCGATAACTTTACAGGTGATGACAGCACAACAGATTTTACACTTTCTGTCGACCCTCTTCACGCAAATAATATCTTTGTTTACTTTGATGGTGTTTATCAGGAAAAATCTGAATATACTGTAAGTGGTACAACTCTTAGTTTTAATACTGCTCCCGCTTTAAACGATTCGATTGAAGTTATTATTCCGAAAGCAACTGAGATTCAGACTCCGAGTGTAGGCGCAATCAATGCGGAGAATCAGTTTGACACTACTGCTGTACTTCCGCAAGGTGTAACTTCTACAACTCTTGCTACGACAAGTCAGTCTACAATTGCGACACACTCTGCTTCGACCTATCGCACTGTAAAGTATTTAATTCAATGCACGCAGGGAACAGACTATCACGCAACAGAAATTAATTTGATTCACGACGGTACAACTGCATATATTACTGAGTATGGTACAATCTTTGACAACGCTGTGCTTGGAACTTTTGATGCAGCTCTTTCTGGTGGAAATATTCTTCTTCAGATGACTCCAGAAAGTGCCACAAGCATGACAGTACGAGTAGTCGCAACGGCTATTCCTGCATAAGGATGGAGAGTGAAATCCGATGGCAACTAATAAGAATTTTGTAGTCAAAAATGGACTTACTGTAGGAGATACAGAAGTTATTAACTCTTCTGGAGTTGTGGCTTCTTCTGCGCTTACAAATGTTCCAACTTCTTTACTTGTCGTTGGGCGCTCCGCAAATACTAGCGTTTCAATTAGTAACGGTTTTTTAGACGTTATAGATAGAAATAGCGCAACTATTTCTATAGGAGTGTCATAATGGCAAACAGATACCCTCTTATTGTTGATTCTTCTAGTCAACAAATAAAAGAATTTCCAAGTGGAGATACTCTACTTATAGACGCTGTAAATATTGACGGCGGAACGATTGACGGCGTGACCATTGGTGGGGCCAGCGCTGGTGCAGGCACCTTCACCACCCTTAACGCTACCGGCGGCGGTGCCCTGACCGGCACTTGGTCTGACCTCGGCACGGTCACCACTGTAGACATCAACGGCGGGACGATTGACGGGGCCATCATTGGTGGGGCTTCTGCGGCAGCAGGCACCTTCACGGACCTCACCGCCTCCGGCACGGTGTCTTTCTCCGGCGCTACGGTTTCTAATGGCGGCACGGTCACGACCATCGACATCAACGGCGGCACGATTGACGGCGTGACCATCGGCGGGTCGAGTGCAGGGGCGGTATCTGCGACTACCCTGACCACCTCCTCTACCGTCACCCATAACGGCGGCACAGCCAACGGCGTGGCCTACCTCAACGGCTCCAAAGTATTAACCACGGGGAGTGCGCTGACGTTTGATGGGACGAATTTCACAACTAGCGCAAACTTTTTAATCAATAAATCCTCGCCTACTTATGGAGCGGCGAACCGTGGGCTTATTGAAATAAACGGAACAAACGAATCTTGGTTGTTGTTACAAAGAAACGCAACCGCATCAACGTCAGCAATTATTCGGCAAAATGCAACTAATTTTGAAATTGTAAATCGTGAAAGTACGCCATTAACTTTTGGCACGGCTGATGGCGCCTATACGATGACTTTTAGTGAGACCGGCAACCTCGGGATTGGGACGAGTAGTCCTTCTGCAAGACTCCATGTAACGTCGTCTGCGGCAGGCGCTTACGGCGGGATTATTCACAACACCAGCGCAACGGGCGAAGGTTTGACGGTTCGTGGAGGCTCAACATCTTCGCAAAACGCGCTCGTTGTGCAAAATAACACTGGCGGCGACTTATTCAATGTTCGTAGTGATGGCAACGTCGGGATTGGGACGAGTAGTCCTGAGGCTCCAATAGACGCAGAAGGGTCTGCTGCCCTTGTAGCAAACTTTAACAGCACCGATGCAAACGGCGGGTATGTTCGTTTTCAAAACAGCGGCACTTCTATTGGTGACATTGGGGCTGGTGCTGCTGTTTTATCTGGCGGAACTGCTGGCGACTTTGGAATTACCTCACGCTCTGGAAACTTGGTGCTTGGTACAGGCACCACCGAACGCATGAGCATCGACTCCAGCGGCAACGTCGGGATTGGGACGAGTTCGCCCACGCAGAAACTGCATCTAGTCGGCTCTGGCGACACAATGATGCTGGTAAACGATGGAACGTATAACAGTTTCTTTGGGACCATCAGCGGCCAAACCAGAGTTTCAAATGATAATACAATTCCAATTGTTTTTGCCACAAACTCCGCAGAACGCATGCGCATCGATGCCAGCGGCAACCTTAATTTTGATTACAACGCCGTAGGCGGCAGATACTTAAATTTAAACACATCTTCCGCTGGCGACGGACATATTATTTTACAACGCAATAGCGCTAATAAGTGGCAGATAACTTCAGGATTAACTAACGCGCTTCAGTTTTATAACTACACTGCTGGCAGTGAGTCCATGCGCATCACCTCCGCAGGCAACGTCGGGATTGGGACGAGTAGTCCAGATAGCCCGTTAGAAATACAAGCGGCAACTAATAGTTCTTCAGACACAACTTATCTTAAACTTTCTAATCAAGGGGAAAACGTAGGTCATATTGATTTTGAAAACGGTAACGGAAGCCTAGCAAGAATTACTGGAACCAAAGAAGGTGCTGGTGCTTCTGCAAACGATGGAATACTTACTTTTTCTACTGCTTTTGATACCTCTTTGTCAGAACGCATGCGCATCGACTCCAGCGGCAACGTCGTTATAGGCTCTGGCGGCTTAGACGTTTCTGGCATAGGAGGAACGTATCAAGCCTTAAACATGAGGGCGGGTTCTGGGTATCCCGTTCTTTATGGACAAACAACTGCTACAGCAACAAATAGTGTCGGCCTACAGCTTATAGGCGCGACAAGCGGCGCAAGTGCTGGTGGTGCAGCAGAATTTTTAGGCATCATTCAAATAGCAGCGGAGTCTGATTCAAGCACGAATGCCGCTGGATACATGAATTTTTATACTGGCTCTGGGGGCAGTGCGTCCGAAGCCATGCGCATCGACTCCAGCGGCAACTTGTTGGTGGGGACGACGAGTAACGCATCGACTGGCGGGCACGTTTTTGAAATAGACGGCCCCAACAAGAACAGTATTGCCGCCGTCAACAGCGCAACAAGCAATCCTTATGGGCCTTATATCTACTTTTCTGGGGCCTCTCCGAACGACTCAACTCGTTACTTTTTGGCTTGCACAGATAGCACAGCTCTAAGGGCAGCGATTCTTTCCAATGGCGGCTTGGCAAACTACCAATCCAACAACGCAGACCTATCTGATATTCGCACAAAGAAAGACATTACGCCTGCCCCATCCTATTGGGACAAAATCGGCGCATTGGAAATTGTCACTTACAAGTACAACGACCAAACACACGACGATGTAAACGTCGGTGTAATTGCTCAGCAGGTTGAAACCGTTGAACCTGTTTGGGTCGATAACGATGGCTTTGGCGAAACGCCCGAAGGCGAGGAGCCGCTAAAAACGGTCTACACCAAAGATATTACCTTTGCAGCCATCAAAGCCCTGCAAGAAGCAATGACCCGTATTGAAACCCTTGAGGCCGAAGTGGCCGCACTGAAAGGAGCATAACAATGACGACGTTTAACTGGACCATCTCAACCTTGGAGCGCGAGCTTTCCGATGGGGGAGTGATCGTGGCGCACTGGATTTGCCGCGCCTCTGACGGCGACTTCTCCGCTTCCTCCTACGGCACGGCAGGGTTCATCCAAGACCCCGAGGCGGATGACTTCACGCCCTACGAAGACCTCACGGAAGAGCAGGTGCTTGAGTGGGTGTGGGAGAGCGTGGACAAGGACGCGACGGAAGCTGCGCTGGCTCAAAAGATTGAAGACCAGAAGCACCCGACGACGGCGGCGGGAGTGCCGTGGGAGTAATTAAATGGCACTGACGAAAATTCCAGCAAGTTTTATTGATACCTCTTCCGGGATTACGGGAGATACCACTCTGACGGGTAATCTTACGCTTACCGGGTATCTTGCTGGACCGTCAACTCTTACGATTGATCCAGCAGGTGTAGGAGACAACACAGGTACTGTCGTAATTGCGGGAAATCTGCAAGTAGATGGTACTACAACTACGATTAATAGTACTACTCTGACGATTGACGATAAGAATATTGTACTGGCTTCGGGAGCGGCGGATGCTGCTGCTGCGGACGGAGCGGGGTTGACGATTGATGGTGCAAATGCGACTCTTACTTATAGTTCGAGTAACGATGCATTTGTATTCAATAAAGGTTTAATCGTACAGGGTCTTATACAAGGAAATACTTCGGTGGATGGGGGAAGTGCATCTTCTGTCTACTTAGCCGCTCAAGCATTTGACGGAGGAGACGCAAATGGCTGATAGAATTCAACTTAGAAGAGATACTTCATCTAATTGGTCGAGCTCGAATCCGGTTCTTGCTTCGGGAGAATTAGGGTACGAAACTGATACCGAAAAGATGAAGATGGGAGACGGAGTTACAAATTATAATTCTTTGAATTATTTTGTTACTTCACAAACAGGTGTAGATATTTCTGGCGGCACGATTGACGGCGTGACCATCGGCGGGTCGAGTGCTGGGGCGGGTAGTTTTACGACGCTGTCTGCTTCAAGCACTGTCACGATTCCAAACGATGCAATTAGTGGCGATAAAGTTGAAGGCGGCACAATTAACGCCATCACTATCAATACACTCACCGGCACAAACGATGCCACCATCTCAGGCTTAACAGTAGGCAAGGGTGCAGGTGCTGTATCTACCAACACTGCGGTGGGTGCGAGTGCTTTGCTTTCAAATACAACAGGGGTTAGAAACACAGCAATCGGCTACCAATCGCTTGATCTCGTAACGACAGGCGGAAACAACACCGCTGTTGGCTATAACACCTTGACTGCCTTGATTAGCGGGGCAAGCAACACCGCTGTTGGCGAAAGCTCGCTTCAAGTAAACACTGCATCTTTCAACTCGGCAGTGGGCAAGGATGCGCTGGCATCAAATACCAGCGGCGGAAACAACAC